TTTATAGACCTCTATTCCACTCACAGTTTTAAAAATGCCTTAGATGTTCTCTTCATATAATTAAGTCTTTGTGCGTCATATTTCAACTTCTCTTTCAATGGTTTAGATATTAATTTACTAATGCCATCCATCTCTATGTTTTTGTCTTCACAGAACTGAACTATTGCTTCAATATAATTAAGATCACCTTCTTTGACAATACTTTCTATCTCCACTGAAAATTTAGCAGCGGTCATAAAATTCTTTTCAAAGATGTCATCAACCTTACCAGTTGCCATTGTCTCTCCTATAGGCGTCAATATACTCTTTAAGTTTTCGAGCGTATCTGATTGTGTCATAAATTTCAAAGATTTGCGGTTCGCCTGTCTCACAAGCGATAATTGTAACAAGTTTCTTGGGTATTAAACCAGTTAACTCTTGAAACATTATAGCATATGCTGTCTCCTGTGCAAAGTAGTCGTGTATCCATTCTTCACGTTTGTACTTTGTAGAAGTTTTGAAATCTATTATCGCTAACTCTCCGTTGTATTCTGCAATACAATCAACTCTTCCTGCCATTTTCAAGAGACTAGAAGACAAAGGTTCCTCTAGGGCATGTATATTATCAATACTATCTAGGTAGGGTTTAATCTGGTAGAATAACCCCATGGATAGTGGATCGTCACTATATTTACTAATTGATTTATTTTCTAGATATAATTCACATAATTTGTGGCACTTATTACCTCGTGTAGATGCACGTTTTGATATAGCATTTGCTTCTTCTTCACCAACTCTATTTCTCCACTCCATGATAGACTTCTTTTTAGAATGTCCTATCACAGTTGTAACAGAAGGGTAGAGAGAATCGCCAACACGATATCTCCTACCCTTTTCTGTAGTTGTTGCTTTTAACTGTGGAAAGTTATGTATGTTTAAATGTTTAAATGCCAAGATTCAATTTACTAATCAAATAAGATTTGACTAGACCTGATCTCACGATATCGTCAATGCCAAACTCAATACTTTCAAACTCATCCATGTCGTCAATAATTTTCTTGAAGTCCATGATACCAGTTTTCTCATGTGCCTTAATAAGATCACTCTGTGCAGCGTCTCCTGCAAAAATAATTCTACTATTCACACCTAGTCTTGTTATTATACTATCTAATTCATGAAAATTCAAGTTTTCAGATTCATCAACCAAGACTATACTATTATCTATAGTAGTTCCACGAATGAAACTTGTAGACCAGAATGATACCGTATCCTGTGCTTTTAGATTGCCATATAACATTTCAAATGATGCATCATCAGGCATCTCAAACATATAACGTACCATGTTCTTATATGGTATTTGATATAAGTTTGCCTTGTCCTCATGGTCGCCAGGTAAAAAACCAATCTCTCTAGTAGGAACTAATGACCTAACAATATACAACTTATTGTATGGTGTGGATTCATCTAGAATACTTTTGAGTGCAAGATATAGTGTAATAAATGATTTACCTGTTCCTGCTGCACCGAACAAGAACATATGCTTATTATTCTGCCATGCCTCATATACCTTCTCCTGTGCGGGTGTGAGAGGTTTTATGTCTATTAAGTGGTCTGCTCCTATTGGTTTTTTTCTCATTTTTCTAGACGATAATCCAACCATTGTTGGTTGCTTCTTACTTTTAACTGGCATTACTTAAGTGCGTCGAATTTAGCGTATGGATGATGTTTCTTGACGTTGTTTAAACGATCTTTAAAACCTTGTGGAAGTTTATTTTGATAATCACCAATTTCCCTGACAGCAGACATAGTTCCTGCTTGCCAGTTCTTTTCCCATTCGGGATTATCTTCCCGCCACTTCTCATATGCTGAAATAGTAAGGTTCAATTCTTTTTCTTCACCTGTGGTGTAATTCTTTACTGGATATACTGGCATTACTTATACTCCCAATTCAATGCGTTTGTACATATAGGAAACTGTTGTTTGAAGATGTCCCTAACTTCTTTTACTATATCCATGTGTTCTTTTTGTGTTCCATGTGCAGATCTTAAATCTATATAGTGGATCCAAGACCGAACACTACCTGTCATGTATATACGGGTTGGTGTTGCTAACGGGAGAACAAATCTCGCACATTCCTTCGCAACACCCTCACGTATGAGTTCGTTGTAGAGATCAATGCCCTCAGCGAAATACCTTTTAATCTGGTCTTGTAACCTTTTCGTTTGTTCTTCGGGTATATCATCATTACTATTTTGACGGTTTTTTAAATCCTGACTACGAAGATCAGGCACTGGAATTTCTCCCAATAGATTAGTGTTTGCATAACGCTGACTAAACTCTTGGAATGTAAATGATCTATGTCTTAATATTTGTGCTGCTATACCCCTAGTCGTTTCTATTTCGACTGTCATGTGTGCTTGCTCGAAAACTGACCAATGCCCATGTTTTATACAATAACCTAATAGTCCTGCTACTGCGGGATTACTTTGATTATTTGGATTGCTTACTCTCGCTATGTAACCCATTTGCTTCTCTGCATCTGGAGTCACTGTCACTAGTTTTACTTTCATGTTTTCGGAATAGTTTTGCATATAACACTTCTTGTGTTGTATACAAATCAGGGTTTTGTTTCGCTCTTTTAATTAAGATTTTTGCTGCTTTTCTACTCTTCATGTAGGTATTTATGCGTATGGTCGTGTAACGCATCAAATATTTCGTCAGCGAGGTCATCTAAATCCTCGGTATCAGACTCAAAATGGAAGTCATCACGTTTTCTTTGCAGTGCCTGACCCGCTAGTTTTGAGATATGATTTTTTATCGAAGAGGGGTGGAGAAATTCCTCCGTTACACCATCCGATATCTCGAATTCGTTTTCCATCTCTGAGTTTGTCATAGTAGCAGTTAAATACGTCCATTTTGACACCCATCACTATATCATAGTGATCGGCAAATTCCTCGCTACCATCCTTTCGATCAAGGTAGGTAACTATCCAAGCATTCGTAGGCAGTTTCTTGTCTGCCCTTTTATCTTGAGTGCAATCAATATGTAAGAATGTAAGTTGATACTTGTCGGCAACTTCTTCTATTTCCTGATTACCCTCCCAGATCATCCTCTGTTTCCCCATTCTATTTGAGGGAATGCTTCAGCAACCACTGCTTTAGTGATTCTATACTTAGATTGTAAATCTTGATTACATGCAGATACTAGCATATTTGCTTCATCAGCGTGTAAACCCTCTAGGAGTTGCACAAACAACTGTTCGCGTCTCATACCCTTAATAGATGCGTCACCACCCTTAAAGAACCTATAAAGACCCTTAAACTCATGAACTAAGCGTGTATGCTCTGTTCCTGCAGGAGCATCATTTGGTGTAAAAGGAACATCTCCTTCTGGTAATAAAAACTCTAGTGAGTCGTCAAAATTGATGATTAAGATAGAACGTAGTCCTTGACTATTATACTCTTGAAGTAAATCTACTTTTTCTTTTTTAGTTTTAGCAGAAGATACTTTTTGAAGTATTTCAGTGATTAATGCATCTTTTGGTAATTTTCTTGGTGCCATTTCAAGTCACAATTTGATAATATTATATCAGTCTTCGTCGTCTTCGTCAAGTAGATCGTCTGGATCTGTAAAACGAACTGCTAAAAGTTCTTCTTCTACATATGAACCATTACCATCTAAAAACTCTGGATGAAGATTATCCAACTGACGTTTATGTGTGTGGGTGTCCACAGCGGATTTATAAATCCAACCTATAATACCGCCCATAACGAATGTAATTACCATTCCTACAGCGGAGAAAAATAGGATTATGTTAGTTTCCATTTGCGTTCCTCAATAAGTCTATTCTGAGTCGAATTGACCACCTAAAGATAAAGAAGGTGCGATCAAACCAACTGGGTTTACGTCTCCTCCTGCTTCTTGGAAGCATAACTTCTATGCCTTTATTTAGTTCGTATTCTTTTGGGTGTTTTTGCTTTTTCGTAGTTCCACGCATCACTTAGTATTCCATATAAAAATTTTCTAACCTTTCTAGCCTCATCTGTAGTAAAATCGGGATATGCTCCCTTAATGTCTTGACCGCCATGTTTTATGTAGTGGTCTAAATCGTCTATTGTGCAGGATATGTTTCCTGCTGTTCCAGATGCGACAAATCTGGAAACATCACTTTTCTTGTATTTGTTCTCTTCAAGAAATTTCATCATTTTGAATGTATTACGACCTGTTCTGAGCATTGCTCTGTCGTAAACTGCTTCAATTATGTCAACTAGTGTGTCTTCTGGATCCATCTAATAAATTGTGTTCTTTTAAGTATTTTACTGTATCGGTGCAACCACCTAATTTTTTGTTATTTAGAAGAATCTGTGGAAAAGTTGCATTTCCTCCAAATTCCTCATAAAAAGCAAATCTGTCAAAATGCTCGTCTAACTTATACTCCTGATATTTGAAGTTACACAAGTCTAACACTCTTTTGACCTGAGTGCAATAAGGACATCCATCTTTGGAATAAACTGTAAAGTTCATAGAATGGTAAAAAACCTATTTAGAAAAAAATACCCCAAATTTTTTTTCCGACTTTCTGGGGATTCAAAAGTCATTTTCCCATACAGTATAGCATAAAAAAAGAGGGTGTCAAACACCCTCTGAATTAATCTAGATATATGCGACCTAGAATGTATACTTAGCACCAACTTTAACACCGTATGCATTGTCGGCAGTCTCGTCTGTAAGAAGAGATACTTCACCGTATGCACCGATTGAATCAGTTAGATCTAGAGAACCACCAACGTAACCAATGAAGTCTGTTGAAGACTCACCGTTATCTGGAGATGTTACTACAGGACCACCTGATACGTACCATGACTCACCTTCGTATCCAATTTGGAACTCAGTTGAAAGTCCAGTATAGTCGTCACCTGTGTAAGATGATACTGTTTCTACATTCACGTAAGGACCAGCAAATGCTGCACCAGCTAGTAGGAATGGAGATGCTGCCACTGCAGCGATTGTTGATTTAATAGACATGTTTGTTTTTTAGTCTCTCGCAAGAAAAAATCCTGCGGATGATACCACTCCCGACATGGAGTGATGTTTCTACGCAGGGTTACGATCTTTCGAGTCCTTTGTAATGGTATTTAGTGTAGCACGCTACATTTATTCTGTCAATACCCCATTTGCTAGGGTTTGAACACTTTGCCAATCTTTCTCAAAGAGTTCTAAACCTTTGTCTGTAAGGACATGTTTATACATCTTGTGGAAAATGGCAGGAGGTATGGTGCAGATATGAGCACCCGCAGCAAACGATCTACTTACATCTTTTACGCTTCGTATAGATGCAGATAGTATCTCTGTCTCGTGAACAAATTGCTTTTCGTATATGTCTGAGATCTCTTTGATCAATGCAAGACCATCGAAAGAATTGTCATCAACTCTTCCTACAAATGGAGAAACATATGTTGCTCCTGCTTTTGATGCTAGTATTGCTTGTGCTGCTGAAAATATGAGAGTGACATTTACTCTGATGTTTTGATTTGCCATCTCTCTGCATGCTTTAAGTCCCTCTGGAGTGCAGGGGACTTTGATTGTGACACACTCTCCAAACAGACCTATAAGTCTGCTTGCTTCCTCTAACATGTCCTGAGAGGTGTCTGCAACGACCTCCATGCTGATGTCTTTGATGCCTAGGTGTTTCAGTTCATAATAAACTTTATCTGGTATCTCGCCACTCTTCATCATTAGAGTAGGGTTTGTTGTCAGTCCATCAATAAGTCCAGTGGAGTATGCTTCTTCAATAGTAGCAACGTCCGCTGTATCAAGAAATAATTTCATAAGTTAGTCGTCATATACTAGACATTCTGGTTCGTCAGGGTGCATCTCACAAAATAGTTCGAGTGCGTTTGGATCGTGATGATCCTCTGGGTGATGATCGTGATATACTTCTAGTTCGTGTAACTCTTCTTTGTAATGTCTGCGAGCAGCAGGACTAGTAGTTGGATCATCTAAGATCGCTTGATCTTTTTCGATGTGATCTTCTATTGTTTTCATCGTTCTTATCCTATACTATACAAGTATTTATGTCAAGACTGGTTCAAACTACCGTGTTGTCGTCTGATTTCACGTAATTCTTCAAAGTCTTTTTGCTTTGTACCTCCATCATACGACCATGCATAACCTTCGTCAATCATTTGTTCGTTGATGCTAACTTTTTCATCACCAATATATAACCAACCAAGCAAACGCCCATACTTACCAACCCCGCCTTTAAGTTCAGTTCGTATAATGAGTTCATCATCTCCATTTATTGTGTCCTCTAATTGTTTCTTTAACCAGTTGGTCGCGTCGATTCCGAGTGCTTTCTCCTCAAGATTTCTAGTTCTTTTTTCTGGAGTATCAACTCCTGCAACGCGGACTCTCTCTTTTTTGTATAACTCGAATCCGAGGTCGATTGTAACATCAATTGTGTCTCCGTCAACTACTCTGTTTATTTCCGTCACTCGGAAGTTGTAACAACTCTTCCGACTCGGTGGTGTCATTGCTGCCATTGTAATACTCTAATATAGCACTATATATGTCTTCATCAAGTGTTTGTAATTTCTTTTGTTTCTTTTCGTATTGCACATTTCTCCTTGCAAACTCCATAAGGGTGTAATAGTCCTGCATAAGGTCATTTGCCTGAGCAGGAGGTGTTACAGGTGCGGGAGCACACATTGTCAGTGCGAATAGTAATGGTGTGTATTTAATCATTTGGAAAAAAGTGATCCCATCGTAATATGTAGTATATCACAACTGATACACAAACCACAAGTATTGTTACCATCCAGACAATACTCCAGACTATCATTTTTTAGTTACATTTTCAATAAGATACTTTTGATTTTCTCCTGCCTTTTCCATTGAATATAAAGCAAAAGATTTAGTCATTGCTAGAGATAGTAGATGATGAATATGTTTGCCATCTTCATCAGTAAGTTCCTCACCCATAGTTGCAACAACTCCTACGATCAAACCTAGTTCGACTAGAACAACAAGGAAAATAAGTTTCATTGCCCATTTTCCTGTCTCAAAAAATCTTTTGATTTGTGTTTTTACAAAATTCATTAGTCTCGTTGCCTCCAATCATCTGATCTTTTATTTTTAAACCAGTTTGCTATGTCATCTGCTCCGCTGAAACCCTTTTTGTGTCTCCTTGGATCCGAGTCTCCTATATCCAAGTACTTAAGAAAAGTTGAATCATCATCCGTTACTAATCTTCTTGCTGATGATAACATACCTCTTGCTGATGTGTTACGTTTAGAAAGTTTTTCTGCCCAAATCATATCATCTAATGATACTTCTGTTCCTGCTGCAATTGATTTGCAAATACCTTCTAACCGAAGGCGATAAGCGGTAGATAACATATTTTAATGAATAGTATTAGTATGATTTATACACTATAGATTTAGTTTATAAAACGTGTCAGCATACCATCATCATTGCATGTTGTAACTCCTTAGCATGGTTTAATTCATCTTGTGCAATCTCTGCAATCTTAGTGTCTTCTGGATGCCATGCACTATACTTTGTATAAGTTTCAAATGCATGTTTCTCAATTTTCATATTGATATCGTAGGCATTACTAGGGTCGGCAAGATAGTACCCCACCATGATCCAATAGTATACCAAAACAAGATGTTTTGCAAGAAATCTGTCGATCCAATATTGATCTCCCCCTCGCTTCTCCATCTCCTCCAAGTGCTCTGTTTCATTTAATGCCTGATAGAAATGTTCTTTCATAAGATAGATGTGATCCTCACCACGTAGTCCTAACGACTCACGAAAATGTAGGACACTGATAAAAGAGAAGTATGGTGCTCTAGCAATAACTTCTAGAACCCAAAACCTCTGGAAGTCTCTACCTCTGTAGAGAAAGTCAAGGATATAGATTGTAGTATCCAAGACCCATGTATTAAATTTTTTCATTTAATTTCTTTAATTGTATCCAAAGAAAAAGGATGTTCGTGTAGATACGGAACATCCTCTCTTGCGTGTTTTACTGCTTCAAATGCATCTTCTGCATATTCACCGATTTCGTAATGTTTATTTTGTTGGTCGTGCCAACCTAGTGTGTAATGGTGCATGATCCTTTTCAATTCCGTTACATATTATATAGCATAGCATACTAGGTATAATTACGCATTTATATACGGACTCCCACACATTACTCCCATAAATCTATATCTCCTAACACACGACGTTGCTCCCACGTCAAACCACTGGTTGATCCCCGACATGGGTTGATGCAATCTGGATGATCTATCTCATTGCACAGTAGTCCTGCTAGATCATGAGGACATCCTATCTGACCGTTCCTATAGAACAGTTGTCCGTCTATCCATGTTGCACCACACTCATTACATACTTTTAACATAAAATCTATAGGGTAAAAAATTGCCAGAATTTTTTTTTCGACTTTCTGGTAATTAGATAGGGCAATCTAATACCTGATCTGCATATACTCTTACCTTATCCATGACCTTGGTAATCTTTTCCCAAGCTTCCTCATCATACTCACAGAGTCCTCGGTAGTCATCGAGTCCATCCATAATAATCTCTATGTCGTTACAGTTTAATCTCATTTTCTTATAATGATAGCGTCTCCATCATCATCTTCATCTTCCTCTGGAGGTTGACGAAATACTAGGAGTTGGTCTCCAGTTCTAACCTCTTTCATTTCTGGATGAACAGGTCTAGTCGTTGGTTGATTAACCTCTCTCAAGGTTGTCTTCATCATAGCATACATGAAAGCAAAGGTCATGCCTACTACTATAGCAAAGCATAACAAATACAACAGTACTGTTGCGTCATTCATTTTGGAAAGAGTCTTTGTATTGGGACTTGTCTTATCTTATCTATAACATTTCCTTCGACCTTTTCTACAATCTTATCTAAAAGGTCAATGTCAATGCCCATAAATGGTGGAATGATTCCTAATAATCTTAGCAATCCATCTACAAACAATGCTAGTGCTGTGAAACCTAAGATCATAGAGATAACTGTTGCATCTCTATTATGTTTTGCCATTGACTCTTCATCAATGCGTTTTGCTTCTGCTAGTGCTTCTGCTATTAAAGTATCAACTTCTTCCTTCGTATATGTGTTACGAGTGTTCGACATACTTTTAAATTCTTTTGAAAAATCAGAAACTGGAAACTCTCTGATTATTGTTTCTAACATCGTCATGCGTGTCTCTTAATAATGATTCTATCTTTCTTATAGTCTGCTACAAATTCTAATACTGAGTCATGCTCCCACATCATCTCTTCGTAGAGTGCATTGAGTCGATCCATGTCTTCCCACAGATCATTGATGTGTTCGTTTTCCATAGTCATATAATTTCTCCAATTATATCTGTGAATACTATTTAAGTCAAGACAACCCTTACTTTGCAGAGTTTTGTTATTAAATGGTAACACTGTGAACTTATTTAGTATAAAAAAAGACCCTTTCGGGTCTTATTGTTTAAAGTGCGTTACCTCTTGGTAACACTTCTTCTGGGAATACGAAGTTCTCATGTGGTTGGTCAACTGATGACATCCATGCTCTCATACCTTCATTAAGAAGTATATTCTTAGTGTAGAAAGTCTCGAACTCTGGGTCTTCTGCTGCTCTTATCTCTTGAGATACAAAATCGTATGCTCTGAGGTTAAGTGCTAGACCTACGATACCTATAGATGATGTCCACATACCCATGACAGGAACGAACAACATAAGGAAGTGTAAAAATCTTTTGTTAGAGAAAGCAATACCAAATATCTGTGACCAGAATCTGTTTGCTGTAATCATACTGTAAGTTTCTTCTTCCTGTGTAGGATCAAAGGCACGGAATGTTGTGCTTTGAATTTTATTATCAGTATAAACTGATGTGTCTTCATACAATGTGTTCTGCACTGTTGCACCATGAATGGCACATAATAATGCTCCACCTAGTATTCCTGCAACACCCATCATGTGAAATGGATTCAATGTAATGTTGTGGAAACCTTGTATGAATAAGATATAACGAAAAATTGCTGCGACACCGAATGATGGTGCGAAGAACCAACTGTGCTGACCTAGTGGATAGATCAGAAAGATGCTAGTGAAGACTGCGATAACAGCAGAGAATGCGAGTGCGTTGTAAGGTCTGATGCCTACAAGTCCTGCGATCTCAAATTGTCTGAGCATGAAACCTATGAGTCCAAAGACTCCATGTAATGCTACAAAGTTCCATAAACCTCCGAGTTGTAACCAACGAACAAATGAACCTTGTGCTTCAGGTCCCCAAAGGAACAGAAGACTATGACCCATTGCGTCGCCAGGTGTGGAAACTGCTGCTGTTAGGAAGTTACATCCCTCAAGATATGAGGAAGCAACACCATGTGTATACCATGATGTAACGAAGGTAGTCCCTAAGAACCAACCACCGATTGATAGGTATGCACAAGGCAGAAGTAAAAGACCAGACCATCCTATGAATACAAAACGATCTCTCTTTAACCAGTCGTCAAGAACATCAAACCAACCCCTTGTAGGTGCTTGTAAGGTAGATGCTACCATTAATTTCTCCTATGAAAAAGGCACCCGAAGGTGCCCTGATTTAGTTGTGGTTAAAATTAACCGATTGTAGGTGCTGTTAAAGCAACCTGTGTAGACTCAGCAGATGCTAGGTCTAGTGGGAAGTTGTGTGCATTTCTTTCATGCATAACTTCCATACCCAAGTTTGCTCTGTTTAGAACATCACCCCATGTTGGGACGATTTTTCCGTTAGCATCAACAACTGATTGGTTAAAGTTGAAACCATTCAAGTTGAATGCCATTGTGCAGATACCCATAGAGGTTAACCATACACATACAACAGGGAAAACTGCTAGGAAGAAGTGTAGACTTCTTGAGTTGTTGAATGAAGCATACTGGAAGATAAGACGACCAAAGTAACCGTGTGCTGCTACTATGTTGTATGTTTCTTCTTCTTGTCCGAACTTATAACCATAGTTCTGTGACTCTTGCTCTGTTGTTTCTCTGATTAGAGATGAAGTAACAAGTGAACCATGCATTGCTGAGAATAAAGATCCTCCGAACATTCCTGCTACTCCTGCCATGTGGAAAGGATGCATTAGAATGTTATGCTCTGCTTGGAAAACGAACATAAAGTTGAAAGTACCTGAGATACCTAGTGGCATACCATCAGAGAATGAACCCTGACCAAATGGGTATACTAAGAATACAGCGAATGCAGCAGATACTGGTGCAGAGTATGCAACACAGATCCAAGGACGCATTCCTAATCTGTATGATAGTTCCCACTGTCTTCCCATGTATGCTGAGATACCAATAAGGAAGTGGAAGATTACCAACTGATAAGGACCACCATTATACAACCATTCATCAACAGTTGCTGCTTCCCAGATTGGGTAGAAGTGTAGTCCGATAGCGTTTGATGATGGAACAACTGCACCAGAGATGATGTTGTTACCATACAAGAAAGAACCCGCTACTGGTTCTCTGATTCCGTCGATATCGACAGGAGGTGCTGCAATGAATGCAACGATGAAACATGCTGCTGCTGTGAGTAAGCATGGAATCATTAGAACACCAAACCAACCAACATAGATTCTGTTGTTTGTTGATGTTACCCACTCGCAAAATTCTGGCCAACCTGCTAGGAGACCTTTGCTGCGGGATTGAGTTGAAAGAGTTGTCATTAGTAAGACGTTTAAGTAGGGCACTAGGGTAGTGCGAAACTTATTTCCAGTAATCCCTCACTACTGGATAAAAGACGAAGTATTATACTGCCTATAGGTCTTGGTTTGAGAGCAGTTGTACAATGGATGGCGATACTTTCGAGTCCGCTGTAGGTAGGTGTGGAAAACAACACCTAACGTTATTTATATTACGTTTTCTTTACAATTTTGTCAATGAGTAATTCTACTCAATAAGAATGCTCTTCTATTTTACCCTGTATGCATGCATCATCTATACACTCAACGTATGTGAGTTCGTCTCTAAAATATGAGCGATATATCCTTCCCCATATCAAATCAAACTCTTCTTGGTTTAAATTTTTAAACAAACACCTCTCGTTAATATAGATGTGAAAGTACTTCATTTGTTTATAGTTCCTAATAGAAATTTCCAGAACCCTTTGATCGCTGTCATCGCAGGATAAGGATCCGTTGATTTGATCTCGTCAAAAACATACATGTTAAGACGGAATGCATAGTTTGCTTCCGTTATTATAGCATTGATAATACTTTCATCTGTGGTAAGAGTATCAAGTGCTTCTCTATATTTAGTTTTAAATGCCTTCTTGTCAGCGATGTCAAAGTCATAGAAGTTTAGACCCTCACCCTGTGGTAAGTCTAATGCCTTTTCTGCTATTGTCTTTAGTATCTGACCACCAGATAGGTCACCGAGATACCTAGTGTAATGATGTCCTACTAATAAGTATGGTTCATTACTATCTGCTACCTCATGTATCCTCTCAACATATTGAACACATGCTTGAGATGGTTTGATAGTCTGGTTCCAATTAGGACCGTAGTAATAACGTAAGTCTTTCTTCAATGACTTTACCCTATCCAACTCTGAGAAGTTGATAGGACTCAAAAAATTATCGTCTTCTAATCTCTCCATTTCCTCCTCTAATGCTGAGTAGATAAAGTAAAAGTCTTGTATAAGTTTTCTATAAGACTCTTCATCTACCACACCACGGAGGAATCCTGCAACGAACTTAGTGTTCTCTGCTGCAGAGTGAGACTTTTTGGTTCCCTCCTTTAAGTCTGCTGCTAATGCCATATTACCTGTTCAAGAAATAGTGATTTATAACCTCTATCTTTTCGTGTGCCTGTGCAATAGCAGTAATCTCTGTCTCTATTGCTGACATAATATCAGAATGTTCTCCGATGCCAACTGGTTGGTTCAGATAGATTTCAACATTCTGTTTGTGCTTTGCTATCAAACCGTTGTAGTATGTGATTTGATTAGCAAGAATGTCGTCTCTCATACGAATTGTCATAGGGGTAGGATTATTTATCGTCCATCATAGCATACATCATCACTAAGCACAAGCTTGTTGTTACAATTGTACCACTAAGTATGGTTACAACCATGTGAAATATATGTCCAGATGTAGTAATCACTTTACGTAAAAGGTATATGTGGTTTCTTAAATTGGATACCAAACTTCTTCAGTAACCTGTCGATAGCGAAGTCTCCTCCACCTAATAGTAGGATGCACAATGCTCCTCCCATGTATAGTATCAAGAGTTCTAGTAAGTAGATGTTAAATCCTGCAGTTACAATAGCATGGTATATTGCTACTCCTATTGTGCCTACGATTGATAGTGATGCGAATCTTGTAAACAATCCTGCTATCACTAACCAACTACCATAGATCTCAGAGTATGCTGCTATGTAAGATGCTATTATTGGAAATGGTATTCCAATAGGTCTTACAAATGCATCTGCAAAATTGTTTATGTCTGCTGTCTTTTCATAACCATGATGAATCAGCATTGTTCCTATTGCTATTCTTAATATCAATAGACCTACATTCCTTGCCAAAAAGTATCTCCTACAGGTGCTTGCATGTTTCTTGATAAGAAGTATAAACCTAGGTTACATACGAACCAGTTTATATTGACTACCCATGTTTGTCTCCATAGATACTTCCTATTAGTTTGAACAATGAACATATTTCTTTCGTTCATTGTGGAATCAACAGATAAAGGTCTGAACTTAAGAACTTGTTCTAATCCTAATGCAAATACAAAACCGATTGCATAGATGTAGAAACAAAAGTTAAGGAAACTTGATGCTGTTAGTAATAGTGGAATCATCCTACCTCTTGTAATTTTTGTGCGACTGTTTTTTTAGATATTGGTGCTACGTCATTCAATCCGTTAGCATCAAACCATGGTGCTGTCTCCCAGTCAAAACCTTCTCCAAATGTATTGTCTGCTTCTGCAACATACCAATGACATGCTGCGTCTGGTATGTCTACTGCACATACTGCCCAGTCATCTGTCCATTGTGGAACTTGAACCCAGATAACAGGTTCTTTATCCATAGCGTATGCTGTTTGACTTACACCAAACAGTAATCCAAATACCAACAACCAAGAAAATATCCTAGGGATAAATCTTATACTCATTGGTCTTTTATATACCTCCATGACATCATGGTAGGATTGTGACATGTAATCGTCCATTAGATTAGTCCTAGTGATCCTGCTGTAACTCCTACTCCTAGGAAGAATATAAATTCAAACACAGACATGTATCCTGCGTTATCTAATAAAAATTGAGTCATTTGTGCTTGTGCTCCTCAGCGTTTTTTTTTTATGCGTATGCGATGTTACCTACACCTGATACGATGTAAAGGGTAACGATTGTTGTGAATAGTGCTTGATACATTATGCTCCTTGGTATACTCCTGCGGGTGTCATTACTCCACCACCCTCATCGTCATCATCATCGTCACCATTGATGGCACGAAGAAATAACTCAAAGAATACTAGTGCTCCTATTGGATAGAAACACCATAATATTGCTTGAAAAGGTGATATAGCATTGTCTGCTACTAGTTCGGTCATTAAACAAAACCTGGTATAAGTTGACCTGTTGTTAGGTATGCTCCGATACCTGCGATGATGCCGATCATGGCAAGTCTGCCATTAAGTGTTTCAGCAACCCTCTTTTGTGGTTCGATTGGTTTTGGTGTTGTCATTAGAAAATACCTGGTATGATTTGACCTGTTGTTGCGTATGCACCTACTGCTGCTACGAAACCAAGCATTGCTGCCCAACCGTTAAATCTTTCTGCTTCTGGAGTCATTGTTTTTTACCTGTTGTGAATTGTTTTAAAAGAAACCTGGTGCTATCCATCCGAATAGTCCATAGTTGATGGTGCCGATTACGAGACCGAGCATTGCGAGACGACCATTGATCAACTCTGCGTTCTTCCAGTAGTTCATTAGAATATACCTGGAATGATTTGTCCTGTGGTGATGTAGGCACCTAATAGTGCAACAAAACCAACCATTGCCCAACGACCATTAACTTTCTCAGCGTTCTGAGGATAGCCTTCGTATGAAGCAGTCTCGTCAATGTAAGGGCGTGTTTCATTTGGGAAAGCGTTTTGTCTTCCACCTGATTCAGTAGTAACTGTCATTTGTGCTTTGTAAAGAACTGTAACAATACTATATAGCAATTATTAAGTTTTGTCAAGCACCATGTGCCAGTTTTGTGACAGTCTTAAGTTTTCTTTATGTTTTCTATAGATTTTCCTTATGTGTATAACATTATACAAAGTAAAAATTACTACATAATACAGGTAAGTGTATTCAAAAAGATGAAAAAGTTTTTACCACTTATATTATTGACAGGTTTTAGTTCACCTGTATTAGCGGACATCACACACCGCATGACATCAAGCACTCAATTAATTACGAATGCAGCAGCAACTCAGGTTGAGAGAATTGGATCGACGTACACAGTATCTGGATCTGGTGTGACTATGGATGTTGGTGGCGGTAACTCTGCTGACAATATGGTTGGTGGAATAGGATCATTAACTGACGGAGTTGGTCAAGGATCTATTGCTACAGCGACCCAGACAAGTGCAGGGGGTGCATATAGCTTCTCTCAGTCATTCATTGAAGGCGATGTTATTGCTACTACAGCACCCGCAGTTGGTGCAGTAAGTCCTTATTCCAATCAGGTATCAACAGCAGTTGGTAGTGGTACTGGAACAGGTACAGTGACATCAGCACATACTGTAACAGCAGTTGGTGGTGGAAGTGGAACTTCAGCTACAGCACAGTTCGTGACAGAATTGACTATTCAATAGTTAATTGCTATAATTATGTTTAGAAGAGGTATACATATAGTATATGCTATAGGTGTAGTAACCGCTGCACCTTTATATGCTGTGCCTGTGGTCCCGAATTTCACTCAAGGCTCGATGACCTCGACGACCACGCAAACGATTACGACGTCAGAAACCATAAATTCGATGGATTATGCGACAGGCTGGACGTACTCAGTCAGTGGCTCAGGCATAGAGTTAGAGGATGGATCAACTAATGTTGCTCCTGACGTAGTATCAACACAAACTAATACCGTAGACGGTGTGACTTCAACATGGACTGGACTAGATTTATCATCAAACAACAAACCGAATTGGCAGCAGACCACACCAGGAAATTCCTTCCAATTCACAGAGCATTATTCAGGACCAGGTCTTCAGACTCACACGATAATACAGAGAGAAACCACCGTCCAAAGCGTCACAGAAAGTACAAGCATATTCTCAAATTAGCGAGTGCATTAGCAGTATCTACTGCTACATGTCTACCTTCATATGCAACAGACGTTGGTGGTGTATCAGCGACAGCAAATCCAGTCGCGAATTCTTCAGGCTCAGTGACCAACCAGGCAATACAAGTTTTACAAGGACCGTATATAACAAACACATATGGAGATGGCATACAATGCCAAGGTGCTACCGCCAACTTCACACCGTACATCACCAGAACAGGAACATGGCAAGATCCTTACGAGGACATCTTCCTCGATCCTGTATACAACAATGCAGATAATAATGACGACAACATACCAGACAATCCTGGTGAAATTTTATACTATATTCCTACCAGAACAGGTCAGAAATCTACACAGAATATAAACATAGGATTCAGTGCTACGTTCTCCATACCATTAGATAAGAAAGCAATGGCACAATGTAAAGAAGCAGTTGCTATCCACAATGAATATCGTAGTCAATTGATAGCAAATAAACGCCTTGACTTTGAGATAGCCAGATTAAAAAATTGTGGAGAATTGAAAAAACAGGGTATAGTATTCCATCCAAAGTCTCCTTATTATAGTGTATGTGCAGACGTAATGCTTATAAATCCACCTGGCGTAGTAGGTGAGCACAAACATTCAATCATACCTAATAAAATAACTCACAACAGAAACAATCCAAAACCAAATGGAAATGCTAGTGATCTGAAAACTATATCTATAGGTAACTAACGTTTTATAGGAGGTAGTCCCTTCTTCTTACGATACTCATCCGTCATAATATCTTGACGAGTGGGTTTCGTAATTTTTTTGCCTAATTTTTTCTGAACAGTTGTAATTACTTTCTTTACTACAGGTCGTATAATTCTGATTAACAATGGTGTGGCAGCAGCACCCGCTGTAGCAACAACCGCTAGTGCTGTCACTGAGGTCACCTGATTTATAGGTGGAACGTATTTCTCGATTGGTGAGGTAGGTTCGTACAATGTCACACAGGTAGTGCCTTGTAGTTCATGACCTACAACTTTTTCATCACCTGACTGTGTTACATCACCGACTCTTAGTTGAGCAGGACCTGGACATGGTGTTTCTTCTCCTACACCTCCTGTGTCAGGTGTCTCTGGAGTAGGTGGATCTGGTGGTGGTTCTACAACTGGTGGTGGAACTTCTCGGTATATGTTCAAATCTTCTGGTGTGTAATCCATCGCATCATATGTTGGGTAGTCAGCATCACAAAGAACCCTAACATTAGAATCGTCTTCTTCTTTTAAATTAGGTTGTTCTCTATTTTTCTTTGCGTCAGGATGATACTTTACACAACCTGGCATATCAACTATCGGCACACCGACATTTACTGTCACTGGTGGTGGTTGATATACAGGAACTGTCTTTGTTACATTTGGTATTTGTATCTCATTTATACCTACCTCTTGGATTCCAATGTTAGGTATACTAATAACTTCATCCACGTTATCTCCACTTACTCAATGCCTTAGTCTCTATTAGTTTTAACGTTTCTAGTTCGTCACTCTCATCTGCGTGTGTATGATGTGTGACTTCTCTTAATGTCTTTAGGTATTCTAAAACATGTTCTCTAATCTCCATCAGTTCATCAAAGCACCCTTGATTGTGTGCACAACCTCTCAGTTGATGGTCAGGTGCTAGGACTGACTCGGTGAATAAGGACAATGCCCTATCATATTTGATAGCAGGAGTCTCCTCTCCTACAGATGCTTGGTCTTTCATTAGAATGGCATAGGTACGTTTGGAATTGCATCACCTGTCATATCAGGGATACTTTCCATGATACCACCACCTATGTCAGGCATAACTGCATCCATAACTTTTTCTTTTACACTATCAATGATAGCATCTTTTCTGATGAAAACATATCCACCAACACCAACTACACTAAGTGCTACTACACCTGAGAAGATAGCGATTCCGTTAATAATTTTTTGCATGATTTTACTTTGTGTCTGGGACAATTTTTACAGGACCTGATTCAATCCTGATGGTTTGTGCAGGAGCAGTCTCTGATGCCTTAGCAATAAGGAACTCCATATCCTTTTTGCTTATGTTAGCACTACCGCCATCAGCATCTTTCTTTTTCTTACCTCCCGCAGCGACCCCAAAGGTAGCTAAAGTTCCTGTGAAGACCGAAGCTATAAAGGTCGGATCAATTCTTTCTCCTCGTTCATAGCCTGGTATTTTAACGTAGTTCAAAGTTAAAATTCCTGCAGACCACACGAGAACGATCACTCTTATAAGTGTCGCTAAGTATTGGAGTTGTTCCTCCTTATCTTCTGCTACTTCTTTAAGTTTACCTAGAGGACCTTTCGATTTCTCTTTTACTTCTGCCATAGTATAAAGTTATTCTGTTTTATATATAAACGTCTAACTTATAGAATCTACAAAAACTTTACGATATCCTTTAACACCTTCCCAATCTTCATTGATTGCTGCGTTGATGTATGTCATAAACTTACTGGTGTCATGCCCTGTCTCTTCTAGAGTTTTCATAGTAGATGATATAGAACAACCACCAAACACTGTCTCATATTTGTCTGCTGTCTTACTACTAAAGTTTGTCATATATGACTTGTCATATTGGAATAGCATATTGAATATACCAGATGCTTGATGATAAACTTTTCCATTCATTACAATGCTTTGACCTCCCCACTTTGAGATGTCTTTACTCTCTAATGAGTTTTGTGATGATGTATACTTTGTTATCTCTTTTAAAGTAGCGACTACTTGAACTGGTTTTGCTACAAATATTATTGTTTTTTCTATTGCTTCACATTTAATTACCTTATCAGTAAGATTCCATTCTGGTAATGTGTCTGCTCCAAATAATTTTGTTGTAGAGTAATCACTAACATCTTCATAAAAAATAGTTGTCCCTGCGATAAGAGCAACAGGTAACCTTGTTCTTCTTACAATTTCATAATGCAATTGTGACTTCTTTACTGTAGATGGATAACCCAAAATAGTATGTCCACCCTCTTCTGCCCATTGCTTACAAAAATTTGCTGCAGGGAGTCCTATACAATGAACAGTTGCTTTAGTATCTGGAAATCCAATCCCAAATGTTTTTAGTGCTGCAACAGAGGTAGGAACTGATTGAGCATCCTCCGCTTTTACAACAATATGTGGTGACCAATCCATGACACAAAATACTTTTTAACTATTTATTACCTTGATGTTCACGCGACCTGTATCGCCACCCAGTTCACCCTCAACGAAATAATTAAATGCCAGTGAGTATCTATTTTCATTAGAGTTATTCTTTTCTGTAGAGTGTGTAAGATGCGATGGGAACAATACAAGTAAATTATTTTCTACACCTTTTATAAAGGTTGGACAGTTCAATGCATTATGCATTACTGGTAAGGGATAATTTGTAGATGTGGTGTGAAATCCTGTCTCTCTATCCATTGAGAATTTTATACCACCACTATTCTCAGGAACTTTCAAATAGAAAACACCACTAAAACATGCATTACAGTGCACATGTTTAGGTGATGCATCATTAGGTTCATGAACATTGATCCATGATCCTGTAAGAACTGGTTGTCCTTGACTAGATCTTAGATAGTCAAAGTAAAACTTATTGATGTGTTTGTCTATGTAACCTTTAAGGTCACTAAACTTATCCTCTAATAAGATGTTTTTATTTACAGAGACGTTACCAGTATCATCAGGGTATCTTTCACACTCTAATGATTCTAGGTAATTGTCATCTACATCATAATCTATGTTTGCTACGTAGAGTGGTGTTGGAAATAAAGGAATAATTTCGTTATTCATATGGACTTTTTACTGTATCACCTTTTCTAGGATATGCTGCAACCTCTGGATCTGGGTCTAACCATTTGACATACTCTGGATCTTCAATACAACAATCTAGTTGTGCTGCTGAGTCAAGATAATACATGTCGTAGTATCTCTTTTGTATGTCATTGAACTTCTGTATTCTAAAATCAGGTGCACCATTCTCTTCTAGTAAACCTTTTTGCACGAAACGATATGGGTATCTCTCTAGAATTACTTCTGTTTTAGCACGCATCGTCGTGGTTTCTGAGGTAGTCATAATTTAAGTCGTCTGGATTTTGTGGAACTATTAGTATTTTAGCACCGTCAGGTTTCTCTACAAGAACTACTGTGCCACTTTCTGCTTTGTCACAGTAGTAGTCCTTGCGATCTTCAAACTCTTGTTCGGTTATCTCAATCATTGAGTCACCTTCCATGTCTCTCCTTCGTTGTATTTGGTTGGAAATTTAAAAGTACATCTTCTCTCATACATGTCAGTAGTAAGTTCATTAGTTTGACCTAACCATGTTACTGGTGGAGATCCAAGAACTTTATAAAACCTACAATCAAATGGTTTAGAAACGATTCCAACTCTGTCTAATCCCTTTGGTCTGTAATCCCAAATATCATAGCACAAAGTTATCCTTTCGTCTTTACTTCCAGAATATACCCCACGTATATAGGAGGGATCATATGTTACAAACTTACCTTCCTCCTGTAGAGAAAAATATACCTCACTTGGAGGGAACTCTAAGAGTTCATTAATGTGCTCACCGTTCCTAGTATTGAATATTATAGTAGGATTAAGATCCATTGTCAAGTCAGTCATGGTAGAATAAAGTGGATAACTCATCTTACCCTCTTCATCTTCTCTAACTTTTTCATCATGACTAGAGCAAAATGGTATGCCTTCATTGTAAGTAGATATGTATTCAATCCACCACTCAAATCCTACCACACCAGAATTTAATCCATTTCTGTATTCATATTTACATTGAGATGCTAGATAAAAATCATATGAATCTTGTATATATTTTTCTATTGTGTTCTCTGGTTCATCATGAATACCAATCCATTTATTTGTGGTAAACCCATTTGATCTTAGAGGATAAAATTGTTTTACCTCATTGCGAAGATTTACAATAGATAGGTCATCAATTATACGTTGGTATGCAATCATCTAATCCTTACATCAGACAGTCTAGTAGTTCTCCTACGAGGTCTTTCTGTTCCTACTCTAGGAATTTCTGGTTCCTCTTTTGGTTCAACTAATTGTATCACATACTTCATGTTCTGTCCACCATAAGTATTGCCACAAACATATGTCTGGTTGTCGCAACCACACACATGATGATCGTGTTCATGCTTAGAACTAATAGTCCTGTTACACTTCTTGCAAGTTACTGTTGTCATCTCGTTTCTCTATATCGACAAATAAAAACATCATAATATCATCTGAAAGATTATATCCCTCATGGGTGTGATCCATGACATCATAAACTTGAGGTTCGCCCTCTTTCCAGAAAACTTTTTTACCTTCCCATACCATGTAGCATTTATCGGATGGTATGTATAGCGGTATTTGTATTCTCCTGTATTTCTTACCATATACAGGAGGATCTCTATGTGGATTTAATTTTGTTCCTGCATCAAAGACAGACACTGTTGCAAAAATAACCTCTTCTTGATCTAAAATTTGCTGTGCTCTCTCATCTTGAACAACTGATTTTCTTACACCACCTATTGCACCGTTTCTATAGATTGCCTTTAGCCAGCAGAAATGTATATCCTTGTTAGAATAACCAACAGCAGTAGGTGCTCGTCGTAAGGGAAAATCTGTTCTTGCTGCCCATTCATAAAGATAATCTACATCATTCCTTTTCATATTATGTATTATGTGAGCATGTTCATAAGACTACCAATCTTAAATGCAAGTGATATTCTATCAGGATTCCAAACATGAGAAAAAGCAAAACCTTTATGTTGAATTGATGCAGGGAAAATTACAAGTCTATTTGGAATAGGTAAAATATATTCCTGCTCAGAATCTGAATGCCAAAGTTGAGTAAATCCACCCCATTCTTTTTCATAGTCACTCACATATAATAGTGCTGTATATTGACCATCATCTAGATGCAACTGACCATCTACGGTTGGTTTTTGTCTATTGAAATATACTCTCGAAAGACACAATCCGCCATCATCTATATGAGTTACAATCTTATTAAAGATACTAAAAATTATATTAGTATTTTTTAATTCTAACCATTCGTCTTTCTCACGAATCATCTCTCCCATGTCAAAAAAAGTAAAGTCTTTCAGTTCAGAATTACTAAGTTGAGTTACCCATTTGATATCGTCACCGTTTGCTGTATTTTTTATAGTGTTAAAAGTTTCTTCTTCTAAAAAATTATCAACAATAATAGTTTTATTCATATTTAATTGTAGTCAATGTAGGGTTGTCAAGTTCTACCCATTCGTGCCATTCCATGTAAAGATCATACGCTTCATCATACATCTTCTCAAGAAGTAAATGCTCAATCCTATCCTGCATCCAGTCTAGCAGGAAGTCACATTGTTCTTTCATCTCAGGTGATGCGTTGTTCATTGTAATAGTCCTTTCGCATGTATCTACCAAGTATGTTGGAGTTGTAGTAGTTTTCATTCTCGCTTAGTACATTATTTAGAAATAGTTGTCGGGTCTCCTCATAATTGACCCAACCCTTTGTAGTATGTAGTGATATTATTTCTCGTTTGAAACATTCGTTTCCAAGAGTCTTTCTATCGGTATTAAGTTCATCACTACTCCCATAGTATTTTTTCCAGTCACTTTCAGACTTAACTTTCCTAGACTTACCTCTAGGCTTTCTGAATTGATAGAAGTATTTTCTTCCGATGTATTGTTTACCTGATTGTAGATTAGTAATCCTGTAGACGAAACCGAAGAAATCGCCAATATCGTCAGAAGTGAAAGTTGTATTCTTATAGACCCATGGGTTTTCATAATCAGTCTGCGTAACCGTCATCGTCATCACCACTATACCATTGTTCACCATCGCTGTCAATATACGCATCCTTGTCAGCGTAGACTTCTACTTTCAATTCTGTGAGGAGTTCTTCTAATTGTGTTATCAGTTCTTTTAACCTCGTCCTCTGCATAAAAAAATGCCCTTAACTACTATATGTAGCAAGGGCAACGTTTCACTATTGAAACTTAAGTGTTTCCATAAAGAAACTTGACTTCAGCATAGATCAACCACATGAAAACCATGGATGCTACCATGATTTCAGTTGTAACTAACATCACTTATTAGCGACGAGTTCCTTTTCTAATTTTACACCACGGTAAACTAGATCGACCTTGTTTGTTTGCTGAGTCTTTGAGTCATTGGTGTCATACTTAACACCACGGTATGTGACTTGTGCCATTTGGGTTTCTCCTAAAGTAATTGGACTTTGACATCCGTTCCTTCAGTCGGCTTTTGCGTCCTTAAAACACATTGGATCTGTGTGTGCAATAACAACCCTTGTAATTTCTAATTGCTCAGATTTATCAGGATTATTACGTGCAGAGTCTATTAGTTCAGAAGCATGCTCACAATCAAGTGGTGCTCCAATTGCTATTAGACTGAGAAGAATGTGATACATAAGGATGAACGAATCCGTTCCGAGTCGGCTTACTTGCGTCCGATGATATAAGCGTCGCAATCTCCTGACACTTTGGTCAGAAAATAATCTATAAGATACTCTTGAGCATCAGACCTAAGATTCTTATCGCTAAGTATCTCGATCCTATTTTGATTCCATTCTGAACAGGTCATTTCCCAGTGGGAAGCGTTGTGTTCAGCAAGGAGAGATGCCAGTAGTACTGCTTCTATCATTTATGGATGAACGTAAAGGTATGTTAGCATACCCATACATATTTAGCAAATTATTATGTATTCTGCGTTACATTTTTGTCTTGGATACCGTAATGGTAGTCATCTGTGTCACCATACCTCTCCATGTGACCACGTTCTACACTGAATATTCTAGTTGATACCTTGAAATCAGGCATCTTAGGATTCTTAGGAGTCAATGAGTTATCATATATTCTCATTCTATTATTAGGATACAATGCAAACTGACCATTGTTCAATGCTATCAGGTTATGACTCTTGTGTTCTGATGGTGTCTCTGCTGTACTATAGTCTGGTGTATCAGGTTCATCATGATAGTTATCTAACGTAATGACATACTTACCTAATTGTGATCCATGATCTCTAGTGTATAGTTCGTAATCCATAGAACCTATAAACTGTTTGCATATAGTTGTGACACCATAGTCCATACAGTTCCAGAACTGTAAATTTTCTAACGACATATCAGGATCTGGTGTCTTAGGTTCGCTTACAAATGCACTGATAGGTAATTTGTCATATATTGCTGCATACTCTGGTAGGTATGTCTCAAAATAAAATGCCCTGCCAGGCATAGACTTACAAGATACCCATACGCCAGGTGTAAATTCACCATGACCTGATTGAAAGTCTGTAAGATATTCTTTTCTTACCCACACTTCCTCTGCGGGCATGTTACTAATTAGTGTCGCCATGTATCATCACAACTAAAGTTAACATTGAGTAAAATTCTATTGCTTGTTTTTGTTGGTGAATGTCCTGTGTGGTAGTGCAATCCATCAAAGAATACAATTTTATTTTTCTTAGGGGTAATTCTTACCAGTTCAGTTAATCCTGCATCACTTTCTAAACTTTGTTGATGCCATTTAACCCCATCTCTTCTTTCATTATATATGATGGTGTCTCCATCTGTATCAGAAAAATATAGTATGGCAGTCCAATGAGGCATTGGATTATCTACATGAGGATCATGCTTTATACCAAGACTCTTAAATGTCATATCCAATCTTGCTCTAATGCAACTTCTACGTATCTTTACAAAACTATCTTCCATTTTAAGAATTGCAGGAATGATAAATTCAGATTTAGTAGTGTGGAAACCTTCATTTTGTGCTGGCCAATGCAAACCTTTTGCACAACCAATTTTCCATAAGTCATTTTCTGTTTGCTCGAAGTCAGATTTTCCAGAAATGTTATTATTGAATCTCCATTCAATATCAAAACTATGAACCCAGTTATCTAGGTATTCAAAATAATAACTATCAAGAAAATCTTCTTGAATAATAGGTTGAAACATAATTAATCGCTATCAATAATCACCGAGCATGAACATACAAGATTTCTATCTCCATACACATTATCTATTCTAGCAACAGCAGGCCAGAATTTGTGCTTAGGACTGTTAGGGAACACTGCCTCCTCACGTGTGTATGGATGAATCCACTCACCACATACCTCTGACTGTGTATGCGGTGCATTCTTTACTATCTCTGGGAGATTATGTATCTCCCTTTTTATTTTATCCATAGCATCTACAAATCTTTGTAGTTCATCTAGAGACTCAGACTCTGTGGGTTCTACCATCATAGTTCCTAACACAGGCCACGATAGTGTAGGTGCATGGAATCCATAGTCCATAAGTCTCTTTGCTATATCTTCTGCTGTCACTGGTAAGTTCCGACAGTCAAAGATACACTCATGTGCTATCCTACCATTCTCTCCTTTGTATAGAACTTTGAATGAGTCTTCTATCTTATGTGCTAACCAGTTAGCATTTAATAATGCAACCTCTGTTGCATACTTAAGACCATCAGCACCCATCATTCTTATATACATCCAACTGATAGGAAGTATTGATGCACTGCCTTGGACTGCTGCTGATACCCTTTGATTTACAAATGGTGTGAGATGTTTTGCTACACCTATAGGACCTACGCCAGGACCTCCACCTCCATGTGGAATACAGAATGTTTTATGTAAGTTTAGATGACATACATCTGCACCATACTCACATGGTTTTGCTAGTCCTACCTGTGCATTTAGATTTGCTCCATCAAGATATACCTGACCACCATTGTCATGAACGATCTTACATATCTGTCTAATGTTAGTTTCAAATACACCATGTGTAGATGGGTATGTAATCATAATACATGACAGTTCAAATGTATTCATGATTGCTTTCTTCTCTAGATCTTTGATGTCTATGTTACCATCATCATCACACTTGACACCTACAACTTTCATCCCTGCCATGACAGCACTAGCAGGATTAGTTCCATGTGCTGACTCTGGTATCAAACATACATTTCTTTTATCATCTCCTGATCCTTGATGGTATGCTTGGATTGCTAACAGTCCTGCATACTCACCCTGTGATCCTGCGTTAGGTTGTAATGATATAGAATCAAACCCTGTGATATCACATAACCATTTCTGTAAGTCATCTATAATTTTCTGATAACCCATGGTCTGTATCATAGGTGTATGTGGATGCACGTTAGCAAACTCTTCCCATGACACAGGCATTAGTTCTGCTGCTGCATTTAATTTCATTGTGCAACTGCCAAGTGGAACCATACCATTTACTAATGAGAAATCTTTAGAGCATAACTCGTAGATATATCTCATCATGTCAGTTTCACTATGATACTTATTGAATACTTCCTGAGTCAACCATGGTTTAGTTCTCTCTGGTATACCATACCATTTGTAATTTACAATATAATCCCATGCTTGGTAGATAGTATCTTTATGCTGTGTATAATCTTTCTGCGTATTTACAATATCAAATACAGTATCAAAGTCTGATAGTTCATCAAGAGATAGTGTAATGTAACCACCTTCATACTTGACATTGTATCCTTCTACTGGTGCATCAGACTTCCATCTGACAGTATCAAATCCTTCAACATCATCTACTTCAAAACCATTCCACTTTAGAACAGACACTAGAGTCTGTCGTAGTAATCTAATTCTTCTTGCTATAGCATGTAGTCCATCTGCACCATGATATGCTGCATAGAATCCAGACATATTAGCCAGCAGTGCCTGAGCTGTGCAGATGTTACTGGTTGCTTTGTCTCTCCTGATATGCTGCTCTCTAGTCTGTAGTGCTAATCTGTATGCTTTATTACCTTCACTATCTACTGACTGACCTACAATTCTGCCAGGTATCTTTCTCTTATACTTGTCTGTTGTTGCAAAGAATGCAGCATGAGGACCTCCATATCCCATAGGAATACCAAACCTTTGCATACTACCTACAGCAATATCAAATCCCCACTCACCTACAGGTTGCATCAATACCTGACACATAGGATCTACGATTGCTATCTTGACACACTTATATACTTCTGCAACTCTAAGTAATTCATCACAATATTTTAGTTGTCCATTTTTATTTGGAAGTTGAACTATCATCGCAAATGCATCATCAAATTCTATGAGAGGAACAACATCAAATACATCAAGCATCTTAATCTCAATGCCCAATGGTTTTGCTCTGGTCTCTAGAACTGCTAGAGTCTGTGGGAATATATCTTTATCAACTATGACAGTCTTCTTATCTCTTGTAGAATTATATGCTAATAGCATTGCTTCTGCTGCTGCAGTTGCTTCATCTAATAGAGATGCGTTTGCTATTGGTAATCCTGTAAGTTCTGTGATGAGCGTTTGGTAATTGAATAAAGCTTCCAATCTTCCCTGAGATATCTCAGCTTGATAGGGAGTGTAAGATGTGTACCAACTAGGATTCTCAAGAACGTTTCGCTGTATGACTGGGGGTGTAATGGTTCCATAGTATCCTTGACCTATAAGACTAGGTTTTACTTTGTTTGCTTTTGCTATATTTTTTAATTCTGCTAGTGCTTGATGTTCATGACATCCTTTCGGTAAGTTATTCTCACCTCTGAGTAGTATGCTATCTGGCACTACTTGTCTTACGAGTTCATCTAAACTAGAAAGACCCAAATCCTGTAGCATTTGAGTCTGTTGATCCTTGGAAGGACCTATGTGTCTTCTAAGAAAATCACTCATATGTTTTGAAAAATTCTTTTAGTGTAGTTTGATAACCTGACTCTCGACTAGGAGGATTCTTTATCCCCTTCATCTTCTTGTAGTCGTTGTGCATCGCTTGGAGCAACCATGCCTGTGCTAGTTGATGAGGTCCCTCTTTCAACAATTGGATTTGAAATTTCGATAGACCAGCCTTCATCTCCAAATACTCCTGTCTCCACGATGTTCGGTTCTGTTCTGTCATCTTCTTCCCAGATCTTTTTGATTGCGTCTGCCTGACGATCTACATCACGCATTGTATTATATATTTTAACATCAATCCATAATTTTTTCAACCACTCAATAGCACCAAGCAACAAGAAAGAGACGGGAAAACGTTGTTTTCTTGCCCACCTCTCTGCTTTAGCATACCAAGGGTCTGATCCCTTGCCGAACTGTTTATAAAATTCTATCTTAGGTGTAATCATCCTCCTGCCATGTCCTCAAAGTTGTAACTCTCTTCTGCAGACTCAACGATTGATCGTTTGAGTTCTTCGATGTCCCACATCAAGTCAGAGGGATAGTCCTGCGAAGGTGTCTTCTGTGACGTCTTGTTTGATTCCTCCGATGACATAGGATTCGATTTCTGTTTCTTGTGGTGCATTTTGTTGACCTTTAGAATTTAACCAATACTGTGTCCATGGTAGTGGATTGTTTCTAGGACTTATATCGTATATAGGATCAAGTCCTATTGCTTTCATTCTTCTGTTAGCAGTGAACTCAACATACTGTCCTAGTAGTTTCTCATTCAGACCTATCATAGATCCGTTCTTGAATAAGTATGATGCCCATGCTTTCTCTTCTTCAACTGCGTTCTTAAACATCTTTAGAACGTTGGATTTTTCTTCTTCAGCGATTCGTACCATTTCTTCATCGTCACCATCTTGCCACTTTTTGATGATCTGTTGAGTAAGGACAAGATGTTGGCTTTCATCTCTGGCGATGAGAGAGATAATTTTAGCGGATCCTTCCATAACTTTGAGTTCACCAAACGCAAACGAGCAAGCGAAGGATACATAGAACCTAATGCCCTCAAGAATGTTAACATTGAGGACTGCTCGGTAGAGTTTCCTTTTGAGTTCTTTCCTGTCATAAGTTCCTGCGGGGTGTCCTTCTGCTGCAAATTTCCATGCGTTACCACTATCAAATTCGTGTTCGGCATTGATGAGTTCGTCATATGCTGCAGTAACTGACTCTGCACGTGACATAATCTTGTCGTCATCTAGAACTGTATCAAATACTTCCGATGCATCTGGATACACATTCTTAATTATATAGGTGTATGATCTGGAGTGGATCATCTCCATCAACTGCCACACATTCATAGCAGACTCTAGTTCTGGTAAGGAACAGTATGGCATAAATGCCATGCCAGGACCTCTACCCTGCACACTGTCAAGCATGATCTGATACTTCAGATTACTAGTGTAGATATGCTTCTGTTCTGGTGTCAGTGTTTTATAGTCTGACCTGTCTTTCTGTAGTGAGACTTCTTCTGGTCTCCAGAAATATCCTAACTGTTGTGTTGTTAGTTTATCAAATACAGGATACTTGAACTCATCGTATCTCTGCATTCCTAATGGTTGTCCAAAGAACATTGGTTGTTTCTTTGTATCTACATGGTTCTTATTAAAAACCGTCACTCCTTTCATGTTATTAACTTTCCATTCTTCGTTTGTCATATCGTACAAGATTCGCACTCTGATTCGTTTGATGATTCTATATTACTTACAAGAGCTTCTAATGAAACTTTTGTGTCCTCGACATCTAAGTCACTCTTAGCGTCGTATGTATTCTGATAGTAAGATGTCTTCCACCCATACTTGTACGTTTCGATCAAGTCTTTTGTCATAACTGACATAGGAACTTCGTTATTCGGATAATTTTGTGGGTTATAAGACCAGTTTCCACTGATCGCTTGGTCAAAGAATTTCTGTATAACTGCAGTTACTTTGATGTAACCACTGTTATCTTTCATATCCCATAGTAATGTATAATTATTTTTCAAATGCGGATAGCCTGGAACAATCTGCTTAAGAGGTCCTTTCTTTGATTTCTTAACGGACAAGAAATCTCTAGGTGGTTCGATTCCATTGGTTGCGTTTGACACAACGGAACTGCTCTCCGAAGGCATCTGTGCGGACAGAGTGCTGTGCCTGAGTCCGTGGTGGAGGATACTAGTCCTAAGACTATGCCAATCATAGTTCAGTTTGTTCTCTACTAACTCGTCTACCTCTTTTTTATAAGTGTCAATCGGTAAGACTCCGTTTGAGTATTTAGTGTGTCTGAACCCTTCACATGCACCCCTCTCTTTTGCTAGTTCATTGGATGCTTTAAGTAGATGATACTGGAATGATTCTGTTAAATCATGCACAAGTTTCCATGCCTCTGGGTCATCATACTTGACACCATTCTTAGCAAGATAATGTGCTAGACCAATGTATCCTATACCTAATGACCTACGTGCTAGTGTGCTACGTTTAGCAGCATCTACTGGATACTGCATGTAGTCTATCAGTTCTTCTAGTGCCCTGACAGCAAGGTCACATAACTCATCCATCTGATCTAGTTGTGTGATCTTACCTACATTAATAGCAGATAGAATACACAATGCTATCTCACCACCCTCATCATCTATATGATTGATAGGATCTGTTGGTAGTGTGATCTCTTGACATAGGTTACTCATGTTTACCTTGTCTAGGAATGAACTGTGACTATTACAATGGTCAATGTTCATGATATAGATACGACCAGTCTCTGATCTCTCTTTCAATAGACTATTAAACAGTTCTCTTGCAGGAATAGTTTTCCTAGGAACAGAATCGTCTGCCTCATACTGTTCATACAATGCGTCAAACTCTGGCATACCAAATGCATCATATAATCTAGGCACGTCATGTGGAGAGAACAAACTGATGTCTTTGTTCTGCATGAACCTTGCATAGAATAGTTTTGAGATCTGAATACTATAGTCTAGTTTCCTTACTCTATTGTCTTCAGTTCCTTTGTTGTTCTTTAGAACTAATATATCTTCTATCTCTTGGTGCCAGATGGGGAAGTGGACAGTTGCTGATCCACCTCTAATGCCATTCTGAGTGCAGCATCTGACAGTGCTTTCAAACTTTTTGAGGAAAGGTATAACGCCTGTGTGTTGGACTTCTCCACCACGAATTTTACTGTTGATCCCACGAATCCTACCTGCGTTGATACCAATTCCCGCCCTTTGTGCAATGTAGTAGCCAATAGCCATGTCACTGCTAAAAATGCTATCGAGGGTGTCATCAACATCAACAAGAACACAGCTTGCAAATTGTCTGAGTGGCGTCCTAACACCCGCCATAACTGGAGTAGGAATGTTGATTTTGTGTTTTGAGATTGCGTTGTAGTATCTTCTGACATAATCGAGTCTCGTTTCTTTTGGATATTGTTGGAACAATGTGGTAGCAATCATGATATACATTTGCTGTGGTGTCTCATACAATTCACCACTGCTTCTATCCTGCACAAGATACTTGTCAACTACTTGACGCATCCCTGCATAACTGAATAGGTAATCACGATTATAATCTATGTAACTATCTATCTCTTTCCATTCGTCTTCTGTATATTTTTCTATGATTGTCTTGTCATACACATCTAAGTCAGCACATTTTTTGACATGATCTAGTATAAATGGATGATCTTCGTAATGGTCATTAAGTTGTTTGCGTAAGTCAAACAATAATAATCTAGAAGCAACATATTGATAGTTAGGTGTCTCTAATGAAATTAAATCTGATGCAGACTTGACAAGTATCTCCTGTATCTGACTGGTCTCAATACCATCGAAGAACTGTATACCACTGCTGATCTCTACTTGACTAGCAGAGACCCCTGCAAGACCCTCACAGGCATGTTCTACCATTTTATGAACCTTCTCTAGGTTCAAAGAATCTTTGTCACCGTTTCTCTTGATGACAGTTATTCCATTGCTCATATTTTCCAACTTGATAATTGTAGTTTTGCTTTTAATCCTTGATACACATTCGATTGTATCACGTTTTTGACATTTATGCCAGATGTTACCATATCATTAAGATCTTTCTCCTTTATGGATCTTGGCCAGATGACGACTGCATCTCCTGCATCAATGGACTTGGAGATTTTGTTTGTGATTTGTCTGCTGCGAGGTTCATTATCATAAACCCAAATATAATCGCTCCAACCAAACGACCTAATATCAACATCGGAACCGCACATAGCAACCGCGTTTTCCAAGAAGAAGGAATCGAGAGGACCTTCGACGATATAAATTGTTTCATTTTTGTTTATGTGATCTAATCCGTATAGTTTGGGTGCATCCTCATTGAGCATGACTGTAATGTATCTCATCTTTGCATTTGGAGACAAAGATCTACCTTGAAAACCTATGAGGTTTCCATCAGTATCGTTCAAAGGGATGATAATTCTTTCTTCATCGTTAGTGATATCCGAGAATGTGTGCTTCTGTGTGTTAGTCCATTCCTTGAAGTTAGGACAGTAGTACAATCGGTCTAATTTGTTCTCTGGGATACCTCTATCGAGGATATATTTTTTCGCCACGTGAAAATTATTTAGACGAGAAAGAGGTTCTAGATCTATGGTTTTTTTATCAAATTTTGGTTTGGAAATAAACTGTGTGAGATCTGGTTTGGGAACGTTTTTTCCTATTGTGCCCTCTTTATACCGTTCCATGACATACTCATCATACACATGGGGAACTTGGTCTTTCAAGAAGTTAGAAAAGGATCTCGTGATGCCACAGTTGTGACATTTGAACACGTGATCCCCTTTGACTTGGAAGATATATCCTCTAGTCTTATTCTTATTCTTTTTTGAGTCGCCACAATAAGGACAGCGAAAAGTCCATAGACCATTCTTGACCTTTTTATATTTCTGCAGTGATGCAGATGCTAGATTAATATACTTTGTGTCGAGGTAACTCATCTGAACCTAGTGGTTCAATAATCATAGCAGATGAGTTAGCGTTTGTCAATATTGGTTTAATTATTCTTTGTCCTACTGGACTTACAAGGAATGATATGATGCTAAGTGCTCCAAAGATACTCCACATCTTCTTTTCCATAGTCCTAAGTCTGTCATCAACCATTCTAATATCCCTTTCGCATCCTTTCTTTATTGCTTCTGTCTCTCTGTTTAAATCTTTGTTGAGGTTGTCTATCTTCTCAAACAAAATACCATCTATCTGATCTTGTTTATCTAACTTCTCATTATGCACAGCAAGAAGTTCGCCCATCTTTACAGAGTTTTCCTGTAATGATTGAACAACTTTTTCTAATCTTTCTATTATTGCTGTGTTAATATTTTCTGCCATACTAGTTATTTATTACCAGTATAATCTCCACACCCCATCACACTTTTGACCATGACCTTGCACAGTAATTCTCCTATCTGTAGGTTCTACATTCACACCTGGCATCATTTGATGTAGAAGATATCCCATAAAATATATCATCTCTCCCTCAGTATATAAATTCGTGATGGCGGGACTTTCTAATTCACTAAGTTTATTGTCATTCGTAGTGTAATTGAATGAATAAGGATTGACCTCATCCTTCCATGTATATAATCCACCTCCACCACTAGGTAATCTTATTGGAATAGTAAACGACATGGTATCATCAGAGTTTACATTCTCAAATTTCTGCCAATAGTCATGATGTTCTTCATTCTGGACATCAACATGAACACTACCCAATGGTTGCTCAAACATCTTTAGGTATTCTGGTTGGATAGAAGTCCCACTTTTTGCAGAAAAAATATGAAAGCCAGGATGAGCAAGAAACCCATCAATGACGACAGGTTCCCCAAGTGCTCCTTGTAATTTTTCGATGATGATGTCATAGATCCAATTAAATTTTTTCTTCAATACAGGGTTAAGATAATCTCTATGCTTGTCATACTGGTCACCACTCTTGACATGATCCAGATACGAAACAGCACCCAACGTCCAGAAAGGTGCTCTACTAATATGTATTTGATTTTCGTAGGAGAATCTACGTGTGCAACTCCTATTCACCCACAACTTATCTAAGTTGTCTACTGATTTTTCTATTCTATTACAGTCTTCTTCAGTAAAAGTTTTTACTCTGTGAATCACAAACGAATGATATGGTTTAAGAAATTCTTACTCTCTGCGATTTTATCAAGGAACATCTCCTTGTTTTCTTCAGATAAAGAACCGAACTTCTCTACTATATCATATGCTTGCTCGTTTGTCACCTCTAGTTCAGACTCATCGTTAAAGAAGTAATATATTGGACTCTCATTCTCGTTCTCTAATTGCTCAAGAAGACTTTCCATATAGACAATACCATCCCACTCTTCTTTCTTAGTTGCTAACTGAGTAGATAGTTTCTTCTGTCTATCCTTTGCCTTTGATTGATAGTCAGATGCTTTTGCACGAGAGATTGTTTGGATCTCTTGCTTTCTATTTGCAGCACGCTTCTCACGCTCTTGCTTCTTTAATACTTTACGTTTCTGTGCAATAAACTTATACGCTTGACTCGTGTTGTCACCGCCAGATTTCTTTTCGTCTTCTTCGTGAATAACTGCTTCAGTCATTTTCTTCTTTTTGGATAAACGTTTGATAAGGTTACGAGCTTGTTTACTCCTACCATCTATGTAGGTAGGATCTCTTCTACGATGATCCCATTGTTTCCCCGCAGACTCCATCTTCTTGCGTTTCTTAGTTCTACGCTTAGAAGCATTCATGATAGGATCAAACCCTGCAATAGCACCTTTACCTGTGGTTGGTGTATTGATAGGTCCGACGTTAGTGATTCCTGCACTACCCATCATAAGTTTTTAAGCTCCTCTAAGATACAGTCATTTACTGCTATTTCTTTTAGACTAGCAGTTTCCATCTCTGGATATTTGTTCAAGAACAACATGATTGCCTTGATATCTGACCAATAATCCCTCTCCATTTTATAGAAAAGTAGATGTGGTGCAGCTTCACCAAATACATTGTATATGATAATAATATGGTTAAGCAACAAACTGAGTTTGACCTCAGTTCCCTTGTGATATTTCTTGAGGAGACGTTTAATATATTTAAAACGTCTCATGTCCTCAAAGAAATCTTCCTTCGTTGCTGCCTGTGGATTATCATAATTTTTAATAGCGAAAAGGATATAGTTATCCTCATTCAATTCATCAAATCTCATTTACATTATGTTCTGTCTGTTACAGTTAGTGTTCCCGCAGTACTTGTCTTTGTGACACCACCGATGCTGTTGTTAACAACACATCTATACTTAGCACCATTGTCAGCAGCAGTAGTAAGTCCTGTAAGAGACCCAGTGTTTGCTGAAGTCTTACCAGATAAGTCCTTAAAGTTACTTGAACCAGGTTCAGCTCTCTGCCATTGGTATGTAAGTGATGCACCTGATCCAGTAGATGATGCTCCACTCAATGTGAATGTAGCAGCAGCTGTTGCAGCAGCAGTTACAGTAACGGTAACAGCAGCACCGCCACCACCACCAAGTGATGCGTCAGCGATTGTGATTGTTTCGTTATCAGCGTAACCTGTTCCACCAGATACTAGTGTAATTGTAGGTGTTCCATTTGCAGCAACTACGACTGTGAAGTCAGCACCTGTTCCAGATGAGTTACCCGCAGCGTCAGTTACAGTGTATGTTCCAGCTGTTCTAGAACCATCAACACCACCGTTGTCACTAAATGTAGCAACAGCACCCGCAGGAGCGAATGTTGTTACGTTAGCAACAGTTCCTGGTGTGATTGTAGATGTAATATCTGCTCCGATTGTATCATCAGATTGTGTCTCAGATGCGTTTGCTTCAGGACCTGCGATAGAAACTAACAGTTCTGACTTAGTACGGGTATGACCGTGCATGTCTGTATATGTGTAGAAACTATGCCAACCTGGTGAACTGACACCTCTTGCTTTGTTCTCAGCAAGTTGTGCTTCAGTGTCATCAATGAACACTATTGTTTTTGTGTTTGAACTAGCAGCGACACCAATACCCGCTTTGGTTTTATTGGCGTTACTGTCGTCCTTACCATAAAGCGACATGGCAATCTCCGATTTTAAAAGTTGTCTATGTTATATTTATTCAAGTAGTGCCTTTTCAAGTGCTGCAACTAGTTGGTCATCAACTTTGTTGCCTGATTTAGCAGCTGCTTTTTTAAGAAGTCCAATTACAAACTCCTTGATCTTGCCTTCTAGATCCTCTGGGATCTTATCTACCGCTTTATCAATGATATTGATAGCAATAGGGAGTAAAAATTTAGTCATGATTAAGACGTATATACTATATTATATAGCAGGTTCTTCTTCCCATTTTTCTATGGTAATACCCTTAGCCCACTCTAATTGTGATAAAGAGTAGTCCATAATAACTACAATTCTATCGTGAGTTCCGTGATGTTGTGCCCAATGTTTATCATTATCATGAAATGCGAAGGGTTCTCCCACTTTCCATGACCTTTTTCTACCACGTACACTCAACCATGCACCTTCATCCTCTACAACAGGGAAATGTAAACGCAAAGAATCTATATCTCCGTTATGAGGGTTGATTTTTGTGCCTGGTGATAACTTACTTATGGTGCATGACTTAAGTAACTCTGAATCTACATCTTCTTCTATAGCACCATAGAATGTAGGACACAATTCTTGCATACTAGCAGTAAGTTTTGGCAGAATTTCCTGCACTTTCTCTACTGTAGTATTAAATAACTCAACGAATGATACCATCTCGCTGAGTTGAAAATCTTCTTCAGTTGCAGTGGTTCCTATAGCATTGAGTGGCATAGGAATGACTTTCCAATCACCTTCCCATAGTTGAACTCTACCTAAATTTCTATCGTTGACCCACTGATCTAATACCCACTCTGATAGTATAGGTTGATTAACCTCTACAAACTTTACTATCTCTGGTATTATTTCTTTATACTGTTCCTTTAAATTCTTATAAGAAGACAGACTACTTATAGCGTCCTCTTGCCAAATTTTCCTCACTTCCGCATCCCCATTTAATTTGATAATAACAACTGCCTAGCAACATGTCGTAGGCATTAATATATTCTTTTTTATCCTCATGTATCCAACACTGTAGACTTCCATACTGTGCACTCGGTATGTTTTTATCAAACCACCAGTCATATGGAGTGAACTTATCAGATGCTTTATATGTCATGGGCACTCTTTAGTTCCGTGTATGGGACAGTCTACACCACCTTTGCTTTTATTGCAATCTTCCTTAACCTTTTGTTTCGGAACCTTCGGCATTTTCTTTTCTTGTCCTGACTTCATCCCGTCTGGATCATCCAACTCAGGCATGATCTCAACAGAACTGCTTGCTACTTTTTTTCAGCTATTGCTCTCCACTCAGAGAACTCCTTGACACAGTTAGGAACTTTCTTCCCACCTTTCATTTTAGTTCCCTTTGCTTTATAACCTGTCCAACAAGTAGATGCACCAACGTTCTTACGTGCTTGTGCCATACTCTCGTCTGTAACCTCTACCTCTTCTTTCTTAGCAGTTTTTGCTGCCTTCTTGAAAGCGTCCTTAGCAGGGTAGTCTTTGTCGCCAGGTTTTGCGGGTGATTCACCTCTTGCTCTCTTGGCATGAATATTAGCATAGAGTCCTTTCTTACCCTCTTCTACTGAAGCGGGTGTAGTATCTTCTACTTCATGCTCAATAACTTTACCATCAGCATCTTTCTGATGATGCTCTTTTGCCATTGCTTTTGAGATTGCCTTTCTCTTCTTGTGTAGATACTTGTCGCTGCTATCTGTATCACCATCGTTGTCTATATCTTTATCTTTCCTGTCCTTATACTTCTTACCCATTGCAACTGGGTTTACTGGATCAAGATTCTTCTCTGCTATCTCGTTCTTCTCGTCATTAATTACATGCTCGTGCATCTCACTTACAAGTATGTTTAGTGTAGGAACTGGAACGTTCTGCTCTAGTCCATGCTCAAACATAACATCGTAATGTGTGATGTTACCTTCTTCATCGAGTGTATGTTGCTCTTTTAAGCAGTTGCCCTTACCCCATTCTGTATGCTCTACCTTTGTAGCACATGAATGTTGTACCTTTTTGATGGTTGGTTTGCCTTTACCGCCTTCTGGTTCTGCAAGTTTCATGCCAGGTGCGTCACCGCCACCGACACCTTGTGCACCAAGACCTTTTACGTCTGTGTTACCTATCTTAGCAGAGTAATCGTATCTCCAAGTCTCTTTCATAGACTTGAATTTAGGGTTTAGCATAGTCTCAGCAGCTACTTGTGCTAGACTTTTTGACTCGTGTTTATCCATCTTATTTGTAGGGTGTTTGCTTGGAATAGTCTCTGGAACCTTGACAGTATTTTTAGGTTTTTGAACCTTCTGACCAGGTGTTATAGACATAACATACTCTCGATATGCGTCAGTGCCAATCTCAAAGACTTCTTTTATATCTGTGATCCAGCTGCGGAACTTTGTATTCTCTGCTGTAAGACATAATACGTAGTTAGGACCTCGTCGGTGTATTTTACCAACTTGTCCTTGTTCAGTAAGAACCCACTCACCTTGTTTATAAACTTCGTTCTTATAGAACTTGTCTCTGGTGATGTTTGCTTCCGCAACTTTGGATTTCTTAGTGAAGTCTGCAAGACTTTTCATCAATATAGGTATACATATCAAACTTATTTATACAACTTAGGCATATTAGATTGAATTTCTTCCATCATCTTCCGCGTATCTTTATCATTGAGACCCTTTGGTATACCTTTTCTGAATGTATCGAAGTCATCTGCCACTGCTGCTCTCCGCATTTTTGTTCCAGATATTGCAAAGGTATCACCATCTGCATCACGATCTCCAGAGGAGATTACATCTAATTTTCTAAAGAAAAAATCCTTACCATTATATTTTTTAACCCACTGCATTGCTTGTACTCTATCAGAACCTACAACAAACATAGCATCATCATATCCCTGTGACTGTAACTCTGTTAGGACTGCAACAGGATCTTTAGGACCTGATCTAAAATGCTTGGCAAAATTAGGAAACATCTTTTTAGCATAATATAGTTTTCTGTCAGGATCTAATGGGTTAGATCCTTTACTATCTACAGATTGTGAAAGATATATGAACCAATCGCACCCCTTAGCAGTATTTTTTACTGCCTTAAAATTTTCAGCATGACCTGTGGTAGGAGGTTGGAACCTACCAAAGGTAAAATATACGCATTTATAGTCAACTATTTCCATGACTTTGCTAGGGTGAAGTTGATGTAGGAGAACTCAATTCTATTTACGAGTTTGATCATGTCTCCGTTATGATGTAGAACATATCCTTCTGGATTAGTTACCTTATAACCCATGTCAGTCTGTACATATGTCTTGAATGTTTCTAGATGATCTAGTTGTTCCATAACAAGATCCTTACATTCTATAATTTTTATATACAACGTAAGCATTGCAATAAAATTTTGTTCATTCTTTTCTAGATACTCTAATCCATCATATAGTTGCTGCCTTCTCTGCATTATTGCTTTATCTGATTTTAATTTAGAAATAATACCGTCCATTTTTTCTTTATAAAATGCACCTAATGCTTTTAAAGTTGTTACTGGATTGCCTATTGATCTTCCACCACGTATCTCTGCATTAAAAAACTGTTTTAAGTATGATGCTACATGAAATTTTTTGTCACCTGATGTTCCAATATTGTCTACTATATGATCTAAGAAGGTTGCAGACTTTTTACACATGGCATCTACAAGAGTTATGTTTTGTTCAAACTTACTCAACACAGATTTGTCTACAGATATATCATCCATAGGTGTGTCGTTCTCTACCAAAAAAACATCTCCTGTAGATTTGAATGTTGGTGCTCCTGCTTTTGCAGACATGGTTGCAATATCACTTCCTGTATATGATGTATGAAATACTATACCTATTTTTGCTTTTGATATTTTTTTACCTAGAGGATGATCTACAGGTATGGCATATGTGATAGCATTTGGTTTAAAAGTATATAATTCTTCGCCATCTACAGTCTCTGTTTTTACATCATCTGTAAATAATAAATCACCTTGACAAACTGAATCCATTTGTAATGATGAAAAATACTTTATACACAATTTTAATTTTGATATAAGGTCAGGACTAGAATCACCATAATACATGTCAACATCTGCCTCATCGTAACATACCTTTGGTTTTTCTTTGTTAAAAACTGACTTAGTTCCTACAAAAAATAGACCATTTGCAGGGTGTTTACCACATACAACTGATGGTGCACCATCCCATTTAGTTTGCATATAACCACTGCTAGGTTTTTTACCTAACATACGCAACAATTCACGCATAGCAGAGACTGATGCCATACATCCTGCAGATCCATGGTTGAGTATCTCATCTTCTATGTGTTCTAAATGTTTTAGTTGAGTTACGTTTGCCATTAAGATACCTTGAAGAATGGTGCTGACTCTCTTGACTGTGATGTAGCATACAAATAAACTAACTGAGCAAACTCATCTGCACTACCACTCATTAGTTTGTCAATCAGTAATAAACCCATGTATTTTGAGAAGCTCCACTGTCCTTTTGGGTCTGATTTCTCATATTGTTCTTGTATGATGTCAGCAGTAATTTCTGATATTTTAGTTCTACCTTCTGTGTTCATAGAACCATCTATATTAGCAAGATGTGACTGTGATAGACGTAATATGGGCACATTTAATGCACCACTTCTTGCTTGAGTTTTTATATTATCAAGATTATTATAAAGAGGTGATCCATATACCTGTTGACATAATAAATTGATTACACCACCACCTATTTTACCGTGTTTTGCTGCAGATCCTATAACTTCTCCCTGCCATGTCAATCCTGCGTTACCAGATGTGTCTCTAAATTGTATGGATAGATTGACACCAGAGGTATACATCCATACGTCCAAAGATGTAAAAGATTTTGCATATATTCCGTCTAATTTTGCCTGTTTTTTGACCTCTCCCATATTAACTTCTGCTAAATTAGCATCTGTACGTTCAACTTGTTTCAAAGATATACCAATCAGTTTTCCACTACGTGCATTTTGCTGTAAAAACTCATTAAATGCTGCAAATGTAGTAAATTCTTTCATCTCAGCAGCAGATACACATGATGTATCACATGCCCAAAGGTCAGCGGGTGTCCATTTGTTTAAGTTAGCAAATGGTTTTGCTTGTAGTCCAGTCTCAGGAACAATATGTGTATCTTGAAGTCGTTTAAATGCACTAGAAAGTGCATTTATAATAGTTCCTTTACCTCTATACCATGTGTAATCTCCACCACCAAATTTTTCATATAATTTATTCGCAGTTTTATTACTAGACTCTACCCAGTCCTGATTATTTTCTAAAAAACCTCTTACTTCTGACCAAGATTTGTCAGTAGATACTTTTGCAGATACCGCTGCAATCTTTTTCTCAGATGGAAAACTATCTATTGGCAAATCGTCTGATTGATTGAATCTGACAGCAGCGAACCATGCTGCAGCACTCTCAAATAGTGCTGTATTTCCTGCTCCTGCACCAGAACCACCTGTGCTACCAAATGCTCTTGTTTTTTCTATGTTAGTTAATAATATTGGAACAGATTTGCTTACATTACCCTGTTGATAAAAATATTTTAGAACTCTTTTACCACTAAATTTGTCAGCAAATGATTGATGTATACCATCATCTAAAGTATTAGATGCAGTTACCATTTCTGCTTCAATATCTGGGTCATTAAATTGTATTACTTTATTACCCTTACCTGATACCTCTATTGGAGTTCCATTTCTAATAGCATCTAATAGCACTGCAACTCTAGACACACCTTTGCCAGTGTTATCTCTCTTGCCATAGTCGCCATAGCTCATGCCTGACATGGTATCTCCTCTTTCTTCTATTATAGCATATATTATTTAGAAGTGCTTCCAAAACTGGGGTGATAGTAGACCACTTTCTGAATTGGTTCTATCTTTTAGTGTCAAAATAACATCGCCCGCAAGACTAATCCGTCTATGTTCTCTAGGCTCAGCAGTAGTATAATGTTCGAGAGAACCAGGAAAAATAACCAAGCGTTCTGCTTTAGGATTGATAGCATATCCCTCCATATTTGTGTATGTGTACTGATCTGAAAATTTAAACGCATCTCCAAACCACTCGTTTGAATTTTTTTTATGAAAAACTATAGGGTCACCTGGCGTTTGTATGTAGTATACCCATGATATATGAGAACATGAGTGATAATGCATTGGAAATGTTTGATCAGGATCACATATAGTAAACCAAGTCTTTGTAAAATTTATTTGAAAAGTTTTTTTATCTATATGAAAATGCTCAAGATATTGTATTATAGATTTTTTAAGTTCTCTAAAAAAAGGTGCTAGTCTAGTGTCCTGATGTATCAGAACTTTACCATTCAACTCACCAGTTATTTTACCAGTAGAATTGTCAAAACTACCATCCTCAAAACTTTTATAAAGAGATGGTAGAAAACCTTTTATCTCTGTCTCATATACTATGACAGGAGATAACTGATGAAAATTATTAAAGGTCGTCTGCTGCACGGTTTTCAGAATCAGAGATATCAAAACTACCGCCAGGATATCTTTTCTCTAATTTCTTTACGTTTCTTTCTAGAACTTCCTCAAAACTAATATCCAATGCCATACACGCTTGTGCTACGTACCACATAACGTCACCCAACTCAATAATAAGATGTTCTCTATTGTCGCTGTTCCAAGGCTTACCTTGGAAAACCATCTTCTTAACGATCTCCAAGAACTCTCCAGACTCAGCAGCAAGGCCAACACCAGAAGTGGTAAGACGTTCAATATTGGCACCCTTTCTGTCAAGTTCAACCAGACGATCAGCAAGATAGACAAAATCTTTAGAACTATCGGATGTGACAGCATCGACAAACTTCTCGTATCGTTTAAAATCTACAGTCATTTTCACTCTCCAAGACGATGAATAACAGGTTTTTCGTGTAGTAGTATTTTATATAGCAAATTATTTTCTGCACAAGATACAGGTTTAAATTCTTCTGATGCGTTGAATCCTTTATATCTTTTTGCTTGATTAATTACTATAGATCCATCCTCTCCAGACACAGATCTGTGCCAAGTTTTTGCAGGGATAATAAGTGCACCGCTGTGCACATCTAATTTTACTATATGATATGGATATTTCCAAGTATTGTTAACTAACTCAAACGTTCTCTCTCCTGATACCACTCGATTATAGTCATCTTGATACTCATGTATATAAAATTGTTTTGCTCCTACTCCATCATCAGGTGGTGATATGGCAGCACCAGTATGAACTACTAGATCTGCTGCATTTGATTCATCAACTGATATATCATAGAAGATTACATCTTCTGTCTCACGAAACACTCGGTGTTTCTTGAAGTGAATGTCACTCATACTTTTAATTGTGCAAATTTCTTAGACATCTCATCTTTATCGGGTATTTCGATGTCTTGATTAGCGTCAGTAATACCTTGTTGTGCTGATTGCTCTACGTCATATAGTCTCATCTTTGCACGATCAATCCCTACAACGAACCTCTTGTTAATAGTAGGATCATTGTATCTATTCTTGAGTTGCTTGACCATTATTTGACTGATCTCTTCCAACTCTTCAGTAGATATAAGAGCGAACATAAGATCAGCAGTTGCAGGAAGACCGAAGGACTCACTTGTATCAGTAAGATCGACATCACTACTACCATAGCCAGAACGAGTCGTCTGAGTAGCGGAGACGATAGGTACGCAAGCCTCAACCGCAAGCCCACGGAGCTCTTCCGCAATCGCTTTAATATAGGAATACGAATTAACATTGCCTAGTTTAGAATATCGGGATGATGCACAAATATTTAGATAGTCTATGTATATTATATCAGGTTTGAATGATTTTTTCAATGCCAGATCATTTAGTAATGCTCTGAAATGACCTACGTGTGCTGATGCTGTAGGATATTCTTTGATGACTAATTTACCTTGTGTCTTCTTGGCGATGTTAGTTACCTTATTCTCAAACATCATCTTAGGTAACTCAGTAATGTTTTGTATATCACAGTTCAAAAGGTTAGAGTCTATTCTCTCAGCAATTTTTTCCTCTGCCATTTCAAGTGTGATGTATAAAACATTTTTACCTTGTAATAAAACAGAACTAGCACAATGACACATGAATAAAGACTTACCTACACCAGTTCCTGCAAGAGCAACATTAAGGGTTTTGTTAGGAAGACCACCTTTTGTAATCTTATTAAAGAATTCTAGATCAAAAGGAATTTTATCTTCTTTTGTATGATAGAAGTCGTATCTTTCTTCGTAATCCTCAAGGTAATCATGACCAATATGATTGTCAAACGTAACTGCTAATGCTTCTGATAGTATACTTGGTATAGCACCCGCTGCTCTCTGTTCATCGTTACCTTCTGCAATCTTAATAGATGACATCAATGCAAGATACAATGCTCTATCTTGACACCATTTTTCAGTTACATCTAATATCCATTCAAACTCAGATTTTTCGTCATCAACCTTACCAATAGCTTTTATAATCTCCTTATGTTGATCATCAGAAATATCTTTTAGTTGACTAACTTCAATCTCTAATGCCTCTTTTGTAGGAATCGCACTATACGATACAAAATATGTTGAGACAATATCAAATATTTTTCTACCTGTAATTTCTGCAAAGTATTCTGTCTTAATAAAAGGCAATGCTTTACGCACATACTCTTCATCAAGTAATAAATTTTTTATAACTAACTGTTCTACTTCATTCATAAGTCTGGTCTCTTAGCAATTTCGATTGTGCATGTAATCGTTTTCCTTTCTTGCTCAACTGGTGGTGTGCTGTATTCCAAATAAGATGGATGTATTATAACATCACCTTCATTTATATACAAGGACTCAGCATATATCCACTCATCAAGATTAGGATTTACTATCTGCAAAAGATCTTTAGCAGGATGATAAAATATGTCTGATTGATTACCTTGAAGATAATGCGTCAAAGTATAATGACTTGGAAGAGTTCTACACCTATCCATAGATTCACCTTTTTGCAGAACACATAAACCTAAAGCAGTTATGAGTGCAACATGTGTGTCATAGATATCTAGCTCCTTTAAAATACCCTCACAAATATCCTCATATGGTTTAGATAATAACTCTGGAACTTGTGATGATTTTTTTGTAAACGGTGAGGGGTAATCAAATTTGTTTGCTTCGTATTCTCCTTCTGCCCATTCTATTTGATATGCTCCTTCTTCTGTTGTGGGGTCTATATGATATTTACGAATAGATGATGCAAATATTTTGTTTATCATGATCCATATCTAAATTCTTGACCCGCTGCCCAGTCAAGTTTTTCCATTATTTCTCCTGTGAAGTATTTGTCAGGATCTTTGAGAATAGCAGAAGGATAGACGCTAGAATTGCCAACAACAATACGGTTCCCTTTACGTTCAAAAATTCCATACTTCTCACCCAACTCCAGTAGTCCGTAATATTTGTCAAGTCCCCTTGCATCAAAGTATAATCGTGTATCGACACTTGCATTCTCCTTTGTTAGACGTGACTTAGCAGCCTTTGCTTTGATAATATTTCCAATGACTTCCTTACCATCTTTTTCTTTCTTCTTTGAGAGATATATGATAGTAGATGCAGCGTATTTGAGTCCGCTACCTCCACCCATTTCTTTAGTTGGGATGTAGGCACCAACGACATCGTATGTGTGATTTGTAACAAGTAAGGGGACATTTGCTTTGCCTAATTTTAAAGTAAGAATTCTAAAAATTGCTTTTACAACTTGTGCTCTAGTCATGTCACGAGTGTCTTTACCCTCGGCACTGTCTGCTAGTTCTTTAGATGTAGAAAGCATACCTAAAGAGTCTAACACAAACATCATAGGTTTGCGATCTTCTGTCTTCTGTTCTAGATATTTATCTAGAATTTGTATAGCATTAGTTCTAAATTCTTGAACTGTAGTGACAGGAACAAGTATCATACGTGACCCATCTATACCACGTTCGTCTATCATATCTTTTGTAACTGCTGCTTCACTTTCAAAGTAAACAACACCCGCATCTGGATTGTCACGTAGATAATTTTGAACTACACCTAGACAAAAGAAAGTTTTACCTGTGCCACTTTCTCCTGCTAGTGCAGTAATTTTATTACTAGGAATACCTTTGTATATTGATCCTGATATTAATGCATTAAAAATATATGATCCAGTATCAACAAAAGATTCAATGTCACCTACGCCACCCTCTGATAATAGTCCTGCGTAGTCATTGTCAATTTCTTTGACAATGTTTTTTAAAAATGATGTAGTCATGCAAATAAGAAATCTAAAGTTGCTTTTCTCTCTGTCTCCCATCCTATCACAGAAGTGATGATTTGTAAAGGATCAAGAAAGGATTTTTTAAATTGGGCATCACGATCTATCTGCCCTTCGAGTCCCAATTCTTTTGGAAATGTGTTGAGGAAAGAGATAACGTTTTCGTTAATTTTGTTTGGACGTCTAAGATGTAGATACTTAATTTTCTCACCCTCTTGCACTAGTGGATATTTGTATTCAAGTTTTTTCTTTTCGATGTGAAAATTATAAAGCAAAGTTCCACGAACATGTAAAGGGGTGCCCTTTGAATACACGGTTGTTGACGCTTTGTATTTGCGTAGTCCATTGACTGATCTCGGAAATGCGATGTCTTCTGGTGGTAAATTTTCAAATGTTTTTCTGAAACTATCTATGTAATATACAAGATCGTCTTCTGTGCCATCCATCATAATTTTGATAGCATCTTTAATGGCATTGCGACATGGCATAGGTGTTGAAGATTTAACTGCTTCAATACCCATCATTTTTAGTTTAGGTTCTTGATATCTTACACCTTCACTATCCCATACATTGAGCATATACCTTTTCTTTGCAGTCCAGATACCAGTAGAAGCGATGTTCTCTCGCTTCATGATCATCTTTTGCTCGTATGCGTTTACATATGTGGCCAACGCTTCATAAGAACTAGAAATATATTTTTCAAGTTCCATCTCACACACCTTATTAAGGAAAGCGACGATGCTCGAATCATTTGTCTCTCTCCCCTCGAATACCTTTTCAACCAGATGACCCAGATTGAGGTAAATACTATCAGTATCACTAGCAATGACATAATCTTTTTTCTCCGTTTTCAATATTTTGTTTAGATACGTATTCATCTTGTGTTCTATCCATCGGATAGACACCTGACCAGATAACGTAATCGCTTCAGCATTAATAATATTATAGTATCTAAAATACTGATTGCCAATAGCACCATAAGCACTGTTCAATTGAATCTTACGTGCCATTTGAATATTATTATACTTACTTATGCTTTTTTCTAATTCCTTTGTGGGGGTTTTCTCATATTCCTGCTTGGCAAGGATCATCAACTTTTTAGATTGCACACGTTCATCGTATATCTTCTTCATCATTTCTGGTAAGAAACCATGAATGTCTTTACGATACATTGCACCATTAGCACACAGACAAAACTCTTTGGGAACCTCTATCTTCTGCGAGAGGAGTCCATTAACTGTAGCGGATGGATGCCTCTTTTCAACGAGGGTTTCTGGGGAAATATTGTACTGCATAATGAGATGAGGATACAGACTATTGAGGTCAAAACTAACCACCCAATTATAGCGTCCTGCAATCGGTTCTTTGACATATGCTCCTGCGTATTTTTCATCTTTGTCTGATCGTTTGCCTGGCGGAACAACAATACCTTTTTTCTTTAGGAAATTGTAGATCAGGGTGTCCCACATTCTTACCTGATAATATACATCTTGCATGTTAACCTTAGCGTCATATGCTAGGGCAACAGCAAGTTCTATCAACTTCATTTTCTCTTCTAGTCGTGAGACTAGTTCCACGTCAACGATGTTGTAGTCAATAAACTTCTGCCAATCTTTTGTATAAAAATCTTTGAAGTTTTCAAACTCATTGTGATCAACTTTTCTTTGACCAAGTTCTACAAATGCAATATGATCTAAACGATATGATTCTTGATTTGTATATGTGAATTTCTTATATAAGTCAAGATAATCAATGACACTTATCCCTGACATTCTGTAGAATATTTGTTCGCGTCCTTTTATTTCTACTTCTTCTCGTTTTACATGACCCCATGGTGACATGAGTTTCATTTCTTTTTCACCAAACAATCTTTCAAGACGACCACAAATATATGGCACGTCATATCCATCTACGTTCCAACCAGTAAGAATATCAGGAAAGTTTTGTATCCAGTAATCTAGAAAACAACGAAGTAAATGTTGTTCTCCATCACACAATATAAACTCTACATCATCACGTGTATTTTTATAGGGTCGAGTGCCAAATACTTTTAACTTACGAGTTTGATAATCCTGCACTGTGATACTGAGCATCTCTTCAGCACACTCTCTGACATTGGGGAATCCATTCTCACATGCAACCTCGATATCAAGTGACATAATATTCAGTTTCTTGAAGTCGTAATCTACTTCATCAGGAAACTCTGTAGATATAAACTGATACAAATATCTGTCATACCCATGCACTTCAAAGTTTGGAACTTCTTTATACTGGTCAACAAATTGACGTGCCTCACGCACAGACTCAAACCTTACTGGTTTTGCATACCTACCATCAAGTGTTTTCCATCTAGTTTGTTTTTTAGTGACAACAAAAAGGGTTGGAGAAAACTTAAACTTACGTTGAATACGTTGTCCTTCTTCGTATCCAAGGTAGTGTATATTGTCTCCAACCAGTTGTATGTTGGTGTAAAAACTCATTTAGTAACTGTCTCGTATTTCTTTTTCAATTCTGATGTTGGTGTTACTATTGTAGCAATAGTTTCAGAATAAAGCAATACGTCAGTGTCATTAGTATAACGTGGCCACGGTTCTAACGTGCCATCCTCTTTAATCATGTAAGGATCTTGCATGTGACAACTAGGTTCTTCTTCTAATTGTTCTGCCATGGTAACTAGTTCAATACCACTCTTTAATATTATCAAAGCGATTTGCATAATGTTTCTAATTTGCGTAGGTCTTCTTTGTCCCAGATATTATTGTCTTGTTTCTTGTAATTATATACAGGAGAAATAGATTTTAGTTCTGGAATAAATTTTTTGGTAATTAGATTACCAATATACATCCAAGGTTTATATTCGTCAACCCTTATGTTAAAATAGGTAGGACCGTTAAACATAAGATGTTCAAATGTTTGTATGCCACCTACAAATAATGGGAAGGGTTGTGGAACAAAATCCAATGTGTATAGGGGTGTCTCTATTGGTTGATCAAATGTTACAATACCAAACTCACCGTTAATTTTTGCAGGATAGTCAACTAGACATTTACCTAGAAGAACAGGACCTTTAATCTCGATGAGTTGACTACCATGAAACTCATGATCTGTTTTATATGAAAGAATTAAATTATCATCTGTATCATATAACTTAAGTGTCCTCATCTTCTTCTAATGCTGCTTCTGCATCTTTAAATATTTGTTCCATGTCTAGATCTTCATCTTCAACACCCGCAATCACATCTTCATGACGTTTAAAGTTTTCCTCATAATTTTCTTCTTTGATTGCTTGAACATATTGATCAGTAATACTATCTAAAGGATCATATGCAGTAATCACATGATCTGCAGGAAGAAAAAAATCTTTGTCTTTACTTAGAGGTGCCCAAGGAAACCATGATAATTGGTAACCTTTCTCTCTATTAAAAACAAGATCCCCTTCGTCAGATACAATCTCTAGACGAAAAGGTTTATGCAAATGATATCCTATTGCTAATTTACTCTCAGGATTTGCTATCTCTTGTGCTTCAGTAATTATCTCTTCGTTAGATCTTAATAATAAAATCTTTATACTCATTCTATACTGCCACCCATTTTTTGCACGTTCGTAATGTATGTATCTCTAAGACTAGGGACTGGTTCTAGAATAGTAACAACCATGTTTTGATTGATTGGAATTTTTACCTCTGGAGATAAAGGACACCATGGTGCATAGTGAACCTTAACTTCTGGATCTGTTACGATTCCTGTCTTGTCCATTTTTGGTGAGTCATAATTAACTTTATATGGATAGTTCATAATGTATGCCTGTCTTGCACCAGACTCTTTATCAACTGCTTCTTGCAAGTCACATATTACATTATCACCATTGAACATAACAACAACCTTTACCCTCTCAGACTTTACTAAAAATTGTGGAGGTGTAGGAGGAGTTACATTTATAGGTTCCTTCTTCTTTCTTGCCATGTCAAAAATGCTTTTGTTTATATTATAAAGGAGGTATCAACAATTGTCAATACCCCCTATGTATGTTAGATGTAATCTACTCTTTTGTGATGATCAGGAACTACTTTTCCCAATACGATTCTAAGGAGTCCATCTGTAAACTTGACGGATCTAACCTCCGTATTATCGGAGAGCGTCCATGCTCGTTGGAAGGCACGTTGTGCCAATCCTTGATGGACATACGTTCCATCATCCTCTGATTTTTCTTTGCTTGCTTCGACATATATCTTTCCATACTCCGTATAGACTTTGACGTCATCTTGCTTGAAGCCAGCAAGTGCAATTTCAAGTCTTGATTCTTCATTAGAAATGTGTATAAGGTTATATGGTGGGTAACTGGTTTGTGTAGTGTTCCAGAATGAGTCGAAGTCATACCCAATGCTGTTCTTTGTGATCTTATCAAACAGTGTTGGTAAGTCGGCAGCAGTATACCTTTGAATTTCCATAGTTGTTCTCCTGTTATAGCGAGTGTTAATTGTTGTCCCCGAAGGCGACACTATTAATTATAACAGAAGACATAAAAAAGAAGGTAGAGGAATCCCTACTTGACAATGGAGGGTTCGGTTATTCCTCCTTTTTCTTACCTATGTTGTATTTACTTTCTAGAGTCCAGTCTCCCTTTTCCCTGTAAGCAAGAACTTTAATTTGACTTAGAGGTGCTACATCAGCAATACTTTCTTTACTGTTGATAGACACTAATCCCCAATCACCTAGCAACTGCACTATACGATTCCTACGTTGCACATCATTAAGACTTAGGTTCGCTTTTTTTCCGTCCAGTGCGAACAACTCTTTGAAGTGTACGATATAGTACTTACCCTGCTTATGCAGTATATGACATGATTGATATAATTTCTTTTCTTTTCTGGATGCTACTCCAATTCTTGTCAGTGTTTCTCTTACTTTTAAAAAGTCATCTGGTTCTCGTAGTCCTACCTCTATCATATCTTCGGTAGTCCATTGAACTTCCTCAGTGATCGCAGTCATCGTTTGCCTCCCATGTCATGTTTGTCACGAATGTTTTCAATTTGGGTTTTGGTTAGAAGACTTACTGCGACCTTCGCTTTCTCATTACTATATCCATAGTGTTTTTTAACTAGATCCAAGTCATCGACTTGTTCCTTCTTCAACCAAGGGGAAAATCTTTTCCGTTTCCTCAAAGTATATAGGAAGAAACTATACTGCATGTCTTTGTCAAGACTGTTGTATAAATTCATCTCATTAGCAAACAATACAGTATCAAGATGTCCTGACAAACACCTATTGACAATGTATGGAGGGTAAGATGATATTGCTTCTGGATCTTCTTCTATCAGATTGTTCTTGTTAAAATTGATAGAGTTCAACCAATCTTTTAGTTCCATTAGAATGTTCTGATAGGACCTACGACACCTGTTCTAGAATTATTGACACGATATATCTGTGTCCTTCCAGACTTAGTTTGAACATGGACTTCTTCGCCCATGATAATTGCTGATTGTGATTCTGGTGCGAATGTAGATAGACCTCCTCTACGTGTATTGTAGAGTTGACAGTATCCACTAGGCAACACTCTGACTCCTATACTTTCCATAATTAAGACAAATTAGTTCACGACGTTTTGTTTGGTCTATCATGTATGTTCCTGTAGACCTCATTGTATAAGTATGAGCAAAGTCATACTGATACCACTCAAAAAATCTATTAATGATATCTGGGTGGTTATTATATGATATCATGACGTTACACAAATGTCCATCCATAATATCTGCAAATCTTGCATGGTCAAAACCTTTATGCATCTGACCTTTATGACCATAGAGATTATCTTTTACCTGATAAGGTGGGTCTGCATATACAAATACATCACTCTCATCAGATTGTAACTCACTGTAATCTAGACATGTAATCTTCCAATTCTTTATTAACTTGGAATAGTATTTGAGGTTATCAATGCCACGTATGGAGAAGTTGGAATCACTTGCTTGTTTTGAGAAGGAAGAAGATTCAGTAAGACCAGAGAAACTACACTTGTTAATGATATAAAAAGCAACAGCTTTGTCTTTATATCCAATATCCAATTCATTTACTTTCTCCTTAGCATCTAAAAATAATTGTCTAGCAGACCCTTGATCAGGATGTCTTTGTTTTAATTGTATGAGTTGATCATACAGGTAGTCTCCATCGTCTCTCAATACTAACCAGAAATTATATAATGGTTTGTATAGATCATTGACCCAGATAGGTATATCAGGATAACGTTTTGTCATCTCGATTGCCATGCTACCACCACCTAAGAATGGTTCACGATATTCTGTAATGTTCTCAGGCAACCACTGACATAACTTAGGAACTGCTCTTGACTTACCGCCAGGATATCGTAGTGGTGTTTTCATTCTGTTTCAACTGACTCTAGTTCTTCTATTGCATCTACTGGCACTTCATTGCCATCTATACTATACCAATGCTGATTCTCTCTTATGCCTAGGTATGCTAGATCACTAAAGGTATGCTCTCTCAACATTGCCTGTAATCTCCAATGTATTAGTTCAGACTTTTTCATTGCACTATTGTCATTCCATAATCTTCTGGAGTTGGAACAGGAAGATACCAACCATCTGCAGGAGAAGGTCCTGATCTTCTTTTATGTGGCATTTGTATAAGATCAATAGTTTCTTCAAACCATCTGTTCATTGACTTTGCCATAGCACGATAAGATGTGCCGACATAAAGTTGTCCTGATACAACTGCTACAGTTGCTGCACCCCAGAATGCATAATAAAATCTGGATTTTACTTGTGCTCTCACACGGTCACGTTTAGTTACTTTCATTCGATACCCTCTCTTCTTTTAACTGCTTCTATAACTCTTATATCAGTTTCAAGTTCTAGTTGCTTTCTTATTCGTTCTCTTCTTGCTTTTTTATAGCAATCAGATGCCATTTCTACAGTAACAAAAGATCCTAGATGAGTTCTTTTTCCAGTAAACCTATCTTCAAACAAAGTAATTTGTGCTCTATATGGTTTTTTTGCAAGTCTCTTTTTCCAACTGTTATATACAACTCCTCTAGGTAAGTCACCTTTAACAGCATTAGTTTTATATAAAGTGTTCCATACTGGATCAACCATCAAACATGTATCAGGTCCGTAATGCATGTTTCCTTCAATCAATAAATCCTTATCAATTTCTTTCATCTCCCAATTATCAAATGTTTCTACCCATTTTTTAAACTCAGAAAGTACAAACCAAGATTCATCCATGGTGCAATCTTTATAGTAATGATAGAATTTGTGCTGAGGATCTCTCCCATCAGTTCTTCTAATCATTTGTTGCCAAACTTTCCAGATCCTACCTCCAGTAAAACCTACCTCTGTTACATCATTGATCCCAACTCCGTAAACTGGTTTTCTTCTACTCATATGAACCGCTTTGGGTATTTTTTTTCTTTGAGAATCTCGTATTAGTCTTGTCATTTAAAAGTACACTCCACCATAATTTCAGTTAATGCTGCCAAGAGATTTATTTCCTGATCAGCAACAAATGCCGATTGGTATTGATACTTGGCAATAATCAATACCGCTTGAGGTATGCTCGTAGGAGCAAGTGCATCATACAAACTATCATAAACAGTTCGTAAGATAGTGTTAGGATCATTATCTAGGTTAGCAACAATCCACTTGCGTGTTGCACCAAAGTCTTTACCCTTTAATGCACCTACAAGTTTTTCTAATCTGACCTGACTTATCTGTGCTAGAATGCCAGTGTCAATAACTCCTGATGCTGCATATCTTTGCAGTTCATTAAGAGTGCGTCTAAAGTCTGGAAAAAACTTTTGAACAACCTCAGCAACTACAGCATCAGTAAACTCAATATTTTCTGCTGTAAGTATACCACGACATCTTTCAAAAAATTGTGTAGCAATTTGTTGTTTTTGTTTTCCACGAGTATTGCAATCAATAACAGTTGTTCGAGAATGTAATGGTTGTATAATCTTGTTTTTGAAATTACAAGTAAATATAAACCTACAATTACTTTGAAACTCTTCTATAGATGCACGCAATAATAACTGCACGTCATGTGTAGTATTGTCTGCTTCATCTATAATAATAACTTTATGTTTTGCACTAGAGGTTAAAGATACTGTAGATGCAAATTGCTTTGCACTATTTCTTACAGTGTCTAGAAATCTACCTTCGTCAGATCCATTGATCACAATAGAATCTACACCCAGTTCATGACACAGTGCTTTTGCAACTGTAGTCTTACCGATCCCTGCTGTGCCACACAAGAGAAGATTAGGAACTTCTCCTGCATCAACAAAAGACTTGAAGGTCTTTTTCAAATCGTCAGGAAGGATACAGTGTTCAATATTCTTAGGTCGATACTTTTCAACCCAAAGAAATTCATTCATAATTTAGGATAACCAATGTGGTTTTCTGGATGGGTCGCGAAGATAATTATCTGCTGCCCATGGTTTACTAGAAATATAATACTTGTATGCAGTGAATATGTCAATAGTCGTATCATATTTGAATTGGTCAGGACCTGCAAATACAAAAGGTGTATGCTCAGTGTAGTCTGCTGATGGCATAAGATCTCTTGCTTCTAGTAATGGTCGATGGCAAGAATGAACTTTGCCATAACGATGTGAATATTCTAGAGACAATGCAATGCCATGCGTAAGTAACCACCATGCATTTGCTAGAGAATCATTTGCCCATATAGTGCAAGGATGATTACGGAATGCACCTTTAGATGTTTTGTATGGTTGACCATCGTTACGATGTATTTTGCCATAACTATGACCCCACTCGTCAGAGCAAACAATAGAAAGCATTTGACATGTTTCTAATGGCATCTTGACAATGTGTTTGTCAGGAAGCACTTTTGCTGAGACAGTAGGGTCAGGGTCAGTAACAAATATATTCATAGCATAAAGAGTGTCTTACCCATTATACACAGAATCTGGTTCAAGTGCAATAAGGTATTCTAGATCTCTGTTTGCATCTCTGAACAATGCAGCATTATGTTTGCTGATAGTAACTTCATAATCTGCAGGAAGTAACTTAAGATACTCTACTTTAAAATTAAAAGTAAACTTAGCATCAGTAGTTCCTACCTTTACAGAATAGTTGTTTGATGTATCATTCTTCTTGTCACGAACAACAAGATTGATTGTGCTACCATCACCTACAACTGCTAGATCTGCAACACTATAAATTGCTGCTGCTCTGATAAGATTGTTTAGATCATTCCATGCAACTACAAAGCAAACATCCTTACTAGGAATCTCTGCTCTGTTCTCAGGCGGTTGTGTGATTGTTGATGGATCTGCAAAGAAATATCTTGATTGACATTTTTTGTCTTTGATTACAACATAGTTGTCATTAGCAAAATCAAAGTCAGGATTTTCAAACAATGATAAACCAGATAGAAATTCTCCTAGGTCATATATTGCAAATGCCTTTGGAAACTTTTCCTCTACAACTGCACGAGAAAGAATGTTTCTCTGTATTGATAATGTAGATAATTCCTGTCCTTCCTTAAAGGTTATTGACGGATTAATATAGGAAAAATTCTTCAGTATGTCAAGTGTCCCTTTAGACAGTTTCATTTACTTGCTTCCTCCATAGTATAGAAGTAATATAATAATACACAATAGTGCATTGCTTTCTTTATGTCAAGTGTAGGTGTCCCTTTCTTGTCATAACGACTTAAGTATTTCATAGCATTACCTCGGCAAAACCCTTTGGCATCACCGAGTGCTTGTATGAAATCTAGAGTTTGGAACTTGTTCCCACTCACATAATGTTTGGTGTAAGTCTCACCAATGTAGTCTTTCATGAGACTAAGAACCACGTCCTCATCAAACTTGAATTTGGGTTGTTCTGTATTGATCTCAATGTTTCCAGTAATTTCTGGGGGAGAGTAATATGGAACATCGTCCCCCAATGAGGGGAACCCATATTCTCCGAGTAGTCCTTCTTCTTCCAAAATGTCATAGAGTAACCAGTATGCCACTATTATACCTCAAAGGATACGTCTGCGTCAACCTTATCGTAAAGTTGTTGAAACGCTTCCTTGGTTTCTTCGTCAAAACGTGAGATACAAGTAGTGATTGCCTTAGCACGATTGCCAAAGATCTCGTATGCTTTTACGATGTGAACAAGTCTACGTGTTGAGATAACCTCGTCGATACCACCGTCAAAGAATGTCTTACGGATGATGTCTGCCCAGTCGCAAAGTCTTTTGTTAAACTCTTTGTCTGCTGACAATAGATCGAGCATCTTTTGCTCTGTCTGTGGATGAGGATAGTTCTGCTCAAAGGTAACAGGGAATCTCTCAAGGAATGCTTCGTTAAGAACGTTAGTGCCTACGAATCTGCCATCCTCAGAACCTTTACCTTTTGTGTTAGCAGTAGCAACAACAGTGAAACCTTTTGAAGGTTTTACATACTTGCCGATCTTCTTAAGGAAAACACCTTTACCCTCAAGAATAGATTGTAGACATAGAATCTTGTTAGATGCTAGGTCGATCTCGTCAAGAAGTAGAACTGCACCTCTTTCAAGTGCTTCAACTACAGGACCGTTGTGCCATACTGTGTTGCCATCAACAAGTCTGAATCCACCGATAAGATCGTCTTCATCTGTCTCGATAGAGATGTTGACTCTGATCAACTCTCTGTTTGCTTTAGCACATGCCTGTTCTACAGAGAATGTCTTACCGTTACCAGATAGACCTGTAATGAATGCAGGATAGAAAATACCTGATTGAATAATCTTTTTGACGTCAGTAAAGTTACCGAATGGAACAAAGGTATCAACTACCTCTGGAATAAGGTTCTGCTCAACTGAGGGGATTACAGAGGGTGCTGAGAGTGCTTTTGTAAGGATCTCTCTGCCTTCTTGTATAGTTAGATTCCATGTGCCCTTCTTGACTTGGAACTGTTTTAGTTTGCGAGATACAGTTGCGTATCCTACTGCATACTTGGTTGCAAACTTTTTGACATGTGATGCGTCGATGTTATTACCGAACTCGTCACGTAACTCGTCTACAAAGTTGACTGGTAGTTTTCTCTCAAATGGCATGATAATGAAGTTGTGTGATTTGTATATTATAATAATGCCACATCATATAGGACTTTGCAATATATGATGTGACACTAATTTGATTGGCACTATGCAATCTGTTCGATGAATGAAGATAGAATCTTCTTGTTCATCTTCTTACCTTTTAGAGACTTAACGAATGCTCTCTTGATATCTGCTTTTGAATCTGACTTAGGTTCAAACTCAGCGTCGGTGTTTAGTGCTGATGCTGCTAGACCATACTGAACTGTCCAGTATGAAGATGCACAGATGAATGATTTTGTTTTCTTCCACTCTGCATTAGCACGTGCTACGTTCTCTTCTGTGTATTCGTCACCAAAACAATCTATCTTGAATCTGTGCCACTCTCCTGATCCTAGTAATCTGATGTTCATGAAAGAACACTCAGGAAATCTGTCACGTAAGTATGATACAAACTGTCTTGTCTGTCCTGAGTAGTAGTCAGATGAAAACTTATACATTCTACCTGTCTTGCGATCACGTAAGATATATCCTGCACCCATGTGTGATGCGAAAAGTGACTCTGTTCCTTCTCTGTCAACATACTTCTTACCCGCACGTAATGGATTGCCATCGCCATCAGTTAGACATACAACATGAACTTTTTGTGCACCTGTTCTTGCCTTGAACTCAGGGATGATGTCATTCATAGCGATCAAAGACTCATTAAGTGGAGTGCCACCTAGTCTTAGTTTCTGAGGAACAGCAGCACCACCGTAATTGACAATAGATGATGCAAGACGGTATAGATTTTGTTGCTGTCTGTCTGCAACTCTCTTGTTTGTTTTACTTGATAGAACATTGATCATGTTGAAGTTGTCAAGGATAACTTTACCGTCGATCAAACACTCTTTTGCAACATCATGGTAACTTCCATGATACTCATATGCATCAGTGAAAAGATATACATCATAGTCAATACCAACCTTGCGACAGAATGATACAAGTGTCAATGTTTGCTTGATGGTATCAAGAACTTGATGATGCATAGAACCAGACCAATCAACATTGAAGATTAGACCGTGACTCTTAGCATCAGGGATTGTTGTGATCTTCTTGAATAGATCATCATTGTATTTGTATGTGTGAAGATTAGCAGTATCAAGAATACCAGTTCTAGATGTAGTAGCACGTGCATAACCATCTGCTGCTTTCTTCATCTCAAACTCCTTTACAAGGTAGTTGACTTCTTTGTTAGAAGATGTTTTGAATGCTTTGTATGCTGCATCTGATGCATCCATATCTTGAAGTCTCCATTTTGATTGCTCAAGATCATACTCGTCAGCGTAATTTGTTTGTTTTCTTAGTGCTTCTGTATTTGCATAGTGATCTGAAAGATAGTCTGAGATCTCTTGGTTAGAAACATTATACTTGATAGGAATCTTAGGAACCTCAACATAAATGTTTTCTCCTGCTTCTTTGTTGACAAATTTCTTTTGTGACTCTGTTGCTGCCTGTGCAGTAGATACTTGTGGAGTAGCATCAGTAGGACCGTTCTGACGTCCTGCTTGTGTAGTTGGATTACCATGCCACTCTTCCTGCTCATCAGTAGGTTGTGCATCTCTGTCCTTAAGAATGTCAATTGGTTGTAAGTCTGTTGCTTCTTCCTGACCTTCTTCTTCTCCTGCTTCTGTAGGAGCATTAGATGACTCTACAGGGTTGTTGTTTTCTGACTTACCTGTAGATAGATCTTCTAGAGGATTGTTTGAGTCTAGAGCGTCATCTTGCTGAGGTGCTTCTTCTTTCTGTTGCTTGTCAAGTTGCTCTTGGCAGAATATAAAGATCTCTTTAGCAAGTGCAACTGCATCGTCAAATGTTTCTAGAGCATCACACTTAGGAAGGAATGCTGCTTCCTCTGTTGTGAATGGGATGTCTCTGTAGTTGCCGATCTTGTATTGTAGATTGATCTTGTCTGCAAGATTAAGTTGTGTAAGATCTTTGTTGTTAAGACCGAAGAACTCGTCAATGTCAAGTGCTTGGTAACCTTTGAAGAATGTCTTAGGAAGACCTTCGTATCTACGCTTGATGAGTTTCTCGATACGGATATCTTCTGTTACGTTTAAGAACATCTGTGGAACTTCGTCTAACCACTCGTTATCTTCTGGTGTGTATAATGCATGACCTACTTCGTGTGCGATGAACATGTCGATAACATCATTACACTCATGCTCCCATGTAGGTAGAGTTAGGACTCTGCTGTATACTTCAAACTGTGCTGTCTCTACTGGACGATGCTCTACAATAAGGTTCTCTGTAGCGAGGAGTTTAGCAAGTGATTCTTTGACGATGTTCATAATAGTTCGTGTCTTATACTATTCATTATAATAAGAAACCCTCCGCTTGGGAGGGTTGAGTAGACACTTTATCAACTGTCTACTTCTGGCACGTGCCTGTCGTAATGCTTGTGGTTTAAGGTGGCGTTTCTTTTCCTTCTTGGAATGATGCTGCCAGTTGGGGACTTTCATTATTCCTCCTTTGTTATAACTGAGAAGTTTTGTTTTTTCTCTACCATTAAAGTAGATGCAAACTTGTCCTGTAAGGATTCTGTTTTGTGTGAGATTACAAACACATTGGTCTTGTCAGACACAGTGTGTAGAATTTTTAGGAAGTCATCTGTTCCTGCAGTGTCCAGACTACTATCAAATATCTCATCTAAAATGAGTAGATTAGTATTGGCACTGTTCTTCATCTTAGCAATAGTTCTCCATGTAAAGAGAAGTGCTAAGTCTATTCTCATTTTTTCTCCTTCTGAGAAGGATGCGTATGAGAACTCATCTCTGAATCTAGATTTGATAGTCTCCATGAAATTCTCATCGAGTTCAAAAGACACATAGAAATCTAGTTCCTTGAGATACCTATTTATCAGTTGATTCATAACTGGTAGGTACTTCTTTATTATTGTAGACTTTATTCCTGTATCACGCAACATGTTTGTGACAGTATTATAGTTGTCACGTACTTTTTTCTCGTCAAGTAGGGATTCCTCTACCTTTAATCCATCCTTTGCTAGTTGTTTTAGTTTATCTTTCTCTTGTTTTAAACTACTACCACTACCTGTAGATTCATCTATTTTCTTTTCAATTGCTTTTATCTGACGTTTACGATATTGTATTTCTCTCTGTGACTCTGAGATTGCTTGTTGGCAACGTGACAGTTCTTTTGTAAGGTTACCTTTCTCTGCTATCTGTTCTAAGATAGAATCTAACTTTTCTTTGAGTTCGACTGTTGCTTTGTCGATGTCTCCGAGTTGTGTAGTAATTTCAACTTTCTTAGCAGATCTAAAGTTTGCGGTGATTGTTTGGTGGCAAGTCGGACAATGTTCATTGGACTCAAAAAATTTGTACTCTTTTTTAAATGCTTTTTGTTTATCTTTAAATCTATTCTCATAGATGCGAAGTTGTGATAAGTCAGTATCTACCGAGTCAAACTTCTCAAGTTTATCTTCATATGATTTAGACAACTTAAGATCACCATCTACATCTTTTGTAATATCTGTTATCTCTTTTTCAATAGTTGCGATTTCTGTTTTACGTCTTGCAGTATTAGCATTGGATTGTTCTTTGAGATGTTCTATCAATGCTTGTTGTGTCTCAACTTTATTCTTTGCCAATTCAAATTGATATTCTACTTCTCTAATATTTTCTTTTATACCTTTGACACGTTCTTTTAGAATGCCATTCATGGTAGAGAAAATACGAATATCCAAAAGATCTTCAATAACCTCTCTACGATTGGGTGGATTAAGTTGCATAAATGGAACAAAGCAAGATGATCCTAAGACCACCACCTGAGTAAATGATTTATAATTCAACCCCAGAATACTTTGTTCCAGATATTTTTGCTGCTCAAGTTGGGATGCTTCCTCCTTGAGTTTTTCACTATTGAGATAGATTTCAAACAACGAGGGTTTGATACCTCGTCTCACCATATATTCACGAGAACCTATGCTAAATTCTAACTCAACCATAGTATCCTTTTCATTCACAGCATTAACCAATTGTCCTTTGGATATTTTACGAAAAGGTTTGTTGAATAACGCATAGCACATGGCATCCAAGAATGTGGATTTACCCGCACCATTCGCTCCAACTATCAATGTAGCAGGACTTGTATCTAACTGTATTTCACTAAACACATTACCAGTTGAAAGAAAGTTCTTCCAACGTACAGTTTTAAAAATAATCATTCAGACAAAAATTATCTAGGAGGAATTACTATATCATCAGGAGTGACAACAAAGTATTCATGTCCATGTTTAACACAAGCTTCTATGATCTCTTGATCATTAACTTCTACAACTGACATATCTGGAAAGTCATCAGCTTCCAGAAGGCCAGCATAGCGTACCGCATCATCTTTGTCAAGGAACATGTAAACTTTACGTTTATCATTCTCATCGACAGCATAAGCACCTTCTTTTTCTTTACCTGTAACTGCAAGTATATACATCATACTATTTCTAGTGCCTCCACGTATAAAGACTTAAGAATATTTTTAAGTGCGGGTTTGTCAGAATGCTCCATGTCATCTACATACCTTTCCAATATTGTTAAAGTGTCTTCTTTCTCTATATCTATCTCCTCATTTAGATCCTGTTCAAATGATGGATCTTCTATAACTTTGATTTCATGAACTCCTGCAGCATATAACTGACTAATAAATCTCTCAAACTTATCGGTATCAGTTTTCTTTTCTACAATGATCTTGACAAAACTTTGAGAATACTCATGATACTTAAACATACCTGATTGTATGTTGTCCTCATTATAATATATCTTTTGATATATCTCATATGGGTTTTGAATATATTCTAGTTCTAATGTTTCAGTGTCAAAGATATGGAACCCACGTCTGTCTCTATAGTCATTCCAATAGATCTGGTAAGGATTACCAAGATAGGATATGTTACCTCTGGTGCTCTTGCGATGGAAATGACCTGAGAATACTTTTTCAAAGTGTCTGTATGGTGCTGTGCTGTCACCATGATCCATGATGTAACCACGGTGTGCTTCAAAACCATTGAGTTCTAGATGACCCATAGCAACTTTACACTTTGACTTTGCAATTAAGTTATAGGTCTCATCTTTGTTCTGTTGGTTTATCCAAGGTATGAATAGAATAGGAAGACCACCTATCTCTACCTCTGTTGCTTTATTGTAGATATGAATATTACTATACTCGCCAACAATACCATCAAGAGTGTTAACGTCATTTGTGTCTTTAAAATATGCTGTGTGATTACCTACAAGAGAATGAACTGTAATGCCCATGTCTTTTAACTTATCAAAGTATTCTGTCTTACTCCAGTTTGCTGCCCAGAGATCTAAAGTTCTACGATTGTCATATGTATCTCCTAGATCCAGAACCGTGTCGATCCCGCGTTTTTTTAGTGTCGGAAAGAATACATTTTTGTAAAACTTATTGAAGAAGTCATGGAATACACGACTAGATTTTCTTGCACCAAAGTGTTGATCAGTTATTATTGCTACCTTCATCTTGCCCTCTGTAGTGGTGGTCTCTTACCAGAAAAATCAATACCAAAAAAGTTAAGTGTCAATCTAGATCTAGTTCCATAGGTCTTAACACCATGATGAGTTTTATTATTAAAAACAACTAATCTATTATAAACATTTTCTATGGTGACTGTCTCAGTATACTGATTATTCATAGAATCAAATGCTCTATTATATTCTTCATCATTTATTTTTTCTGATCTATAAAGTATCATTTTTTGATTTAACTCTTCCTCTGATTGATGTGTGTATCCGTATTTTGGTGAATATATTGATGTGCCAGTATCTGATTCTGGATCTTTATTTAAGTAAACTATACCACCATACCATGTATTGTCATCCGTATGAATCCAACCTCTATTCTTTTTAGAATACTTATCTGTTGGATCAATAGGATCAATTAATTGAAAGTGGCATGTAGTATTCCAGTAGTCAGGATTCTCTTCCCAAAATATAGAATTTAATTTTTGGGTAAAATACATATGCAATCTAGGTGCATCTATATGTAAATTTTTAGTTCTTGTGCCTGGCCAGTTTCCTGTTTGCGGATTGAAATACTTTAATTTATTTGCTTCCTCTACAATTAGATCAGGTTCTTCAAAAAAATTATCAACTATTGTAACTGGGAATGTCATTTAATTTTTATCTGCACGTTCTCCTTAATTGTATTATAATCTGAGGAACCTGATTTGTCATCTGTGTGAAAGGCAACCTCATAACCTGACTTGTCTAGTATCTTGTTCTTAATTTCCAATTGACGTTTCTCTTTTTGTATTCTTCTAAGAAAAGCATAATAAATGATCTGAGTAAAATAAGCAAATGGGTTCTTAGATTTTTCTGGATTAAAATTTTCTATGTATTGAACACAGTTCTCTATGCCATCACATATCATATCCTCTCGGAACATGTAATTGACAAAGTTTGGTTTGTATGATAGATGTGTTGCTATCTTTAAAAAACATTCTCCTATGTAATTAGAGATCTGGGGACGCTGTTCTCCTGCTTCTTTCGCAGCGAGACACTTTGCTTTAAAGACTACCAACGCTTCTAAGAACTCTTTATTGTTTACATAATGCTCCGATACTACTCTTTTACGTTTCATTTATTTGTTTCGTATACTATATTTTATAACAAATTCCACACAATGTCAATGGGGGCTTGACAAGATGTGGAAAACCAATTACACTATGAGTGTTAGCGATTAAGGGACAATTAAGTACCTTTCTTAAAGATCTTATCGAGTTTGATACGAGCTTCATCTACGGTTGATATCTTACCCTTAGCGTCAGTTATAAAGTCAGTATTTAATTTACGTAAAGACATGTGGTAAAATACCGCGACTTCCTCTGCTACTTCTACGATTGTAATAATATGTTCTTTAGGGATAACAAACTGTTCTTCTCTAGAAAACTTCATCCAAGGTTGAACTTTTGCTCCTGCTTGTTTGTTAGGAAGCATTACCTCTTCTACTTCTATTGGGTTCTCTACAATTAAATAGTCGCCATTCTCGTCGTGCACAGATGTTACCATAGAGAGTAGTTCCTCTCCTGATACTAGTTTGATTGCTGCTAGAAATTCTGTTTTATCCATGACTCTCCTTGATTGGGACATCAATGAATTCATAATCAAAGTTTTCTTCATTGTATATTTTGACTCTTTCAACCAGATGATTTAGTGTGTAATTGTTCTTGCGACCTTTAGACATATCATCTGCGATGTCATAAAGAGTTGCTTTGGTCTTGTGGTCACCCTTCCTTAGAACTCTACCAATGCTCTGAAGGTTTCTTATTTTGCTTTTACTAGGCGATGCAAAGACAACATTATGTAAATTCCTAATATTAATACCAGTGCTGAAAGTCCCATAAGACGCCACAATAATTGAATCAGTTGTAGTCTCTGCGATTTGTCTTGCTAGTTCACGGTCTTCAGTATCTATGCCACCATGGACGAGGAAGACTTTACGGTTATCCCCTACTCTCTTATTTATTAACTCATGAAGTGGCATTCCATGCCGTTCAACGTAGTTGAACAGGACGAGTGTATTACCAGACAGGTCACAAACTAGGTTACGTATAAACTTATTTCTGTTCTCATGCTCTACAAGATAATCCATTTCCTCTTGGTAGGTATCAAATGGTTTTCTCTTATGTTTTAATATTAATACCTTTATCTGAAATTTAGAAAGGTGCCCATCTTTAATAAGTGTTTCTGTCTTAGTGACCTTATTGACTGTGCCAAAAAACACCTTCGAGCACTAAGCGATTTGTTTCTGTACCATCTAGTGTGCCTGTAAAACCAACGCGGTATTTACAGTCATACAGTTTGTTCATGATACTAGTCAATGACTTTGCTTTGAATAGATGTGCTTCGTCACCTATGATAGCACCGAAGTCTGCAAAGTATTGTCTTGGTAGTTTGTATACTGACTGCCATGTGGTTATTGTCACATCTTTGTCAGTAGCGGGTTCTATACCACCACGGACTCTATGACAATGTTCTTTGACATTCCAACCATACTCTTTGAAGTCCTGATACATCTGCTCTACTAGAGATGTAGTAGGAACTACTATGATTGTTTTTAAATTTTTAAGTGTCCAGAACCTAGTCAATGCATAGATCATCAATGACTTACCAGATCCAGTAGGAGAAAGTAATAGTTTTCTTTTGTTTCTTAGTGCTTCGTAGATCCCTTTATACTGGTAGTCTCTGACTTTATGCGGTAGGTGAAGTGTTTTTATGTAATCTACTATTCCTTGAGGGGTAACGAATTCATCCATCTCTGATGGAAGACCATAGAATTCATTGTCTCTATGGATAACCTCGTATCCTCTCTCTTCACAAAACGCAATAATGTAAGGTAGAAGACCAACATATATCTCACCTGTAGCAGGACTGAAGAGTTTGATTTTTCCATCCCAATACCTCTTTTTATACGCTGACATAAATTTCGCTGCAGGTACCTCAAAGGTAAATTTATCTGCAAGTTCGTGACTCACGTGTGGTTCACATTGAACTGTTAGATATACTTCGTTTTTCTTTTGTATAACGACGTTAGATTTCATATCCTTTTAGGAACTTGGCGAACTCAACCGCATTCTTTATATGGAATGAACGGTTGTTAATTGCCGAGAGAATGGTCTTGATTGACTCGACCATCTGGTTTAAATACTTTGCCTTAAGGACACTCTTTTGATATTCTTGATCTGCTTCCAGATATATTGCTACATCTGTTTTGATCAGTTTGACTGGAAAAGGTTTTTCCGATTTCCCTGTATAGTATTCCCACCTGTCACGGTAAGTACGCTTCACATCTAACTCTGCTTGATCCCGAAGGGTAGTAAAGTTATTGTAAAGTCTTAAATATTTAGCATGTAATTTGGGGATTGCTAGAGAGTCATGATCTAATTTTTCATCATCTAATTGTGAGTCTTTGTCCCACATGTCATTCAAAGTTTCTAGATTCATACTTTATCTTGGTCTTTATCTGTGATCTCGTATATAGTATAGCGGAAATTGACCTCTGCTGTAAAGTAGTTGATGTCAGTTGCTGACGCATCAAACTCCAGTGTTGTCAATGATGTTGGAAATATATTATAAAAATTTATCGTCGCGATACTATTGTAGTTGCTGTTGAGAACTAGTAGTCTTGCATCACTCATAGTTTTCATAAACTGTGATGATCTACCCTTTTCATCAACAGTAGCAATATACTTATTAAAAGTTGCTTGGTTCTTAGGGTTAGTAAGACCTTTCAACCACTTGTATATTTCAAAGTAGTTGTCCATGTCTTCATTAACTAGAAACCTTAGACTCAAATCACCGAAGGTCATCTTGTCGCCAGGCACAGAATAGTCTTTAACTGGTGTAGGAATCTCTCTTACACCAATCTCAACTTGTGGTATCTGTGCAGATTGACAGAAGTAATCTACGTTAGGTGTCCTACCAATAATAAACTTAAACCCTACAGGAGAGAGAAAGTTTTTATTTTTAGGAGAAAATAAGGTTCCGTCGTATGCCATTAGCAGTTTTTGTTTAAGTCCTCAGCCATGTTGCCACCTATGTTAGCACCTTGTTCTCCACCGAACATTGCTACCCATCCTGCTGCTACCCATCCTACGAATGGTATAGTGCTAAGAGTAGGTGCTGCAGCTGCACCAACAGATGTGCCAACCAGTCTTCCAGTTCCTTCTGCACTTCCAACTGCCTTGATACAGGCAAGGTCTTTCTGTGACAGTTCTGGGTTATTTTTGACAAACGTGTCAAGGTCTGCAATCCATGATCTTGCATTAGATACTGGTGCACCTTGGTTGATCTGACCATCCATAAAGTATTCTTCTACTACCTTAGTAGTTTCATTAGCAAGTCCTAAGAAACCACCCTTCTCTTTGATGTCCTTAGTTATATACGCTGTCTTGGGATCGTTAGCAGTATAACTGATTTTATATCCCTCTTTGTCTGCTGACACTACGTAAGAAGTATAAGGACCTACAGGTATGTCTAGATCAGGTAACTTACTATCCTTTCTGTTGGCAATCATGCCAATCATACCAATGTGTGATACACCTATTACTACTCCTATTGTAGCAGCAAACCATTTTATCGGTGTCATGATAAAAGATTATATCTGTTTATATTTAGACGCATAAAAAAGGGGAGGTTTTACCCTCCCCGAATCGTAATAATAAAGGATTGGTGCATGACCTTTCCCCCGAACTCTATGTAATTATTTACCAAAAAATTTATACCTAGTCGGTCATTTACTTAACAAAAAGAAATGCCTAGTCCCAATCCACTCTCCAAGATTTAATCTTAAAAGGATCTAGGACTACCCACTTTGCATAATGAATACCACGATAACACAGCATGGCAAAGACCCTCTCTGGATCATGTTTTTCTGGATCGTATTCTGGAACTTCGTATTCGTCCCATGTGAATTCTATCTTCATCGTCTTAGCCTCCTGTAACATTATTTAGTGTTAGGAGTCCTTAACATGAAAAAACCTCGGAGAGGCGAAAGATAGCATCACGAGGTTTTAAAAGAAAGAGGGTGGTTGGAGTCCTGTATACCAACAAATAACGGGCATTACTACAGAAGTAAAAACGTTATTGCCTGAGACCCGACTGGTTGAGTCGGTTCTGCATCGCTGCAGCAGCACCACCTGTGTCTCATCACCTTAACTAGCGGTTGCCAGTAAGTTTGTTCAGTCACACCCATGTTGCGTCCAACAAATATATTATAGCACAAAAAAAGGGTGTCAAGCACCCTCTCAGAAAATATGTAATTGAGATTACATTAGGTTTGCAACTCTTACTCTTCTGTAGTAAGCGTTAGCGTTCAAGTTACCAGCTGCTTGTGGATCTGAATCAGATAAAGCAGTTAGTCCCTTAGCAAATGGGTTAAGAACCATTCCGTAACGAGTCTTAAACCCGATACGTGGTTGGAATGTATCCTGACCTATTGCTCTGTACATTTGTAGAGGAACATATGGGCAGTAGAATAATCCTGCATCATATGCATTAGTACCTTTGTAACCTACAACATAGTACTGATTGTCAGATACGTTTGCTGAATATGGGTCGATGTAGACCTTGAAACGTCCGTTGAGTGTTCCAACGAATGTGTTTCCTGTGTCATCAATCTCTCCGATACCACCAACTGCACCAGAAATTCCTGAGTCGTAGTCAAGAACACCACTCATAGCAAGAGCAGAAGCTACATCAGCAGATGTGATGATGATGTTACCCTTCCCTCTACGAGTTTCCTGTGCGATTGCGTTTGCGTCTCTCTCAATCTGGAATAATAGTCCTTTGAATTTTTCAACTGACCATCTACCATTTGAGTCAACGTCAAGATCGAATACACCCGCGTTAGCAACGTTAGCCTGTGCACCAGGTTTTGCACCTCTGTATACAGTTCTAACAACTTCTCTGTTGATTTCAGCAAGGATCTCTGTTGAGAGAATGTTTGCCAACTCAGACTCTGCATCTAATCCGTGGATAGCTTTCAAGTCTTGAGCAAGTTCAACTGAGTAGTCTGCTCTTAGTGCTCTACCTTTAGCTTCAACAGCGATCTTGTCGATGCTGAATGCCATTTCCATGAAGGCAGTTGATGCACCATCTCCTAGTGCTTCTTGCTCAGATGTGCTGAACTTAGAAGATGCTAGGTCATAGTTTGTAGCAGTTGTACCGCCACCTGTTGCATCGTTGATAAGTGCAGGGTTCTTCTCTGTAGTTGCTGTTGGAGGTGTTGCTCCGTCAGTTCCTGAGAATTGTGCATCTGGCTCATCAAAGAATGCTTCGTTTCCAGACTGGTTAGTATATCTGGATCTCATTGCAAAGATCAATCCAGTAGGTCCTGTCATAGGTTGAACACCTGCGATGTCATAAGCAATAAGCTTAGGCATAGCACGACGAATCAAACTAATAAGGATTGGATCAAAACCTGCAACAGCACCACTACTTGTAGTAGGGGTGTTAATAGGACCAACGTTTGTTGGTGCTTCTGTTAGAACTGCACGCTCTTCAGCTAGTGCACGCTCTTGGTTTTCCAAAAGTATTGCGGTTACCGACTTTCTATAAGGATCTTTAATGTCATTAAGACCTTCATGGTTAAGTACTGGTGCCCACTTCTCTTGGAGATTTTCTGCATTATACATGCGGATTTACACTCCTGTGTGTTTGTTTGGGTTTACAGTTAGTTTACAGTCTCTTAGCGAGTTGCTGAACATAAGAAGTCATGCTCTCGCTTACGACTTCACTTTTCTGAGCTGGTTGCTCATCGGAGATCTCTTCCTTTACTTCTGGTTTCTTAGCACCGAAGTAAGACTCCTTGATTTGCTCCAACTTCTCACGATACGACTCTTCTGTCTTGAATTCCACTGCTTCAGCAAGTGAGGTGAATTTATCCTTCTGAACTTCTGCAAGTCCTCTGGATGTTTCAATCAAAATCTCATTTTTACGATAAGCACCTACTGCTTCATGTAATGCAATGTTCTTCTCGACCTGATCATTAAGTCGGGTCTCCATGTCATCTAATTTCTCGCTCATATCTGCTACAACGTCTAGAGCTTCGTCTGGTACGTTGATGTTGCTTTCAATGAACAATTTCTTTAATCCACCCATAAATGCTTCGGTGACTTCAGCACGAAGACCTTGCTCAATAGCAAGTTCGTTCTCAGTCATCCACTCTTCACAAGCATATGAGAGGAAATTCTCTACGCGACCCGCGAATTCTTCCTTGATCTTCTCAAGTTCTTCGCTGATCCTGCCTTCTGCAGTTTCCTTAAGTTTGGCAACTTCCTTAGTTACCTTAGCAGATACTGCAGCTTCAAACACAGTAGTTGCTTTCTTTTGGAATTCTTCGTCTAGGTCAGCACCACTTAGAATTGCTGTGATGTCTTCCTTGACTTCATCTTCGGAGATTGTTTCTCCTTCCTTTGCTACATCATCAAAAATTTGACCACTTAGTGCACCAGGCATACTGGATGAAGCACCACTTGGTTTTGTTTTGATTGTAGAATCTCCTGTTGTACTCACTGGAGCAGCAGCTTTTTTACCTACGTTTTCAGGACCTTCTGGTTTTTCTTTAGTAGAACCACCAACCTCAACAGCACTGTTTGACAGTGGTGAAGGTTGTGGAGGAACTGCACCTTTCTTAATAGCGGTATCGCCAGTTGCAGCATCTTCTTTTACTTCTTCAGGAGCCGCGTTTTCTGCGATCACCTTTTTGAATTTTTCATCAATACTTGACATTTACGTACTCCTTACGGATAAAATTAGATTGCGTTAAGATTTAATAATATTATTTATAAATCATAAACTTCTTAGCAGAGAATTGAACGCGGCAATCTTACGCTCTGCTAATTCTTGAGATGAAGGTGCGGTGTCAAGAGATTGCTTGACTGCCTCCAATTGTGCCTCTTTGATCTTACCGTCAACTAAACACCATTCTCTACCCTCGTATATACCTTCAACAAAAGCATCAGGTGCGGAAGGATCAGCAACAATATCTGCTGCTGTAGAAAGGATGAAGTCGTCGGCAACGATTTGTGCGGTTCCCTCTCTTTTGATAGAACCTAATCCACGTGATGACACACCTAGTTGCACACCCTCTTCAAGTAAATTCTTAGCGATTTTACCCATAGGTGTTTCCAATAGTTTTGCCTTACCCATAAAGTTTGTTCCTTCTGGGGTCAACTGAACTATCTTATGTGACACACGATCTAGATTAATAGTAGGACCGTCGGGATGACCTAATTCACCTAACGCTCTTCCACGTTTGACGAATTCTTCATTGTACTTGTTAACCTCTTTCGCCATGGAGTCGAACTTATACATTCTTCCATTGCGATTGGTGATCTCGGTCTGCAAAAAGATACCCTTGATATAGGTGTTCTTCTTACCGTCCTTTTCTTCGGTTAGAATCTCAACTGGTTCAATTTGTTCCGTGATCAGTTTCATCGGTTTCCTCTTCTGTTTCTACATCGTTACGGTTGATAACGTCTGCTGTTTCCTCTGGTGACGCTTCTCCCTCTGGAGGAAGACCATCATCAGGTACATGTGGAAACATACGATTTGCAACGTCTAGTTTGCTCGCATCAACAGATGCTGCAGCTTTTACTTGCAGCATATCTTTGAGTTTTTCTAAGGCATCTGCCCTATCGTTGTCCCAAAGTAAGTCAACGATTTCTCGTTCTTGTGTAGCCATAATTTAATGTTACCTAACTTTTATTTATTACCGTTCCCATTTTGAGACGCGGAAGTTTTCCGAGGATCCTGTCTACCATTCATTTTTGGTGGAGTATCTCCGTTCTTTGCAGCGGTTTTTTGCTGTGCAATTTGCACATCCTTCATCTCTTGATCTTTTGGTATATTTTCAATGTCCGCGTTTATTGTATCCTGATCTAATTGTGTCTGACTTGTAGGATCTATTGCTCTTCCATTTTCAATATCATCTGCCATCTGATCATCCATTTCTTCCATCTGTATCTCTGTTTGACCTAAGATCTCAGAACGAATGTATTGAGTAGAGAAATACTTTCCAACATAAGGATCCATAGCAGCAATGACATTGAGTTTCTCAGTCATCATTTCTAGATTCTTAAGCTCTGTAAAGTGATTGTCATAAAGATAGTCATATTGTATATGCTCCTTCATGTCATCCCAGTCTTCTGGAACAATAACACTTTTTAGTATTAATTGTGTTTTAAGAGTGTCATGGAATATATCACTAAACTTTTTACGGAGTTTTCCTACAAATTTAGTAAATTTTAATTCGTCTCTGGTAATCTCTGCAGATCTACCAAGGTCAAATGATGTGCCACTTTCTAATCTTCCTGCAGGAACATTTAACGCTTTGTAAAGTTTTGTTTGGAAATATTGCACGTCTGTCAATTCTCCAAGGTTCTGACCACCTGGCAACGTAGTAATTTCTGTTCCTCTACCACCTTCTCTACGTGGTAACCAGAAATCTTCCATCATTGACATGTATTTTCTGTCGTCTCTTACTTCACCAGTCTGTGCATCATACACTAACTTGTTACGATACCTACCCATAACCTCACGAAGATATGTTTCCGCTTTTTGTTTTGGTAGATTACCTACGTCAATGTAGAAAATTCTTCTTTCTGGTGCTCTTGATATTCTGTAGATAACAAGAGAGTCCTCAATCATACGTAATTGGTTGAGAACTTTGATACCTTTATGCAAGTATGACAATACGATATTTCTATTCGTATCCATGATACCTGATGTGCAATATGTGATTGCGTCTTTTGCAATTCTAATTCCGCTATTTGCAGATGTGTTGTTTAGACCTTTTGGATTGTATAGGAAATACTCTTCGCCTTTACCGAAGTCATACTTCATAAACTCGTCTGCAGTTTTTGGTTTTGTTATTTGCCTTACTTTCTTAATCTTATGTGGATCTACGTAACGTAATTCTTTGATACCATCAGCAGGATTATCTAAATCAATAACCTTATGATAATACAAACGCCCATCAATGTACCATCTACGGAACATCTCATGAGCTTTGCTATCGAATCCGAATAAGTTTTTAATGTAATCGAACTCGTCTCTGATTATATTTTTTACTGCGTCACTAACTTCTAAGTTATCTAAGTTAATTTGCACAGGACTATCGTTCTGATCAGCAACGATTGCCTCATGTATAATATCTTCAATGGCACTGTCCACTTCTGGGTGCATCGCCATTGTACGATACTTCTTCACCATGTCATACTCAGTCTTGAAGTTACCGTCTAGGTCAAGATACTGACCATAGTAACCTCCTGCAATATAACTCGTAGCTCCATCGTCAGAAGATGGTTGGATAGGAGACGGAGCACGACTCTTCTCTTGATTCTTCTTAAACGAGAAACCGAATAACTCTGCCATAATATTTGTGGTTTCTTATCCTTACTATTTAGGCGGGTTTCTAAACGAGAGTATCGTTTCCTGCCTGTCCTACGTCTACTGCTTTTGATGTGTGGAATTGATATGCAAACTCAACATCGAATTCTTCGTAAGAATCATTGTTGTCATATGCAACTGATACCTGAGATACAGATACAGGGAACGCGGAGAATAATTCGTATTGACGAATTACTTTAAGATTCTGTCCGTCACCATCAAACTTAGTAAGTTGATCAACTTTAATATTCTTAAGAATACCTTCAGCGTCACTACTAATTCCTGCAGTTGCAACGTTTGCACCTACACCGTTTGTTAGTTCGATCCATTTCTCATATGCTGCACGTAACTCAAATGCATCATCCATATAGAATGTTCCAGTCCATGTCTCATAAGTTCTGTCGCCAGGCACTTTAAGTACACGACCTCTAAATGGTAATTCAACAGTTCCTACGTTTGTTGCAGGAAGTGCTGCTGCTTTACACATGTATGTTACTGACTCTTCTGGTTTTCCAGTTCCGTCAATTGTTGGGTCTGATACTCCCTGTGGGAATCCATGTTCTACTGAGAACAGGTTAGGGCGAACCCCGCCCTTGATTGCCGATTGGAAAGTAAGTAAACCTAATCCTTTCTTTGCCATTGTTAAATTGCTCCGTTAGTTATCTGCGAGGGGTGACTTCTTCAAATGATACACCTGTGCGTGTAGCGATGAAGGTTAGTGTGATAAAGTTGATTGAACGTGCAGGCTTGATAAAGAAATCTGCCTTAAATTCGTTCGCGTCGATGACTGCACCAGTGTTATTGGTGTCATCACACACAACTAAGAAGTCTGTAATTCCTCTTTCAGCTTGAATGCCTCTAAGGAATGGTTCGACAACGTTCTTAAAGTTGTTACGTGTGAACTCATCGTTAAGTTCAAAAAGGACTCCCTTCGCAGCGTTGCCGATAGTCTTTTCTATCACATTGAAAAGACGTCTGACATTGATGCGATCAAATGCAGATGGTGAAGCGAGAGCAGTTTTGTCTCCGAAAAGAACAATACCTTGACCAGGTAAACTGGTTACTGGATTGATCCTTCTCTGATAGAGTTGGTCTCTTTCAGATTTAGTTGGTGAGTATGCTAGTTTTACAGCACCTCTAATTGCACCACGATTCAATCCTGCGGGAGAGAACCATGGAGTACCGTTTGCAGTTACACTTGCACATAATCCTGCAACGTCTCCGTTAAGAGGAACGTAACGATACTTGTCAGCAAATCTGTCGTAAATATATTTCCAACCATTATCAAACACACCGAATGATGTTGCTTGCATAGAATCGTAGAAATCTATTACGTTCTGTGTTTGTGTTGTTGAAGATGTAACTCCAACGACGTCGCTGTAGTAAGGGGAGATGAAACCAACACAGTCCTTTCTGCTAGAAGCAATTGAAAGAACTTTAGTAGCGACTGCTTGGTGATCTGATTTTGATGCAATTGCTCCTCCTCCCATTAAGAGATAGTCGATGTCAACAGTTTCAGTATCTGCAAACTCGTTAAGTCCAGTCTGAACTTCTCCAGATGTTGCTGATCCTACCTCTGCACCTTTTACAAAAGTGTAAAGTCTGTTAGCAGGATCTGATGAGAATAAATCAAATGTAGTTGTGCTTGGATTTCCTGCATTATCAGTTCCACCAAAGTTAGCAGCAGAACTAATTGCAGCGTTACCACTTACATCATACGCATCATTCTCGTGAGAACCCCAGTAAATATACTGAGACTGATTAAGAATAACTGTAGGATAATAGTTTACTGCACCAGATGAAGTCTTAGCATCATTTGCTTTTGATACATATGTGAACTTCTCTAGTAATGAATTTGGTTTACCAGTAATAGCTCCTGTTGAGTCATATACAACAATGTGCATTTCATCATTAGCACCACCACGTTCTGCAACGTAAGGTGAAGTGCCAGGTCTAGGAGAAATTGAATTCCAATTTACACTACCATAAGCAACTTGAGAATCATACCAATCTGATTTTGCTGATACAACTGCATCAGTAACACCGTTTTCAATAACATCAGTAGCGATCCAAGTATCAGAAGTAATTAAGGAGACTTTGTTTGATGCTGCATCCCATTGGTAGATGAAACCAGACTTAGAACCATTAGGAGATCCAGATGCTGTAGAAACTTGAGTTCCTACAGTTGTTGTGCCAAGTGCACTATCAAGTGTTAAAGTTACATCAGCACCTTTGTCGATGATTGCAACTTTGATTGAATTTCCTTGAACGCCAGGATTTCTTGCTGCCCATTTGAATGGGTTATTGGTTGTTAAATACTCATTCGCTTCGTAATGCTCTAACGTTGGAATGGAAAGAGTATATGGAGAAGTTACATTATCGTCTGATGCGGTTAATTGTCCTGTTGTTGAACAACGAACGACGTCAAGAACTCCACCGTACTGTAGGAAACTTGCTGCAACCCACCACTCGTCTGCGTTATTGTCGTTAGGTTCCCCGAATATTTCAATTAGTTGAGATTCGGATGCTATGCGAACTGGTTTAAGAACAGGTCCTTTTTGGAAGGCACCCGCTATTGCTCCTACGTTTACTTCAACCGTCTCAATCGAACCAACAGTCAGATCTCTTTCTTGAATCTCAACTCCTGGCGATAAGAGCGTGCTAGCCATGTATTTACTCCTGATGTAATAACAATTTTTGTCTAATATTATTTAGAAAAAGCTCGTTCTTTAGCGATAGTCCCAAAGACTTGCCATGTCACCATACTCATCTAACTTCCATTTTTCTTGGTTTTCTTCATTCATATCAATCCTCCATATATTACCCTGACTGTCTATTTCCCTTTCTTCTTCTAACCCATCATCTATAAAACCAAAAGGTGCCATGTCTTGTTCAATAGCATTCTTTTGCTCCTCATATATACGTCTTCTGATGTCCTGATCGGTCATCTCTTTAAAATATTCCTGTTGTACCAACCATGCAAAAATAACTAAACACATTACAAGATCATCATTATATCCTTCATCTGCTTCAAAACTTTGTTTGTTTTGTATAAACGTAGTCAACTCAGATACAATGTTGTAATCCTTAACAAGTAACTTGTCATCTTCTATCAGTGTCTTGAGGTTAGAGCATCCTTGTGCTTTGACAGTCTTGCTCATTTTTACACCCATCTGGACTTTGTTACCTGAGAATCCTTGTCCAACTATTTGCCCTGCTCTACCACGCATAGCACACATCAATACATTTTCATACTCTAGATCGTAGAATAAACTACCAGATACTGCTTCTCCAATATCGTTTACCTCAGTAAGAACATATGCTTTATTATAATTTGTCGCTACATTGAATATTATATTAGGATATACCATTGGTCTGACATCATGGTCACGGTATTTTGCTACCAATCTCCATGGTGCATGAGTGATATCAATTACCACAAAGGCAGAGTAATCCTGTGCGAGACCACGAGATACGTCCACACATATAATATAATCATGATCACGTACAGGATTTTCATATACGTCGAGAGATCCGTTGGTCGTAAGGGGGTCATCGTAAGTTAGTGTTCTAAGTTTAGCTGCAGTAATTAGAGTGTCAACAGATCCAAGAAATTCACAGTCAAACTCTTGAGTAAACTGTCTCTCAGATGTATTGGCAATAGTTTGTTCCTTCCACTTCGCATCTCTGCCTGGCACTTTTGACCAGTGAACTTCAGACCATGCATATCCATTTCTACCTTTCTGTGCATCTACCCATAACTTATAGAAATGGTTCATTCCATTTGGTGTTGAAATAATGATGACTTTTGTGGATGTACCAGAAGTAATAGTAGGATAAACGGAACTAAAGAATTGCTCTGCAATATGGTTAGGTATAAACGCAAACTCATCGAGGAAGATGATGTTGAACGACATACCTCGGACAGCAGATGCTGAAGTAGATGCAGCGAGAATTTTTGATCCATTCTCTAACTCCATACTTCCTTTGTTATATACGACAATACCTTGCTGTAACCAGAGTGGTAATTGTTCGTATGCTAGTTGCAATCTACCAAGTAGATCTCTAGCAGTAGATAACTTGTTAGCAAGAATACCAACGTTAACGTTATCATTAAAAAGTATATAGTGTAAAAGGTATGACACACAGGTAGTAGACTTACCAGTCTGTCTTGGTAGTTTTGCTATATTAAATCTGTTTTCATGGAATGATTCAATGAGTTCTTCTTGAAAATCCCACATATCAAATGGAACTATACCCTCATCCAAAGAGATAATTTTGATATAGTTTCTAGCAAAATATACAGGATCCTCTTTACATTTAAGGTATTCCTGTATTTGTTCTTTACTAAATTGTATTTCTGTCCCTACCTTCTTAAGGTTAGGGTTTCCCAAATAAAAGTCTTGACTCATTCCGAATTCATCTTCAAGTAATTTTCAGCCTCTTCTCGCGTATCAAACCAATGCAGTCGTCTATTCAATTGCACTTCGTACTTATGTGAAATAGGATCTTGTCCTATCACACCTTCGTAATCTTTCCAATCAAGATCTAGAAGATCTTCCGATACCATTGACATGAGACTTCTCCTCTGCTTTGATTTCGTATTCTAGCATAGAGCGTAGAATAGTTGCACGAGTTGTGTCATTGAATGCTTCTAGAACTCTAAGTTCTGCTTGCATTTCTTGAACTCTAGACATATTTAGTCTCCTATAATTAACAGTTCCAAGCACGAAGTGACTTGTTTATACGACTGTCGGGATCCCTAGCAGTCTTCGCACTTGTCAACTTCTTCTTCATACCTTTCATTCTAGCACAGAAACTTGCTCTTCGCTTGTTACCTTTTTTCTTGCTTGGTGCTTTTAAGTCAGAACCAGGATTTGCTCTCTCATATGATTTACGACCCTTTTCATTTAATCCACCAGATTTATTTTTACCTTCCTTACGTTGCCATGCCTCTTCACTAACTTGATCTTGTGGGAAGTTAGGAACATCAGTTGAACCACCATCTACCTTAACTTTCTTTTTATTTTCTTTTTTCTTTTTTGCTTTATCTTTAAATTCTTCTCTAGAATCTCCTGCATAGAAGTATGTCTCATTCTTTACAAGATATCCATCTTCTCTTTCGTGATACCCTTTTGGTATTGGTTTGCACTTTTTATCTTCTCTACAATAATACATACCATCACCACAATCCTTAGACTCTGTTGTTAATACTACAGGTCCGTCAGTTGCATCTGACTCATGGAATGATATTACTCTACAACCAGGATACATTTTATCACACAGTTTCTGTGCCTGTGGTCTTTGCATTCTAGAAAGATTTGCTCTGTATACTGTGAAAGTCATTTGCCTACCTCTCCATATAAAAGAGATAACATAATATCTTCCATACATTGTAGGTATGCGTGTTGCCATTAACCTGTTACCGCATTGTTATCTTTATCGTGACGCTGATATGCTGCAGGAGTTCTTGCATTATTATCTTTATCACGTGCTTGAAATGTGCCAGGTGTTCTAGCACTATTATCAGAGTTACGAGCTTGATAGTCAGCATTAAAATTTTCATATGTGACTGTGCTCCAACCCTCATTTCCTGAGAACTGGTTCACCGTAGTCTTGCCTGGTTGAGGACTGACTTCGTTATTATCTTTGTCGTGTCTTTTGTATGCCATAAACTTATTTATCCTTTTTCTTGCTTGCTTGTTTTAACATTTTTTGTAGGTCAGCAGTGCTACCAACAAACAATGAATTGTTAGTTACTTGTGTTTTGACACTCTCTTCTTTGACATTCTTTTTGTCCTTCTGCAGTGCCATAAGTTTGTCAGCAACATCACCTACATGTTTAATTAATTGTCCTGCAACTTCATATGCACGTGGATGATCAGATGACATTGCAAGATCAAGTGCACCATTAACTGCCTCTTGTCCTTTATCAATTAAAGAATATAAGTTACCTCTTGCATACTCATAGTCCTTAATTACATCATCACCCTCCACTGGTTTTTTTAGATGCAATTTATTCTTTGGAGGAACTACCTCACCTACTGCCTCAACAGTATTGAATGTTTCATCTAATCCTGACATGTCTCCTTTATTCATAATAAGATACCGTTTCACTGAATCCAAAGTCATCACCACCTGTGAGTAATGCATCATCTGTTGCATCTATAAGATCAATAGGTGTACCCGCATTAGCAGCAGCTGCTTTTGTTCCGTTCTGTGCTCTGCGAACTGATAATTTGTTTGGAGATGTTTTACTCTTGACATACAACACTTCATTACCAATCTCAATGTATGACTGAGTTGGTATGTTAGTATAATCAAGAACTTCTATAGTAAGATTTCTTGTATTGATTGCTTGTGTAAGTTCTGTAGTTCCATCTTGGTTTTGATCGGAAAGTGCTTTTGGTTGAACCTGATAAGCAACCTGTCTTGTAGTAGCAACGTCTTTCATATCTGTGTATATGTCTGCCTTTGCTTTCTTGATTGGTGCTGAAGTTCCTACAGGTCCGAAGATGTATGCCTTGACTGTAAATTGCATTGTAATCAAGGTAATTTTTTTCTCATCAAAAGATCCTTCGTAGTCATCACTATAGTTGATGCTATTTAATATGATAGGAACATCCCTAAAGTCTGCCATGTCATCAACCAACTTAATAGTCATTTGATAAGACGGTTGGAATATAGGAACTATCTGTTCTGTTATTTCTAATGCTTCGTCGTTTGTTTTTGATATTATATTTAATTCAAAATCAATATTATAAGGAACAGGTGTAAACTGTTTCTTGACTGCGTTTGCTGTATTTGCTTTTAATGTAAGAGTTGTTGGTGCAAGTTTTCTAGAACTATCATATGATATTCCTGTCATCTCAAATGACAAACGTGGAACTGTGATCGCAACTTTCTGGTTTAGATCTGCCTGTTGTTCTAGTCTTGCTAAAAATTTCTGTCGAGGACCGTATGCCAAAGGCACTTTCATCCTACTGTATACTGAACCGTCTTTATTTTCCTTTCTACATTCTATGTTATTGAATAGTGTACCAAATCCAATAACACACTTTCTAATAATCTTGTTGTACGTGTATGCACCTAACATTATACTAATCCAAATGGGTTGGTTTCACTAAAGTCAATGATATCGTCACCAAAATTTTCAAAGGTTACGCTTTCTGAATATTTAGGATCAGCAGTTGCCATCTCATCCCTATTATCCAAAACTATCTGTGCTCCAGACTCTGATCCTACAATTAATTCACCTACTAAGAATGATCCAGTTGGTGTTTTAAGTTTTACAAATCCCTCATCAGCATTCCATTCTACTAGGTTTGCAGTAGTTCCTGTTGAACTACCAGTAACTAATTCTGGAACTGTAAAGGCACCTGTAATTCCTGCAGGAGCAGCGGTAAACGATGCAGATGCAGATGTGTATCCACTGCCACCGTTAGTAATATCTATAAGTCTTACACTCTTATAACCTGATCCACCACTTAATATATTGATTGCAGTCAATGTTCCATTGGTAAAGGTAGGAACTAATGTTGCTGCTATACCGCCACTATCAGGTGCTGTAACATTTAAAATCGCTCTATCCTCATCATAGTTTGCACCACCATCTCGTATAATAACATCTCTAATTTGTCCCTCTTTAACTGTTCCTCTAATAACAGCAGAAGACGTTGGTGATCCACCACTTACAGTTATGTTAACCATAAATGCTTCTGCAGTTGCACCCGTTCCATCTCCTGTGATAGTTATTAGGGGAGTCTCATTATATTTGCTACCATTATCACTGATGAATATATTAGTAAGAGAACCACCATCTACTACAGGAGTTCCAGACGCATTGGTTCCTGCAGTAGTAAGATAGTAATGCTTGACAGTGTAACCGTAATCTACGAGTTCCTCATCACTATCAAATAGATCTCCTTTCTCATCACTGTATTCAAATAGTTCTGCTTTCAGTTTATAAACATAACCTTTACCTAACTGGTAGAATGGTTCTTCATGTTCTACAAATTTTATCTCAAAGTAATTACTTGTTAGTGGAAGGTATATCAGATCTCCTTCTTGTGGTCTTTCTGGTGCTTGATAATCTTTATCAAGTAGAAGGAATTGTGATATAAGATCCGAGAATCTTTGCTGAGATATGATCATAGTTATCTCATCAGTCTGTGCTACACCAAACTTTGTTAATAGATCTCCACCACCTTGGAATCCATCAAAGTTCTCCATGTATGCTTCTATTAAATATGCATCATTAAACTCACCAATTACTTCTTCATTAAACACACCGTCCTTTTGCATGATTTCTCTAGGACAGTATAGAACATCCATCCCAAACATTTTGAGATGCTCTTCTACTAAGTTTTGCAATAGGTGCTGTTCGTTCCTAGTGCCATGTGTGAAGTAAGTGGTTCTTGCCATTATCCAATCATGTCTAGTGGTGGTGTCTCATAACGAGTTAACATTTCTTCTTCTAATTTTTCTACCTTTGCCTTACCCTCGTTGTATATAAATTCACCGTTCATTGTAATTCCACCTGGCAACTGTGTTCCTTGGAATTTAATTAAGTTTGCACCCCACTGTCTTTGTATAAGTGCAGACACATATCTCTTCAACCAGATGTCATTATATACATCAGTAAATGAATTAGGGTCAACTGCACGATAACATTCCAAAACTATGAATTGATCTGCAGGAACGTCAGTTTTAAAATCTAGATCAAGATATAATCTATCACCACGCATCTGATATCTAATCTGTTTCTGTCCTTCTAACAGATAGTAGATATCTTCCAATCTTCTATTGACCATTTCATATGTAAGGATCTCTGTTTGTGTAAGATCCCAAAGGTCATTCAATCTCCACTGATATCTAACGTCAAATAAGTTTGTGACATTCTTAGATACAAAATCAAATACCTTAACCACTGTTGTTACGTATGGTGGCATTTTGATATAGTTGTTTTGTTCTTTAAAGGTAAGAGTTTGTCCAGAAGATGTTCCTTGAGCAACAGTAGTATCAGTATCTGTTGTCATGTCATCTAACATTAACTGATCATATTTAACTTTTAGATGGGTTCTAATATAACCATCCATGTGTCTCTCATTATAAAACTGGACAGCATCATCCACTAGATCACTAATCTGATCATCCTCTATGTTTATTTCTAGGACTGGTGCACCGTTTTGACGTAGTGCATAATCTATAAGTCCCTGTCTGCTTGATGGAGTTGCCATGTTAGGTAGGATTAATATTAAATCTAATTCTTACATAGTATGTAGTATTAGATGCTAAATTTACAGCACCTGGCAATGTGTAAGAATTTAAGTTTGAAGAATTACCAAGAGATTGGTGAACAATTGTTCCAAATGTATTTGCAGGAGAAAACTGCCAATCACTAGACGTATGCTGATACCCTGCCTTCATTGCAATAGCATCAACATTTATAGTTGGGTTAAATGCAGGAACAATAGTTTGTATTTCTGGTTGGTCAACTAAAGGTGTTGTAAAGTTGACTGCAGCAGAGTATGCACTCTCTAGTCCATTGTTATCTCTAAACTTGACTTGAACTGCATATGTAGTATCGAAGTCTAGCGTTGCAGATGGAACAGTCAATGATGTCAAGTTACCAGTATCACCACTAGCAAAAGACTGAGTAGTGTCATAAACAGTTATGTTGTCTATAACTCTTCTAATTCTCCAGAATGTAGAGAAATGTGTCTGATTTGCATACTCAACAACAAAAGGTGCAGTATTAATAATAGGTTGTCTAGAGAATGTTCTATTCGTATCTGCATCAATAACTGGTGTTACACTTGCAGGACCTGATGTAAATTCTGACTCATTAACAGTCAATGTAGCAGCACTTGATGTTACTGTAGTTGCATTAGCATTTGTTAATACACAGCGGAACTGTTCTGCAGGAGTTGTTGGGAAAACTGTAGCAGGAGTTGTATATGATGCTGAGTTTGCACCATTTATTTCTACCCAGTTAGCACCAGAGTTTGTTGATATTTGCCATTGATAAGTTATGATGTCACTTGTTATAGAAGCAACAATAGTAAAGGTTGCGGTTCCTCCTTCAATAACAGCAGTAGAGTTTGGTTGTGTTGATATTGATATAACACGTAAGACTGTAAGTTCTCCATGTGTAGAAGTAATATCTCCTGCAGAACCTACGAGAGAAACAACACTTCTGTAACGATCTGCATTATCATTAGCAAATACTAGAGTTGGTGTTGTGTATGCTGCACTGGTTGCTCCACCAACAGGTGCATAGTTTGCTCCACCATCGTCAGATCTTTCCCATTGGTATGTTGGAGTTCCACTACTCGAAGATGCTGCAATTGTAAAGGTTGCAGTCTCACCTTCATTACCAGTTTGATTAGATGGTTGTGAAGTGATAGAGAATGTTCTTAAAACTGTTAGTGCAACTGCATTAGTTGTTGCATCAGCTGCTGCACCGACTGCACTGATAACACAACGATACTGATCATTATGATCATCTGCATATGTTGTAAGTCCTGTTGTATATGACGCACCTGTTGCTCCACCTATAGGATTCCATGCACCCCCGCCATCATCTGACTTCTCCCACTGATATGTTACGCCAGGTGTATGTGAGGATTGACCTCCTGCTTCTTCACCACCACCTCCTCCACCACTAGGAGTATCAAACTGATCTACCTCGAATGATGATGATGCTGCATTACCTCCCACAGGTGACATAGTTACACCACCAAGTGTGGTAAATGTTGCAGTAGATCCCTCATTAACTGTTGTAGGACTTGGTTGAGATGATACAACGACTGTTACAGTTTCTACTTGTAATGTAGCAGCATTAGATGGTGTAGTTGTTGCACCAGCTGCTGATAACAAACAACGATATTGATATTCGTCATACGCTGTAGTTAATGTAGGTGTCGTATATGTTGTAGTTGTTCCACCAGTTCCCTCAGATACATCAGACCATGTAGATCCATTAGTAATAGATACTTGCCACTGGTATGTTATATCTCCTGCATCATTATCAGATGTAGTAGCAGCAACACCGAATGATGATGTTCCACCTACTGCACCAGTTATATTAGTTGGTTGTGAAGTAATGTTTATAGTTCTTTGAACAAACAATCTTGCAGTATTACTGAATGCATTACTTGCACCAGTTGCAGATAGCGTGCATTTGTAGTAGTCACCGTAATCATCATCATAAGTTGTAGCACCAGTAGTATAAGTTGTAGTATTAGCACCACTTATATTGCTAAAGTTAATACCGTCACCGTTCTCAGATTTCTGCCACTGATATGTGATATTAGCACCATCTAGAGTAGAACCAACTGCTGTAAATGATCCTGCTGCAGGAGCAATTGGTTGAGAGTTTACTGGTTGTGTGGTTATAGTAATTGTTCTGAATACTGTTAATGTAACTGCATTGGAATAAGCTGGTTGAACTGCAGTTGCTGTATCTAATTTACAACGATATTGGAATGTATTTTTTGCAAAGTCGTCATCTACAGTTAGTGTATTTGTAGTTGCTCCACTATATCCACTACCATTAGATACTGTTGCCCAACCTACACCACCATTAACTGAGAACTCCCATTGGAATGTAATTGTAGATCCATCATCACTAATACCCGCTACAGGTCCGAAGGAAACTGTTCCACCAGATCCCGCCTCTATACTACCGCTTGATGGTTGTTGTGTAACGGAAATTAGAACACCTGTTCCAGTTGTTGTAAGTGCATATGCTCTGGCATTTTGAGTTACATTCTCAGTAACAGTAAAGTTAAATGTTGTATCAAGATAATCAGATGTTACAGTTCCAGATAAGTTACCTGTTGTAGTATCAAAAGTCAATCCAGATGCACCTATCGCATCTCCACTTAGAGTATATGCCTCAAAGGTTGGTTCAGATGCAAATGTTTGTCCTGATAAACCTAAGTCCACATTGACACTAGCACCATTAGCATATGTTCCAATAGTTCCAGCTGAAGTTGTCCAAGTTACACTTGTATCAATAAATGGATAGAACATACCACGTGCTGTGGTTAAGGATGCACCAGTTCCGTTATAGTTGAAATCAACACCAGTATCAACTGGATAATAAACAACAGGAGAACTTTGGTTAGCTGCTTCTTGAACATCAGTAGAAGATGTTAACGATGCATTTGTAGATACCACACCATCAATACTCTCATGTGTTAAGGCAGCATCATCTATAAGTGCTAAGTAATTGTTTGATCCACCACCAGTTGTTCCTGCAGTGGCATTGTTAGGTGCTTGTAAAGTAATGCTATTATTAACAGCACTTTCTGCTTGTATTGTTAACCATCCAGAATGTGATAATGTTGATACATTAATACCACCAACTATTACACCACCACTACCGCCAGGTGCATTTGTCACTGTGATAGTTCCTATCATACCACCATGATTACTACACTGATAATAATATGTTCCTGCTGTGTTTGGTGTCCATGACACTGTTGCGTTACCTGTAGAACCTTGACCACTAGCATTTGGAGTGGTTACATTACTACCACCATTTGATACTCTGATATAGAATGGGTGAACACTTGATACATTACTTAAGTTAAAGTTGATTGTATCTCCAACATACACACCTACTCCTGCGTTGTTACCACTAACAGCACCATTCCTGTCAGTTCCGCTAAGGTTATAAAAACTAGATGAGGGTGCAGTTGTTGTAAAGTTATATGTTGTTGGTGTAGAAGACCCTGCTCCTGCTGTAGAACCTGTGGTTCTAAGTTGACATTTTTTACCTACATTTCCTAAGAAATGAGCAGAGTCAGCTGGATTAAATTTTACCTCTAAAAACGAATTGCCTGATAAAGTGACATATGGATTGTCTATAAGTTTCTTATCTACCATACTATTTGTAGGATAGTTACTATGTGTCCCTGTCCTAATATCACCAGTTGATCCCGTAGTTCTTGCGAATCCTTTTGCTAATCCCGTTAGATTGTTTGTGGTTAATGTATATCCATTCTTACCACACCATGATGCAATAATACCCGCAACAATAGGTCCTGAAAATGAAGTTCCATTTATATGATCAAAATTTCCTGTGCTTGTATACGGAGTATTAGCAGTCCAATCATACTTTGGACATAGAACTCTTTTGCCAGGTGCGACTGTGGTGCAACCTGATCCATAGTTAGAAAAGTGTGCCCATCTATCATTGTATTCTGTAGCACCTACTGTAATTTTATTTTGGTTTGTATCTACATTGTTGATACCACCATTACTATTATCTGCATATCCTGCTGTTCTTGCACCCGCTACACACTTAGTTTGTAAAGGTCCTGAACCAACTCCACTTGAATCTTCAAATCCATTACCCGCAGATCTAACAATAATAATATTATTTTGTGATGCTATAGTTCCTTCAATATCATCTAGCATTTCCTCATCAGTTCCTGAGTCTGCTCCTGCATCATTTAATTCAATATTAGGTGAGTTGAAGTTAGGAATGCCAGGTCCGAAAGATGAGTTGATAACAGCTGGATTATTATTACCTTTGTAATTAGCATCAGTGCTGTCATTATGATCTATAACTGCTTGATATGCTGATAGTATTGCACTATAAGATCCACTATTATTAGAACCAAGTGCTTTTGCTGCATATATTTTTGCATTTCTTGCTACTCCAGCTGTTCTTCCTGCTGCAAGAATAGCACATTGAGTTCCATGCCCATTATCATCTTCATTGTTAGAACCATAAGAACCCGCATAATGTGGCATCTGATATACTCTATAGTTTTGTTGTTCAGCAGTACCATTGAGGTCAGTCACAAAGTCTGGATCATATAACTCAGGATGTAACGCTGCGTTGTTACCTGTAGGTCTACTTGCACCACGAACACCAGTGTCAATGACGTAAAGATCTACACCATCAGCATCTGCGTTTGTTGATTGACTAAATTGTCTGTTTAAATATTGTCTGTCTTGTTTTGTAATTCTATCTAAGTGCCAATAGTCATGGATACTTACAGTTCCAAATCTATAGTTTCTAGCATTAGTTCCTGCATTTGTCCAGATTCCCATTCTGGAATGCATTGTACAATAATAGTATAGAATGGATGGTGTAGACGAAGTAACACTTATGGTTGTCTGTCCATCTGTGCCAGGCGTTCCTGTAACTGTAACTCCTGTAGTTAGTTCTGTTCCACCAGTTGTGTGTATTCCATCTTGTGTTTCAGAAAATCTGAATGGATGGTTTGCATTGGACGAATCACTTTGATCAAATGTATAAGTTCCACCTTGTAAAAATCCAGATTGGTTAGAACTTCTAGTATATGTTCCACCTTGTGTTTGTGAAAACACGTAGTAATTATTACCACTTATATTTTGAACTTTTACATATATTGTACCAGAACCAGTTGTAGTTAAACTTCTTGTATTACTTGTTGCTTGTCCTGATGCAGGAGTATTTACACTAGGAGTTCCAGAGGTCTCAATCGAAAGAGTCTCTCCCTCATTATAGTCTGCTGTTGTATATACGTCTTTATCCCATACCGCACGTTTAACCACATTCAATGCAGTTAATTGATTAAGCACATTACTCTGATATGCTGCAGGGCAGTCAAAAGTAACTATCTGAAATGATCTAAATGCTTCTTTAAAAGACAGGTAACTGTATAGTTTCAAGATTTCTGTGGTTGCAGAATCTATGCTATAGTTATCACTGATCCTTACTATTACCTTCTTCATCCTATGGTACAATAAGTCCTTCAGATCTATTTAGTCCAAATCCTACACACAAAAAAATACCCAAAAAATTTTTTTGGAATATTTGGAATTAAAAAGTTGATTTTGAATTATGAAGTTGTGTCTTGTGCTTTTGCCAATAGTCTTTGAACCTCACCTTCGTTTATTGGTTTACCCATTCTCTCTACAGGTTTACAAAATTTTATATCATGTTTCTCATCAAACACGAACTTAGTTCTTAAGTGTGTTCTATCTCTTTCCACTACTAAATGATAGGAGTATCCGTATACGTTCTGGGTATAACCTATTGACAATATAGATCTACCTTCATATAACTCCCCTACTTTGTATGGACACGTTTCTTCACGTCCATCAAATTTAATATGAAATTGTCTAGAATTTACGTGTTCTTGTTGCCTAAGTTCACTTGACTTCTTGAGTGCCATCTTCTTCTGGTTTCTTGAGTGTCATGTTAAGTGCCTCAATTGCACCTTCAAGTCTCAAAGTTTGTTCTTTACGACTGCTAAGTTGTTTTTCCAATTCAACAATTGTTGCTTTCTGTTCTTTCAATTGGTCAGTAAACTCTTTGACCATTTGCTCAATATCCATGGTTTAAAATGATAAGTATAATTTATTTAGTAACCCATATCTACTAGGTTAAATGATAGAGATATTCTTTCTCTACCACTGAAATGTGGTTCTACAAAATGGTCTAACCAATTTGGAAACACATAACCATCACCTTTTTTAGGATTAATCCTATGATAAACATGTTGATCATAGTATTTGCCAACCCTAGTTTGTGGTCTTGGATCTACAAAAACTAATTGACCTTCTCCGTTATCCAGTTCTGGTACTTTTAAGTATAGCACACCACTATACATTGCGGAAGGGTGGTTGTGGAAAGATGAATAATCCCCATCTCTCATTACCATTGCCCAACACATTATCCTGCACATTTCTGCAGGAGGAATTGCTCTATCTCCTTTTGCTGCATGCTCTTGTATCATAGCATGCAAAAGATTTTTCAGTGCAACTGACCAGTCTTCATTACGTGATGCAAGATCGTCCAGAGAATGATACCCTGTCCGACCTCTCATAGAATATTGTTTTCCCTTTATATCTTCTTTTTCTTGATTTAATACGTGTTCAATGATTGGTATACCAATACTATCAATATCAGGTATGTCAAAGTCACTTACCTGTGTGACAAATAAATTCATATTGTAAAATAATAATTTAAGTTAAAGCAGCTGGTTTTGGATATTTTAACTTAGCAGCTTCTATGATGTCAAGTATTGCTTGTGCTTCTGTTCCTACATCAGTTCCGTTTGCTTTTAAATGTGCAACCATTTTCCAAAGAGCGTCTAATTGCTCTACCTCATCAGGATACTCTTCTCGCCTCTTTCCAATATAAGACAAGTCTTGTTCATAGATGTCAGGGTGTGGCATATGCTCTAGGATATGATCTTCAAACTCTTCTTCAGTCCATGATCTAGTCTGACCATTTGCCTCAACATGAGTCATGTCTGCTGCTTTATGTCCTCTGCTTTTATAAAAACTGATTTTTTCTGCATCAGTTAGAGTTCTAAGAGTTTTTGAAATCCCTGCAGATTTGTTGTTTTGTGCCATGATTAATAATTAACGTAACTACCTGCTAAAGGATAATCTCTTATAGAAGGCATTGTAGCATAGACTGCACAAGCAAAGTTACAACCAGTTGTTACAGCCCTTTGGTTTTGGTTATTGTATACTCGGATTCCACCAAGAGGATATCCAGTGTTGTCTTTTCTTGCAGCACCTCTCCAAACACCTCCACCACGATAATCTCCACCATTTTGTTCTGATGCTCCACCACCATGCATATAATATGACCAGTAGTTTGCGGTGCTAGAGTTTGGTGTGTTACTCATATACATGTGAGTAGTCCATGATGCTTCTCCATTTGATTGGAGTTCATAACTACCATCTTGAGCAGTGATAGCAAAGTATGATCTACCACCAGTTCCAGATGCTGCTCTAGGACGACCATCATTTGCATGCCATCCAGATACCATGTAGAAATATCTACCACCATTGGTATCAACGTTACCATTACAATCTATAAATCTAATATAATATTCACCGTTACCACTATTTTGCTCATAGAAATTAAAAACAAATTCATATGAATGATACATTCCACCACCACTGGTTCCAATACCATTACCAGTACCCCATTTAATATCTGTGCTGCTCCACTGATCTTGTCTTTCTTCAAAGGCAATTAATTGCCTTCCACCCATAGGAACCCAAAGTGCTTGACTTTTGTTAGAATATGGATTGTTAAAATAATATTCGTGCTGACCATCTTGTGTATTATATCTAAAATTTGCAGCAGTTGCACCGCTTTCTCTTTCGGATCTAGTTCCAGATGCTAATTCTCCACCACCCATTGAATCCCATGCAGATCCATTATAGAGTTTTACCCCTCCTGCAGCAGTATCATAGATTAACATTCCTGTATCTGGATTTGGATAATTTCCAGATCCATTATGATTAGAAAGTTTTAAACCACCAGTGGTGACGTTAACCATTCCTGCGTTTATATCAGCAACATTAAGTGTAGACATGTAAAATTAATTTCCCAATTTATTTATGAAGTTAATGGAGCCATAAAGACCATGATGTAGTGTAACAATATTCGTTATAAGCATCAGTAGTTCCCCAAATAACTTGTGGAACTTGAGTTCCAGATCCCCTCTCAGATCCAAATGATAATACACCAGTGTTAACTGTATAAGAACCGTTACCACTTCTAAGGTTTCCTTGATCAAGAATTAACATATCACTACCAAAACTACCACTAGAGTTACCAGAAAATACCACTGTCCAATATCCTGCACCATTGTTTTGGTAAGGGGAGTTATTTACAATACCACTAAAGTTTTGTGTAAATGCTCCGAAGTCAGCAGTCTGACTTCCACCCGCTGTTCTAAACGCATCATACTTACATTTTGTTAGTTTTGGTAAAGCACATCTAATTGTAGAAAGTGAGTTACCACCCTGATGAGATTGTTCTCTTCCAACCCTATGAGTTCCTTGGTTGATAGTATCGTTACTTGTGCTACTAGAAGAGTTTGTATTAAAAGCAGGAATAATTGAAGATGGACTACCATATACTGTATATGCTATGGAAGCATTGTTTGCTCCAAAGAATGCAGCATCATATTTAATCCAACCAAAGTCACCTGTACCATAACGATCAGTTGCATCATATTCAAATTGATATGCTCCACTGCCAGGTATTGAAACCCATACAGTTCCTGATACTTGGTTTCCTTGATCGTATGCATCTCCTGCAGACTCTGCAGGGTTACTTTGAGTGGCACCACGATTTCCTCCACCACAAATTGCCCATCTGTCACCTGTCCACATTTCTAAAGTTGCAGTTGTAGTATTGATTATCAACTCGCCAGTTTCAGCGTTACTAGGTCTACTTCCCTGTGCGTAGTTTGGTAATCTATATCTACCACTCTCACATGACAATTTATGTCCAGCTGGAACTGTAACCTTATTGGTTGGCGACAGTCCCTGTAAATTATTTACTGATAAAGTGCTCATCTTTTTTTAACTTAAATGATTGTCCATTGTCCGCCACTGTTTATAGTAACAGTTGTCCCACTATTTATAGTGATAGGACCATTGCTTCCACAGTTATCGCCAGTGTTGACATTAATGTTTTCCGCAACAGTATTTCTATTTTTCTTAAATACCGCATAACTATCTATCCATAACTTATCTCCACCAGCTCTTAACACTGTTGATTTTTGTCCACTAGATAGACTCTCTGATGCATTTATATTCAATCCATTATCACCTGTAACTTGCATTCTGTATGATGACTGAGTGCTATTGTTGCCAGGTTCATGGAAATGTATTCTACCACCAGAATCAAAGGAAGCAAACGTATTGTTACTATCATTTCTAAAGTAGAATGCATCACCAGTTCTAAGATATGTATGACTGTTGTTAGCAAAGTAGAATCTCTCCTGACCACCATCATCAGTCAACCAAACGTTAATACTAGCACCTAAGTATGGTAGACCTAGTGCATCATATCCTTGTAGTAAGTTAGCGTTTAAATTAGGAACTTCAGTCGTAGATGTAACTTGTAATGGAGCAGTACCAATTGCAACTGTTGATACTAGTTTTCCATCAGTTTCAATGTTACCACCGACGTTCAATCTAGAACCAGCTCCAGTGCCACCCGCTTTGTTGATAAACCATCTACCAGTAGGTTGATAGATTGCTAAAGCACAAGTTCCAGTAGAACCTTGAGATGCTAAGTAACCAACATCGCCAGGTGTTGCGAATCCTTTGATACAGAACCATGATACGTTAGCATCATCAACACCTAGTGCCCATCCAACATCATTAGCGATATCATCAAAGGTAATTTGTGGAGAACCGCCACTTGTTCCAAACTGTATACGACCATCATTAGTTCCACCTGTTGTGAACTCTGCCCATAAGTTAAGTGCATCTCCATCTCTCTTGATCTCTAATGGTGCACCAGGATTACTCTCTCCGATACCGATGTAACCGCTACGGAAGTAAACATTATTGTAGGATAGATGTGTGCCATTCCAACCAAAGGCATTTGTGTCATTACCAAATTTAACGTAACCAACAGAGGATGATCCTTTACCCTGTAATGCTAATGTGTTAGTTGTAGATTTACCAAGAGTAATACCATTACTATCTGCAAGACTCAATGTTCCTGCACCGTTGTTAGTAAAGATACCTTGGTCACCTGTTAAGTCATTGACTGTTAAGTGTCCTGATGCATCTCTACGTGCAATCGTATCACCTGTAGCAGCAGTAGACTGAACATAACCATCTAAGTAATGAGCGTCTAGTTGAGATGTTGAACCATCGTTTCCTGCATGCCACATGGTATTACCATTGACAGTAATATCACCAGTGTTAATTCTGATTGTTCCATTTCCATCTGAAGTGTTACCACCAGATATAATAAACTGAACGTCATAGTTTGGTGCTTGACCACCTGATCTAAAGTCTATTGTTGGTGTAGTAGAAACTGCTGCCTTACCAATCTGTAATTTAGCACCGTTTGCATTATCACGTAATCCAAAGATACTTACTGATCCACCAGAAATCTTGTTAGATGAAGATACAGTCCATTTTGTGCCAGGATTAGGTCCGAAGACATATACGTTAGCGTTTGAGTTTGCACCCACGAATGCTATCGTTCCTGTTACAAGTGAATATATTTCGCCAGTTGTATGTGTAAGTTCTTGAACACCATTTGAACTATCAACTACGATAGAACCAATGTTATTTGTTGCACCTATATCAGAGTAGATAGTATATGTTCCACCATTGTTGATGTTACCACCAACACCACTATTACAATGGAAGTCTGGAATGTATAATGTAAATTTGTTACCTGTGTCATTAACATAGAAGTTTTCAAAGACAACTTTGTCTTGTCCAAGAACCTCTGGTAAGAACATATCACCAATAGGTGATGTAATACCACCACGTGTATCACCTACATTATAACCTGTCTGATACCATAGACCTTGCTTTCCGTCCATGACGTCAGCGTCCAATCCACTTCCTGCACCATCGTTAGATGCAGACCAGATCTTCTCCCAGTTTGTGTATACGTTGGTAGCACCACCACTGTTACCTCTAATGTATAGGTTATTGTTATCTGTAAATCCTAATTGAGTAGAAGCATTACCTGTTGCTTCTCTTCTGTATGTCATCACACCATGTGTGGTTCCACCATCAGTTAGACCGTCAGCATTGTTATTTCTAAGTGCAGCACCAATACCGTTTCCTGACTGAGATGGAGATGGGTTTGATGTAAGTGATGCAGTCTCGTTAAATACTAAGTTTGCAGTATCAGCAGTACCAGATATGGATATTGCATATACGGTGTTTAAGAGTCTTGCGGGATCTAATGTTCCTTGAGTTAAGTTACTTGCATCTTGATAGAATACACCTTGGTTACCATCTAGTCTGTCAGCGTTAAGTTCTGATCCTGCACCTTGATCTAGAGAAACATTACCTGCATTATCAATAATAAATCCACCTCGATCTTGATTACCAATCGCCTGATTTGCTACATCCTTTCTAAATCTGAATACACCATAGTTACCATAAACTGATGCACTAGGTGTTAAGTTGTCACCCTTCTTGATATCAATTTCAACGTTACCATATACACGGTTAATTGTTCCTTTAGTTGCAGCAAGTATCGCACCACTACCACCGCCAAGTTCACTAGGTATGGTTATAGAGAAATCACCAGTATATCCTGTTCCTGAGTCGGTAACAGTGGCAGATGTAATTGTTCCACCAGATACAATATATGTTGCACGAGCAACGTTATCACTACTGATAGAAATATTACCACCGCCCATTGGGATGTTTTGGTAAGTTCCGTTTGTATATCCTGTTCCACCGTTAGTAATAGTAATAGTGTCAATATAAGAACTATCGGTTACAGATCCACCGATAACCATTGCATCTTGAGTAGTTGGTCTAACAGATTGTAGTGCATACTCCCATGATGAGTCACCACGTAAGAAACTAAATGCGTTTGCAACACCTTTGTTAGCAAGTCTTTCTGGGTCAACTACACCCGCAACGATGTTAGAAGCATCAATGTTGGTTGATGTTAACTGTGTCCAGTTTGCAGCATTTGATGCAGATGTATTAATAACTCTGGAGAGGTCAATAATCCTCTTCCTTGCCATGTTACCACTATTGGTTCCGCTACTTGGAGAAGTTACAGAATACTGATTACCATTGATTAGTGATATTGTGTAGAAACCATCAGATGCACCGCCACTTGTAAAGTCAATATATGCAAGAGCAGCGTTAGATAAACCGTGTGAGTTCTCCGTGATAGTAATGGTAGTGCCACTCTGGCTGTATGTTCCTGTGCCTTCGTTTGCATTTGCTTGATCAAGTATAAAGTCACCCGCGTCAAACTTAATATTATTTGCAATGTCTATGTTTACACGACCTTCAATCTGTGCAGTAATTACTGCTGTAGTTCCAGATGATACCTGTGCTTGAACTGTTGGTTGTGCATAGTAACCTTGACCACCATTTGTGATAGTAACTTTAGTTACAGATCCATTGACAACGTTTGCTGTAGCAACTGCTTGAACACCATTTACTGTATCATCAGGTGCTGAGATTGTTAATGGGAAGTCTCCACCATAACTGTCACCAGCTGTGCTAATTACAAAATTAAATATTGTTCCGTCGTTGTATGATTGTACAACACCACGAGCAGTTGTAGAACTACCAACAATAATATCTCCTGCAGTAAATGAGAAATTACTATTTGGTGTAAACGCTAAGAACTGAGACTCTAAATCATTTTCTAAGATATAAGAAATTGCAGTTCCTTGAGTCTTGAACTGATGGGTTCCTGCACCTTGAGATTCTAAGTTTATTGCTTGGTTGTTAGTAGCATTAGACTCTGTAGTTGCAAGTTTAATTGTATTATCATCTACCTTGATAGCATAGTAATCAACACCAGTTGACAATCCTGTAATTGCACTAGATCCTTGTGTATATGTTAATAGATCACCAGTATTGACACCATGAGATGCAATTGTAATCTGTTCGTTAGTTGTATTAACGTTTGCAGCAGGAACGCTGAATGTAGTCGCTGTTGTCTCAATTGCAATATCACCCGCATTAGCATCTTCAATAGCAAGTCTTTCTGCACTAGATGCAACAGATGTAATATTAAATGGACGTAAAGCAGGAATCTGGTCAATGTTAATTTTACCAGATGATGTTAACTGAACAAGAGCAGATGGAACTGCGTTTGTAGAATATGGTTGGTTAAGGTAAGGTCCTAAGTTGTTTGAAATATAATCTCTAACAGATGCCTGTGTAGGTAGTAAACTGTCAGATGCAAATGTTCCACCTAAGTTATCATCTTTAGAGAAACCTGTAATTGTGATGTCACCACCAACAATCTTAATAGATGATAGTTCAGAAATACTAACAGTTCCAACGAAACTAATAGCACCAGTTCTGTTGAAGATCGTAACAAAGTTACCAACTTTAAAGTCACCAAATTCGTTAGTTCCTGATGTATAAACCTGACCAAATGATTCTTCTGCTGCCTCAAATGCTGTTCCTCTTCCAACACCACCGTTCTGTGGTAACGCAGCGTAGGTGTTACCTGATCCAGAATATTCCCAAGTATGTGATGATGAGTTAGTAACAGATGGTCTATGGAATCTAATTGTCTTATTAACAAGATTACTTAATGGTAAACTTCCTGCAGCAAAACTAGGATCAGCATTTGACTGATAGCGGTTAGTGCCATCAGAGAAGTCCAACGAACGGTTTGTTGTAATCTTAGCAACGATCTGTGATCCTGCAGAACCAGAAATAAGTTCTGTCTCTAGAATAATATGCTCAACAGCAGGGTCAGTAGGTGAGTAACCATCAATCCTGATAATATAATCTTCAACAGGAATACCTGTTAGAGTTGTTCCAGATACCTGTACAACTTGCCTTCCTGTTGCAACTCCATTACCATCGAGGTCTTCTGTAATAGAATCAATAACACCAACGTCAAATGAATATGCTTCTGCTCTGAATCCAGTTGCACGAAGAGAATATGTTCCGAAGTTGGATGCAGAGTTGGTTACAGAAGCATATCCACCAGACTGTGTTAAGATACCGTCTTGACAGAAGATAGCGAACACAGAAACTAACTGTGTATAACCATCATTAGTAACGTTATACGCAGTTCCACCAAAACATATAATGGTGAATGCGTTTGCAACCATTGACTTACCTTGTGGGTCAAATAGTGCAACAGTAGCACCCTGTGCATTCTGTTTTAAGCCAGGTCTAGGAACGTTAGGTGTAGCAACTTTAGCACCATCAATTTCACAACCAGAACCACCAAGGAATGATATAAGTGAAGAGTTCTGAATATAAGGTGATGCTTCAATAACTGGAAGATCTAGGAATGTATTTACAAGTGGGAATGAATACTTACTTGCATCTTGCTCTACGATAAGAGGATCAGGATTTGTTACTGTTCCACTGTATGAGTTACCACTAGACAATACGTTGTCTAGGATACCCCAGTTTGTAACTAATGCAGATACAACATTAGCACACTCAGGTGCAGATGAATCTACAGTAATAGAACCATTTGATCTAGGTAGTATTTGTGAGAATTGACCATTCTCTAAATTATTTCTTATTGCATCTATTGCTAATTCTTTTGCAGCAGCAAATATTGCACGAGTATATGTAACTTCAGTTGTAACGTGCTGAACACCACTAGCACCAGAGATGTATAAGTTTGCAGCTTCTACAGTCTTTTGGTTACCACCATATCTTAGATCATACTGGAATGCTCTAAGGATCTTCATTGTGTCATCAATACACTGTTGATCGCCAGGTGATACAGTTCTTGTAACTGATGATACAGACCCTGCTCCTCCAGAATCAGTTCCTAACGCTGTTGTAACGGTGTCAAAGAAGGTTGTAATTGCTGAGATAACGTTTGCACAAGAAGGGTTAGTAGCAACCGTTCTAGTAGCATGTGACATGTTATCGTTAGCGATAGCAAGATCAACAATTGTAAAGAATCCATCTACTATATTTGCTTCAACAGTTGTTCCTTTATTAACATTATCAGTAACCTGAGTATATCCATGATTACCTTCAACAGTAACAGTTTGACTTTCGACAACTTGTTTTGCGATTGTATTTACCAATGCAAATACTGCACGTGATTCTGTCTCTTCACCATCTAAGAATGTAGATCCAACATATAGATTTGCAGCATCATAAACTTGCTCGTTACCACCATATGCTAGGTTGTATACAACAGTGCGTAATATATCTAAAGCATCATCAACACAATTTTGATTTGCACCAGGTATTCTATGACCAGGATCATCAAACTCATATCTTTGAACTGCTTCATTTGCAATAAAGTCTAAGTTATTTTGTATTAAAGTTGCAGCATCACGACGAACTGTTCCTGCACCTGTGTCTAAAGTTGCAAGATGATAATATTGTAATTTTGTGGCATATGGATTTCTGTATAGTGGTAGATTTCTTCCTGTTAAAATTGCTGCATCTTTTGCATTATTGAATACCTCTACATAACGATCTCTTGTTAATGAGAATCCAGGATCAATATAGAATTTTGCCTGATCATATACTCTATCGTTACCACCCCACTTGAGGTTGTGTGATACACATTGTTGTATAAAGTCTCTAACATCATCATAACATGCAGTGCTTCCTGTAGGTATTGTGTAACTTGGATTTGCAGCAAGCATTTTATTGACTGCATAATCTGCAATCATGTCTGCGTTAGCAAATAATAATTCAGAAACATCACCATACTTATTACCTTGATCCTTACTGTTAGGAGTTCTGAATGGTTGCTGATTATCTGTAAATTCTCCTACACTACCAGTTTGTCCGTTAGCACTACTGTCTGTTAGATCTATAGTAAATTCTCTATCATCATAGATGTCAAAAATACCATGAGTTCCATTAACTGTGGCATTACCAGAGTTAGTAATCGTTACAGCAGATGTTAATGCTTTCTTGACTGAGTTAGCTCCTGCACTGGCAAACTCATGTGTATAGTTACCACCAGATACAACTGCGTTAGTTGCTGCAGATACAAATGTATGAACATCTGTATTAGTAGAAGGAGTATTTTCTAAAGTTTGAACAGTAATTGTTGTTGGTGTTACTGATTCGATTCTAACTGCTTCATCATAGATCTTAGCATCCTTTTTCTTCTGGACTGCAGTAGCAGTTGCAGATACAAATGAGTGAGTTGTTGTGTTTGTAGAAGGAACTACATCCAATGTTTGAATGTCAAATGTATTTGCAGTGACATTGAATACTGGAATATTTCTTCCTGAGAGTGGGTCAGTAGATCTAGGATATGTTTTAGTTCCAGAACCATGAGTACATGTGAACGAGAATGAATCATCTTCTAGTTTAATCTTATTACCATTTTGCAATCCATGAGCATTTGTGGTTGTCACCGTCATAATACCTGTAGTAGGATTATATGCAGCGTTTGTTACCTGTCCGCCAGGATTGATAAAGTCACTTCTAGGATATGATTTTTGTGCTGCTGCACCACTAGCACCACCAAATGCACAACTAAACGTTACAGCACCAACAGGCATCTTGATACTGGTTCCAGCTTTCAAACTGTGACTACCAATAGTCAATTCCATCAAACCTGTTGTTGGATTATATGATGCGTCAGAAACTTGATGATTTACAGTTGGTGAAGTTCCAACATTGACTGTAAATGTATTGGTTGTCTTAGCAGTAATCTTTAACCACTTATCAGCAGCAGGATCACTTGGTCTTGGATAAGCATGTAGAGTGGAGTAGTCATCCATACTACATCTGAATACTAATGCACCAGGATCAAACTTGATTAGATCACCAACTTCAAATCCATGACTATTAACAGTTACTACTACATTACCGCTTGATGCTGTATATGTCGCAGTGCTTGGAGTATGCTGACTAAAACTAGGATATAAGTTATGTCCTTTCTGAACCTTAATCTTACATTTATCACCAGTGACTGCCCATGATGTAATTCCTCTTGCAACTGTTGATGCTACTTGTCCGAAATTTGTTCCACCAATAGTAAGTGCAGTACCACGAGTAGCGGATGATTCATAATAGTATTTGACATAACCGACTGACTCCTCTGCGATAAACTCTTGGTTGTTCTTGATATTCTCAGCACCATCTCTAAATCTATCACTTTGATTGATTTTAGAAAATCCGTAAGGAGAGTTACGTAAAGATGCTAGAACATAGTTGTTAGAACCAACAACAACTTGGTTACCAGTTGGGTTAATAGAAGTTCCAATTTGAGATAAGTTTGCTCTTATAACAAACTGTAGTGAGTAACCATCAGCACGTTCAATACGATGTGTAATATATTTTCTACCATTAAGATCTGCAAGGTTATCAAGAATGGAAACTCCAGTTCCAGATGATGTTGTTACATCACTCGCGGTATCAATATTTGCTTGTTTTAGGACAAAAGTAATTGTGGTATTAGAACTATTATATCTCGCATAACCTAAACCTAAATCTGAGTTGCCAGGTAATGATGGAGTTCCAGATCCTGTAGACCAGTTCCCAATAAGATATGTCTTACTAAATCTAACATCTGAGCCAGGAAAATTAAATGTAACACCAGCTTGTGTCAGTGTTGCCATGTTGCCAAAGAAGGCACTTGTCAATGTATTGTCAACACCAGTAACTTGAACTGTAATTAATCCACCAGAAATTGTATATGAACTATTAGTTCCTGTTCCAAAATTTATTGCACTGTTTTGGAAACCATAAACATTAACTTCTTGTCCAACTTCATAATCATGGAAATCAGATGATACAGAAGAACTTGCTAAGGTAAAGATAGGACCGTTGTAAGTTGCTATAGTGTTAGTGGATGTATCAATAGTTGTGATTGATAAAACTCTATTCTGTAATTCAAATCTTTGGAAACCTGTTCCTGTAGATGATAAAGTTAATGTTACTGGATCATCATTACCTGATGCATCTTTGTTAGTTGCGTTTGCTTGTGATGATGCAAGTCTAAACCAGTTATCACTTTCTTTATAAACAAAGTATGCAGTGCCATCAACAAGACCACCGATACCGCCCATTTTTCCTGCACGGTAGATAACACCATCTCCAGTTGTAAACTGATGATTTGTGACGTAGATGTGATTATCATCTATTATCACATTACCAGTCGTTAACTCATGTAACTTATCATCAGCAGATACACCTGTAAGATCTTTTATACCCTGAGTTATGGTTGTAGAAGCAATAGCATTTACTTCTAAATCATATAATTCAATAACACTATCACTTACTACTCTTACCCAATAACGTATGCCATCAATAAGACCTGGCAATGGGTTTGTATTTTCATCTTTACTGTATAGAACTTGATCGCCAGTTGAGAATCCATGTCCTGCAATAGTAATTCTATTAAGTGTAGTATCAACATAATTTGTGCTACCTCTAAATGATACTGTTTCTATTTCTGTATCAATAGTATGTTGATAAATCTGGTTAGAGATTGTCTCTAATTCTGGTCTTAATGATTCAGCATCAACAACGTCAAATCTGTCTGATACACTTGGATTATTAACATCAGTAATAATATTAGCAAGTGATGTTGCATCATAGAAAACTTTTTCAGCGTCTTGGAATACATCATTAACACCTGATGTAATTAAGACTACTACGTTACCAGTAGAGTATGGTGATGCTACAGGACCTGTAAAGGTAATTGATTGAACTACACCCTGTGTACCTGATGATCCACCTTGTAAAAAATATCCAGTTTGTAGAGTTACATTATCACCTGTATGGTTGTTAAATGTAATGTTGAATATGTTATCACCACGAAACTTGTCGCCAGGAATTGCAGGAATCTGGGAAACTTCTGGTTCATAATATAGTCTCTGTTTGTCATCAAATACAAACGCATACTTCCAAGTATGAATTACTGTACTTTGTGGATCTGATGCGTTCTGTAATGCGTCTCTGAATACAACACCAATAACATATGTTTCATTAGACGCCTTGATCATATGACGATCTTGGTTTAGAGGTCTAACAATAACTCTTCTTAAGTTGTCACCAACAAGTGAGCAGTTTCTAGGTAGTGATATTGGGTTATCTTCTAGATACTCACCACCAGATACGATAATTGAAACGTATTCGTCAGTTGGATCTGGAGTTGCTTTCTGTAATCCGTAAGCAATTTGTGCTGCTTTTTTAATAGTTTTAACTGGTCTTGCAGCTGAACGACCATCGTTTAAATCACTACCAATAGTTTGTGATACGTATACACGTCCACCAGTGTCATTAGTAGCAACTTTATATACAAAGTCAGTGGTAGCAACCCTTCTAGACTGATCACTTAGTGGAGGTGTGTCAGCAGTCGGGAAGAATGTTGTTCCAAAAGTAGGACTTGTAACATCTGTATCTTCAAAGTTAATTAAGTTTGGTGCACGAAGATTTAACGCAGGGTTGATGATAGTGTCAATATCAAGGTTTGTAACCTGTGCAGTATCAGAAATAATAGAACGAGTCGTTCTAATCTGTCCTTCAACGTCTAGTTCATACTCAGGATTATTAGTATTAACACCAACTCTAATATTTTCTTGTGCGTTTTTACCTACGAATATTGCGTCTTTTTCTAATGCACCTGTACCTACAGAGATCTCTAATGATTCATCTCCTTGAATACTTAATGAACGAACTCTTTTATATGATACTCCTGCACCCGCTGTTATTACACTATTTGCTGAACCTGTAAAACTTAAATTATCATCATCTACTTTTGTTACTGTAAAAACGCCATCTACCTCACCGCCAGAAGTAAAATCAAGATATAATTTTTCTATTCCTATAATACCATGAGCAACAGAAACTATGTTACCAACACCACCAGCTGTTCTGCTATACGTGGCATTAGTCCAATTTCCTGTTGCTTTTGCTCCAGAAGCTTCAATCCTCTGTTGATCGGCATTAATCTGAAAACTCATTTCGTTCCTAAAAGGTTATGATACGACTGTTAATTCTAAATTCCCTATCCACTTTACAGTAGATGTGGTTGTCACACTTGATACTTGGAAAGTAAAAAATGGTGCTCCTCCAATTGTTATTGCTGATGGAACTACATTCCAAGTCTCTTGACCAGGTGGATTATTCCTTACAATTATCTTCCTTTCAGAAGCGACTGTAGGAGTTCCAGTAGATGAAGTAGTAATTACAATATCAAACTTAGCTGCATAAACATATGTATTGTTTGAGGTCTCTTGTCCAAAAATAGTTCCGCTTGCAAATGCAACTGAATCATTTACTAGAGGAGGTGTATTTGTAGCAAGAGGTGTTGTTCCATCTAAAGACAGATCCATTGTATTGTTTGCAGCGTCAGTTTGCCTTTTTAAAATAAAGATATCTTTATTTGCATCGGTAAAATGATTACTTACCATATGCATTGCAGAGATATTTTTCAAAGCTCTGTCAGTATTCATCACCTCAGTTGCTGCAACTGAGTATCCTCCTACTGATGAAAAATTCTTTACGGGCATGGTCTTAGATTACCTTTGGTTATTTATGCTTTAACTTTGGTAGTTGTGAATCTACCAGTGAAGTTTGATGATGATGTAGCAGCACTAGATTTGTTTAGTGATATAGTCACATTGCTACCGACAACACTGACGGTTGCATCCATCAAATCATTGTCAGAAGTCAATGAGTTTGTGACTGTTGCATGTGCAGTAGTTCCATTTGAGGCACATACCACTGTAACCTCAAGCATATGAACTTTATTGTCATCACTCTCAATAGTTACAAGTGTTTTTGATCCTTTAAATTGTGATTTATCAAATGCAACTATACTTGCAGTAGATGGGAATGATGCTAGTTGACCACCTTCTACACGACAGTCATCTAGTTCCATGAATGTCGCAGTAGAATCAAATACTGTCAAGTATGATGATGTTCCTGCTGCCCATCCTCTGTTTATTTTCCATCCTGCCTCTGAACCAGTTGCATCTAAATTAATAAGTGGTTTTGCATCTAATTGTGTTACGTATTCTTGCTGTAGAACATCCAATCTAGTAATCGCTGCAGATCCACTAGTAATAGCATCAAGTTTAAATGTAACATCATTCGCAGGAGTTTGACCACCTAATGAGGTTCCTGCAATCTGTATTGTTTCTCCGTTCTCATATCCTGTTCCACCCGCATTGATTGCAATAGATGTAATTGTTCCTGCACCGTTAGTTGTAACATCAACAGTTAATCCTACACCCTCAATCTGTGCAATAGTTGCAATAGCAGTAAATGTCTGAGATGCAGTATAAGCAGTAGCAGTTTGTACAATAGTTGCTGCGTCAATACTAGATGCAACACCCTGAGAAGGAACATTACGAAGTCTTAAACCACCAGTAACTTCAATATCATTCTTACTTCTAACTAAGAATACACTAGATCCAAGATTAGAAACTGTATATGGATTAATACCAAATGTAGTTCCATTCAAAGTATAACCACCATCAATTGTGGCAGTCATAGATCCATCATATTTTGTGGCAGTCATGTTCTGCCTAAACGTTAATGTGGTATTATTAAGAGAAAGATTATTAACACCAGCTGCATAGAACTCAAATGTGTCTTCGTCAGAACCAGGTGATGCCTCAGTTAATATGTAAGTATCTTGGTCAACGTCACGAACACCACCAAGAGATACAAAATCAGTTCCATTGAAACCCTCAAACTGTAACTGTGTAGAGTTAAATCTGATAGCACCTGTAATGCGATCTTCAGCAACAGGACGTTGGTTTGTAGTTCCTGCAGGAATTACAAGAGAACCAGTTGTATCACATAATACACTTGCTCCTGCAGTTGGTTTTATTACAACACCTTGACCGTCTATATCTGTAACTGTAACTGATTTACCAGTTCCACCACCCGCTGCTGTTATGAGAATGCTGTCACCAACTTTATAATTTTGACCCTTAGCAACTACAGTTACTGCTGAGAAATCTCCACCAGAAACTGTGACTGTAACAGTGCATCCAGTTCCAATTCCATTACTTGTTGTTGCTGTTGCAGTATATGTTCCATCAGTATATCCACTACCGCTTCCAGTAACTGATACTGCAAGAATTTGACCAAATGACCTTGCTGCAGTTTGACTATTGTTTGCTACTACGTTCTGTCTAACACGTAACAGACCCGCATCTAAATTGCCACTAAATTGTGCAGTTCCTGTAGCAGTATCAACAGAAACGACATTACTTGTTCCATCAGTAATATTAAATGACTTATCAGCTCCACCTTTGAATACAAAATCTCCACCACCCTTAGTCTCAAAGTTTAGTGGAATCTCAACATTTGATCCTACAGATTTAAGTGTATTTGCATTATCTAAAGATAATTGATTAGTTGAAGGACCTACTAATACATTATTATTTGTTGGGTCAACCTTGAAGAATGGGGTTGAGCTTCCTAATGTGCTATCTACTTGTAGTTGAGGTGCATCAAGTCCAAGAGTATCATCTAAAGTAAATTTAGCATTTCCTGCAATAGATACACCAATTACATTATTGGAAGATAAGAATAAACCAGTTGTGGTTGAATTATCAAACGCAAGTGATGGAGTTCCCGCAGCACCATCTGCTAATTTAACAGTGGTTTGAACAAGAGTTGTTGCTCCCGCAGTTGTGATACCACCATTAAATGTTGCTAATCCAGTGAATGTGGATGTAGATTGTGCTGATAATACACCAGAAAATGTTCCTGTTGTTCCAGATATAGTTGTAAATAGAGCATTTCCACTTGCAGAGATGGAGTATGTTGTTGCAGCACCAATTGTTGCTTGAATTTGTCCATCAGGTTGTAATGCTAGTTGAGTTCCTCCAGTAGGTCCTAAAGTTAGAACACCTAACTGAGTCATCTCTAACTGTTTAGTAGCATTGATAGACGCAATGGTTACTGTTAAACCACTTCCTTGAACAACGTTAGGACCTCCGACAGGTCCTAATACTAAAGTATCTGATTGTTCAAATGCATTACCTTCTTGAGTTACCGCTATCGCTGTACAGAAACCTACGTTAGATACTGTATATTGGAAACCAGATCCACCTCCACCACCAACTGTAGAGTCGTCTACAGAAAGAACATCACCAATATTATAACCATCTCCCACTAGAGATATGTTTGTAACAGAGGCGACACCTGTGTTGTTAGCGTTTAGTAGATATGCAAAACCAGATCCAGATCCACCAACGTCAGCATTATCTAATAGTAATGTATCACCAATAGCATATCCAGCTCCCTGTGTGGTAACTGTTACACTGGTAACTGCTCCACTTGCTACAACAATCGTTGCCAACATTCCATTACCACCTTGTCCTGCAGCTCCTGCAGCAATCGTGACAGTAGCGTCTTCTGCCATACCGCCACCGTGTGTTTGGCATTGGTATGTAATAGATGTGGTAGTAGCAGATACTGCACCAAGAGTTACTTCATAATAAGATCCTGCTTGACCAGGTGTTCCATATTGTCTCTGAAATAAATTTTGAGCTGATCCAAATTCTAAGGGGTGACCAGTGTTACTAGAGTCACTAGTATCAAATCTATATGTGTTATCGTCTAGTAATGTAAAACTAGGTGCTTCTTGAGCACCAGATCCTAGATCAATGAAATATCTGAATGATCCTGTATTTACAGTGTCTAGGGTAGCAGATGCACCAGAACCATTTGTTACATTTTCTGCTCCACCATCTTGGAATGTTCCAGAGTTAGTAGTGATGTATAAAAATGTATTATCACTTGCAACATAAGTAACTGTTCCCTGTGCATTAGAAACAGAACCAGTAACAGTATTACCTACTGCAAATGTTCCAGTGACACTAGAAATTCCTAATTTATCTCTTGTTGCTTGTGTTACAGTATATGTTGCAGTTGGAGTGCTTCTAAGTCCAACGTCAGTGTAAGTTCCGTCTACATAACCAGATCCTGCAGTAATCGCACCAGTAAGACCAGGAATTGTAAACGTAGCAGTAGCAACGTTTGTTGGAGATCCACCTGTAAATGCAATTTGATTATATACGCCAGGTGTATATCCAGATCCACTTGATGTAATACTACCTATAACAGATTGTATATCTGCTGTAAGTTGGGCATTTTCACCACCACCACCTGTAAATGTTAGGTTTGGAGTTGTCTCATATCCCACTCCACCGTCAGTAACTGTTAATGATCCTACTCTACCTTCTTGCTCATTTAATGTTACGTCAATAACAGCAGGGTTTGTTGGAGTTCCATCAATAGCTAATGTTGGTTTGTTTCTATAACCTAAACCTTGAGTGTCTAAAGTAACAGATGCAATAGCAAATCCAAGAGTTGCACTTGCAGCAGCACCTGATCCAGTTGTATCTCCAGCTCCAAGAGTAAATGACACACTAGGTGCAGATGTATATGATCCTACAATACCTACATCAACAGTGTTAACTGAATATCCAACCACAGCTGATATGCTTGCACCAGTTCCCGAAGAGTCAGTAATAGTAACTGCGGGTGCACTTGAACCATATCCAGATCCTGCGGTAGCAACTGAAACAGTATCAATAACACCACCAGTTTGAGAAACGTTCATTGTTGCTGTTGCACCTATGAAAAATTGTGTTTCAGTTCCTTCTCCTGAGAATGATATTGCTGTTCCATTATTAGCATTAGTTAAGTTTAATGCAACTTTAATAAAATCTTTATCAACACGAATTATATAATACTGAGTGTTATGAGTAAGACCACCGACGACTGTTCCACCGCCAGTTGTTCCATCATAAGTTGCTATCATTCCTGTCTCAAAGGTATGATCTGGAATGTAAATTGTGTTTGCAGTTGTATCAACAATAGGTTGAGAAGCGTTATTGGAGTCTGTGTATGTGCCACCACCAGTAAAAATATTCTGAGGAGGTGCATCTATAGCTGCTGAAACAGATGCTGTATATCCTGATCCACCTTGATCAATTAGAACACCACGTATATCTCCTGCACCACCTAACTGAGTTGTTGCTTCACCACCACCAGCTCCACTAAGAACTACTTGTGGGTTTACAGTATAACCACTTCCTCTGTTTGATAATGTAAATGCTTTTAACGTTCCAGTTGAACCAAGAGTTGCAGTCGCAGTTGCACCTTGGAATGGGTTTGTTGAAACTTCTATTGGTTGCTGTCCACCAACATATCCTGTTCCTGCACCAGTTAAATTGACACCTCCTAAACCATTTTTAAGAACAACAAATGATCTTGTAGAGAAGTTAGATGCTTCTGATGATCCAAATACTGTAGATCCACCAAATCCTGCAATTTTTAGAGCACCTTGAACAACACTACCAAATGATATTGACTTATTGACATCAAAATAAACTGCTTCTTTAACGATTGTTTCAGCGTTAACAACAAAGTCTTCTTCACCAGAGGGGTCAACGATTACCTGACCTGTGGTAGAGGTCATGCTGTTACCCGCAAATCTTAAGTTACCTGTTTCAATGTATGCAGGGAAAATATTAGTTGTTCCAGTAGCATCGCTCAATGTAATGTTTGCTGCTGCCTGAGCTGTTGATGTTGCTTGGAAAGATACGTTACCAGTCTCTTGGTCTACAGAAAATGCATCACCAACTCTAAAATCACCATCTTGGTCTGTAGAAGAATATAATACCTTACCACTATTGAGTTCTACTACCTCATTATTTTGAACAGCAAGAGATGGGTCATTAGTAAAGTCTTGACCAGATCCAACATAACCAAAGTTGTGTGCAGTAAGTATAAGTTTTACACCAGAACCATCTGCTTGAACACCTTTCTGTCCGTATACACATGCAGATGCCACAGAACGTAATTCAGCACCAAACGCTGAGTAGTCAGCAGTGATAACAGATGTAGCAGAATCACCACCGCTAGATCTAATATCAGATGTTCCACCAGAGACGTCTGTAAAGGTCGTAGAACCGTCTGTGCCATTCGCATGGAGTAATAGCACTGTATTGTTATCTGCTGAGTATTCGCTTGTTGTAGGGGTAAATCCTGCAGTAAAACGAGCAGCACCTTTACTAATTCTTACTTCATCAACATGTCCATTAAATGCCTCTGTTGGAGATGCCTGATAGTCAGAACCTATAACAACAGGAGTTGTAGATCCATAGTCATTACTATCTGTATATGTTCCTAACTCAGTTCCGTCCAAGAATAATTTTGTGGTTCCTCCACTTCTTGCTACTGCAACGTGATACCAAGTGTTAGTTGATAATGTTCCACCGTTTATCTGTGATGTATTTCCTACTGCGTAATGTAATGCAGTTCCATTAAGATACATTGTAGGTGCTGTATCTGTAGCAGAACCATCTCTAAGGTCAAAGATTCTTTGTGTGCCTGTTACACTACCAGGTCTTATGAATGCTTCTATACACCAGTTTGCTGTACCAAATCCAAAGTCTTCGGATGTAGGAACCTTTACGTTATCTTCTGTTCCGTCTAATAATATAGATGCTGTTCCAAATTTCTTTTGTGCTGTATCTAACTGCGAGTCACCAAATCTACTTAAAGTCTTAGGAGATTTAGTTACAGTTACGAACTCACCACTTCCTTTACCAGTAATGAATACATATGTTCCATCATTACTTGAGACTACACCACGTGCAACTGCCTTTTTGTAAGTAACATTACCAGATGTGGTTCCAGATGCAGAACTATCAGTGTATGTAACTGTGTCATTGTCTACCTTTGTGACCTGATAAAAATTATCAGTTCCTGCACCACTAATATGATCTGCATAGATGTAGTCGTTAGATACTAAACCATGTGCAGTTCTTGTCAGAGTTATTGTAGAACCAGATCTAGCATAAGTTCCTGACTGGAAACTATCCTCTAATTGATATGCAACCTCTGATGTAGAGAATGTTCCTGATGTTCCACCAAATTTTAATCTTGTATTACCCGATCCAGCTCTACCAGTAGCACCTTGAACACCTTCTATACCAATAGATGCAAAATAATTGAAGCAATTTAACCACTCTACACGTATACCATTGGTAAGTTTTAGACCAACCTGATTAGGTGTAATGAATGTGCACTCATTGAATAATACAGAAGACTGTAAGGATGCTCCTGCAAGATTAGCACCATCTAACTTAGCACCACGTCCTGCGTCTCCTTGTGCATATCCATATGGATCTGAACCAGATGTAACACTACCTTTTGTATTGACTGTAACTCTTTCGACATATGGACTCTTTGTAGAGTTCATATTTGAGACTACAACAAATGCATATCCTTCGTCAGCACCACTGTTGTAGTAAAAATCTTTAATTGTTAAATCGGAAACGTGACAGTCTCCAGATAATATAAATGCGTTATTATCGTTTGTAATAGATGTTGGTTTTACAGATGTAGATCTTAAATTAGTTCCACGTAATGTAATACCATCAGGAACTGTCATTGGGAATGCTTCCTGATATTCGCCAGGTGCAACTATGATTGTATCACCTGATGTAGCAGTCGCCAGTGCCTTTGTAATTGTTAGAAATGGTGTATCTGGATGTTTACCATTATCACCACCATTAGCAAGAGTATCATTATTTGAACCAACTGAAGCAACGTAAAAAGTATTTCCTTGACCATTCGTGATGTCCGTAGACAGCATGGTAGTCACCACCTCACCAGTATTAGGTTTCTGGTTGGCGACCTCTATTATATTTGATCCGTTTCTAGCGTATAATTTCTTATCCGCTATATTAAGAGCTATTTCACCGTCTACTAAATTAGAAGTCGTCGGGACTGTCGCTGCTACTGTCGATCTCTTTAGCTTGATTCTCGTTGCCATCTAAAGCATTCTCAGATTGTTGGTCAGGGTTCATACTATTTAACTGACTTTGTAAGTCTTGGATTTGTGCCTCCATCATTACATTTATCAGTGTCAATTCAGAAATTTTCTTTTGTAATATAGAAATAACAATTTTTGCGTCCATGGTTTAAAAAAATGTAGTTCAAAAAGTACCACCGTCGATTGTGTCACTCCATACAGGGACACCCGCAGCGGTAACGGTTAATATTTGGAATGATGTTGACGCATCATCTCCAGAACCAGGTGTTGCCATGTTTGCAGCTGCAGTTACTTGTAAAGCACCCGCTGCGTTACCATACACAATACCATTTGAGGTAAATGTGCTAACTCCAGTTCCACCGAACTGAACTTCAAGGTCTGTATCAAGTTCTAAATCACCCAATACAACTGTACCACGGTCACCTGTGACACCGAATACAGTATTTGTATCTGTTGCATTTTCAATAAATGTCCATGCACCAGCTCCATCGGCACCACCTGTGCGGTCATAACCGAAGAAACCAAACTGATTAGTTCCAGATGCGTTATAATGAACCTTAACACCACGATCTAATTGATCGTCAGCACCAGTTACTGTAACAAGAACAGAACCAGCTGCCATTGTTTGAGAAAGGTTATTACTTAAGGTAACTGCCTTAGTTCCAGTATTAATAGAGTTAATAACTGTGCTGTTAGGAATACCAGCTGTTGTTGATGTAACTGCGTCACCAACTTGTAGTTGATCTATAGCATCTACAACCACCACTGCCTGACCACCAGCTGCTTCTGCAGTCATTGTAACAGGAGTTGTTGGATCTCCTAATTCAATTGTAGGATCATTAACTGACATTGAAGCAGAGTTCACTGTAGTTGTAGTTCCATCAATCTGTAAGTCACCTTTAATAACAACAAGACCACCCGCATCAGTTGTAGGGTCAGGGTCAATTATCAACTCTTGAACAGAGTTAATAGTAGATAAGACGTTACCATCTAACTTAAGGTTATCAATCTCAATTGAACCAGTCTGAGATGTGGTTCCAGAAATAGTTGTAGTTCCATTAAATGTTACACCATTTTGGAAAGTAGTTGTTGCATTAACATTGAGAGAATCTCCAGCTGCTGTTCCAATCGTAGTGTTGTCATCTACATTCAAGTCTTTGATGTATGCAGTTGCAGCAACACCAATACCACCCGCAACTGTAAACGCTGCTGTAGCAACGTTAGAAGCGTCTGTAGTGTCTGCAATATTAACTTGGACACCAGTGCCATAGTTCCAGTCTGCACCTTCTACTTGGATTTTGTCAGAGGTTGTTTCGTCATAGTAGATAGCAGCATCCTTTGTATTACCAAAGTTTAGTTTCATATCATCAGCGATACGTAAGTCAGGGGTTCCTGTTACTCGCTTGATGTCTAAAACTGCGTCTGAGTCATTGAATGAGAATTCTACATCTCCTGTAGTTCCAAACTCTAGTTCTTGACCATCTTCAATTACCAGTTTACCTGTGCCATTTGCACGGAAGATGAGGTCAGCATCAGTAGTAGAAGTAGTAATGACGTTTGCGTTGAGGGAAATGTCATCTACTAACCACTGGTCAACCTTTGAATTACTGTCTACGATAGCAGCAGAACTTGCAGTAACTGTTCCATGAACATGATCCAACATGTCCATAAAGTATCTACCACCTACAATCTGTGCAGCACCATTGTTGTCTCCAACAAATAGTCTATCTCCTGCGTTTGCCTGATTACCGTTTGCTCCTGTCGTAATGGCGAGTTCACCAAACGTAATACTACCAGGTGCGGTTGAACCAGTACTCCTTTTAATTAGAATATTGGATGCCATTAGAAGCTACCTCCATTTACTGTTATATCGTTTAATACGTTTGTAGCAACGAATCTTGTTTGTGCTGAGTCGTATACAAGGACTGAACCATTTGCTAGTCCACCTTGTGATGTGTCTGTCAAATCTACGTCTGACATTCCACCAATCGTTCCACCACCACCGCCTGTTGCGACACGGGTGACTCTTGGAACTGATTGGTCTCCAAATCTTAGTCTTGCCATTTAAAGTGTTACTCCCTCAAGTACGCTTACTGAACCTTCTAAGACTCTTGATTTAAGTCCTGTGCTAGAAGTTATTACGACGTCATATACATACCGTCCACTTTTCATAGCAGCGGTTTGTGAATTTGTTAGAGATAGTTGTATTCTTCCACTTGTAGCGGGAGATAAAACTGCAGCAGTCACTGTTTGAGAAGTGCTACTTGTATAGTGTTTCTTTATTAAACACGCAGCTGTATATCCAGTCAAATTAAAATCTGTGCCATTATCATTTTCAACTGTAAAGTCGATGATAAAGTCAGAACCTTGATATATTAGTAAATTGGATACAGCACTTGCCATTCTCTAAGAATTCCATATAATATTTAGCTTAACTTTATTTATCCTCTTTCTGAACTAAGTCTTTCACAAGTGCCTTCAATTCAGCAACTTCATCCTTTAAATCTTTAAGAGTGCGATCTTTCTCTTTGACATTCTCTCTTGCCTTTATATAAGCATCATATTGTGTAGTATCTGTGTTTAATATTGCATTAGACACAGGATCCCTGCCAAGGGTAGTATAACCCTCAACAGGGACTAGTTCAATTTCATCTTCCATTATGCTAGAGCGATTCCTCTTAAGTCTTTAACTCTTGGTATATATGGTTGATTGTGGTTGAGTAAACTTATCTTAATTTGGAATCCATCAAACTCATCTACATCCTCTATAGTATATTCATAATCTGTAAATGTTACTAGATCGTTTTGTGGAACTAATTCACCGTTATCTGGTCTTCCTGTAGTGTTGAACATTTGGAATGGTAACTCATCCAAACTATCCACATAACCAACAGGAATTAACTTAAACATCACTACAATCTTAGAATCAGTCCAAGTATTTGCAGCAAGCATGACTTTTAATCCAGTAGCACTTTTCTCTAGTCTCGCAACTTTAGTAATGTAGTTTCCTGCACACTCTCCACCAATACCCTCTGTAGGTTCAATATTGTTAATTATGTTTGCAGTTGTGATCATATCACATCTTGTCAAGTCAACAACAGGTGATAAGTGTGATACCTCAGAGTCAAGATTTAATTCAAGAGTAAGTGACTTAACACTATTCATTCTATTGATTTCATTTAGTTGGTTTGCAACTAATTTTGTAGCAGGGAAATAATTCTCTTCTCCGATAGTAACATCTTGGAAATCACTATCTTTTACGAAGGATGTTTCAGCAGAGAATCCTGCAGGGAAAGGTCCGCAAGAAGTAGCACTTGTTCCTTGAACTCTGGCAACCATGCTAGTTCTAGGTTCTAATTGACTTTGAATCTGTGGTGTAAGAACATCCCATGGAATATTTTGAGATGCAACTATATTTCCACCACCGCCTTGTATACCAGTTCCTGCATTTACTCCAGATATTTGTAGGTTATAACTATGTGGACTGTTTATGGATGTAACGCCACTACTATGTGTCTTATTAATTTTGGTAAGAGGTATGCCATCAAAGTTGTAGCATTCTACGATAGCACCAGCTGCATGAGTCTTACCAGTTGATGATCCTGATGTTCCATTATGGTTTCTACCATTTGTAATGAAGTTAACCTGTTTATTATTAGTTGAACTTAAACTAGAGTATGCAATGATCTCATCCTCACTGCCATCTTCAGCAGTACCAAGTATTCTAATAAAACCAGGATTTGATGAACTTGCAGCAGAACCACCTATAGTAGTGTGGAATCCATTGTTCTCTGCGATCTCACAAGTAGTATCTGTAGAACTTAATCCAGATGCAAGTTGACTATCTCCTACTTCTGATATAACGCCACTCAACTGTAAGTAGTTAAGCGTTGATTGCATACCATGATTACTATGGAATACTCTAATTAAATCACTGCTCGCAGTTGTTTTTAGTGAGTTTGTTCCTAAGTTCAATGTTCCACCATTTGATGCACCTAATTCACCATTCTCTAGAAGAAGTTTAGAAGGTGATGCTGTGGTTGGTAATGTAAACTCTGCTCTGTAAATCTTGAACATTAAGTCTTCATACTGAGAAGGAGTCCAAGTAGACGCATTTTGAGACTTGAATAAGACACCGATATATGGTTGTTCAGAAATTTTCTCTCCAATGTGTGCAGCATCAATAGCATCATTACCTAGTAATGAGATGAATACCTTATACTGGTTTGAGTCAGATGTCAACACCATAGCATGCTCTGTTCTATATGGTATAAACACAGGTGCTTTGAAGGTAAATGTAGTAGGTGTAGATGCATCAGCAGATGTAAATACATCATCTGCTTGTTTAACTACTTTAGAGAAAGGTAATACTGTCTGTGTTGGATTACCATTTACTACAGTTCTAATATCCAATGCAACAGGAATCTCCTCATCCTTAGTAAAGAAGAATATATCAATCTTAGTTAAGAACACTCCACCCTCAAGAGTAGAATCTTCTACTAAGAATGTTTGTGCAAGTGGATCAACCCATCTAGTCTCTTCACTCTTACTCTCCGTGACATTTACTAGAGTTCTAGCGTCATACTGTGCTTCAGATGTAATCTTGGCATTTCTAACAGAGATAATTGTCTCTTGTGTAGTTTGTAATATACCAGATGATGTAAATTCTGCTTCACCACTAGAATCTGATACTCCAACTACTTTACTGTCAGTTTTATCATCACTAAGTCTGAATAGTTTTGTTCCAGTCTTAAACTTTTGATTTCCTGCAACGTTTGGTGCATCAATAAAGAATGATCCTCTAAGATTACCTTTCTTGTCAGTAATTAAGTCTTTGTTTGATACTTTTGCAACTGCACCAGAAGTTTCACCAACAAGATAGTCATTAATCTTAGGTGATCCATAGTAACTACCTTTGACTTGATCTGCAAGTGACTTAGTATCAATATTGATAAAGGTCAAGTTAGATGTATAGTCAGTGGTTGTGCTTATATCAGTGCCATCAATAGGGTTAATTTGTATATTCTCATTAGGAGCTGCTATTCTTGCACTAAATCTAATCTTTTTATTGCCTTTTTTGACAATAACGGTCTCTCCTATCTGGAATGGAATGTTATTTGTTTTAGAATCAGTGCTTGGATCTTTAACAACACCAATGATCTTAGGTGTAATTAGTTTCTTAGGTATTGCAATACCATCAAAGAATGCAAAGAATTTAGTTCTTGGTTTTAGTTTCTGACATACAAATTCAATGTTTCTAGAACGCATGAACTGAATATGCTCGACTGATACAACCTTACTACCCAATGACTGTTGCTCAATCACAGGAGTAACTCTATACCTTACACCTGTCCTTGATTGTTTTGTAGTAGTTGTAGTTGTAGTCTTAATAGTTCTACGTTGTTTTCTTCTACCCTTTCCGCCAGGATCACGCCATTTACCTACCTTTTTGTCAATATCAGTTCCAGTCCATGTGGTTTTCCATGAGTTCCAGTGAATAGGTGAGAAACCATTTTGGTCAGCATTATACTCTCTGACTGTAGTTAAGAAGTTACCTTCTACAACAGGACCTTGAATTGGATTGAGTGATTTAGTATCCACCCAGTTATCTGACTCAGGGAATAATTCAATATCACCTGTATATGTAAAGACGTTAAATGGGTTAACGTTTTCCACAGCTGATGCATATGGTTGATCAATTAATACAGTAGATGCGTATGGAAGTGTTATAATATCATCTGTTTGTTGTACATTTGTACTACTTGTGCTGTATTGTAGAGGAACCTGTGTAGTATAGTGAGCAGGACGCATCTGTCCTCTCTCAAAGTCAGTGGATACTCTATAATCAGGATGTAATGTGTCTGCAGTAGAAAGAGACGCAAAGTTATCTACAATAAAACCATTTTTAAATCTATTAAGACCACTAGAATCTCTGATCTCCATATTTGCAGTGTCACTTTCAAGTAATGACAACTGTGTATAATATTCAAGTGTTTTGATTCTATCTTCTAATTGCTGTATATCTCTAAATGTATATCTTCTGTAATTTGTCTCTTCAATAGTAACATCTTCATCGACATCAAAAACATATGGACTATAAGATACAGTTGCAAGAAGCATTGCATCTTCTACATCCTCTGGTGCTTGTGGTCTTGTATTAGGTGCACCTTTTACAATTTGGAATACACTTTCTTTACTAAGGAATAGTTTATCAATACGAGGTAGATAATACTGTAAACTTAATGTAGTAGTATCACTGATGCCAGGCAATCCAACTTCATTACTTGTAAATGCTCTATTGACAAAATCAAAGTATTTTGTAGCAGTTAGAGTAAATGGAGATGATTGTGTTCCACTACCAGTAATTTGCTGTGGAACTATAGGACGAAAATCAATTACATCTCTAAGTTGAGTTCCTTCATAAGATGGTATAATTTTATAGTCTGATGCATCGTAAGAATCAACAGTATATGGATTAGTTCCATTAGATGTAAAGAATCTATCGAATATAATAAGTAACTTATGTGTGGGTGCTGCTACTCCAGCTTTCCTATTAATTCTAGAATAATCGTAGAATTGATCTCTCTGACCGTCATCAAGATCATAATTATCAGTAATATTTGTAGATCCAGAAACTATACCACCAGATACAATTTTAAATGTAGCATTAGGTGATGTCATATCTTCACCATCTGTAAATACATCATCCTCAACAGGAATGAAGTAAATTCTATTACTTGTAGTAGATACGATTCTTGCTCTTGAACCAGAACTAGAACCAGTAATTATTTCATCTGTAGCAAATGTTCCTATTAAGTTTGTGTATTGTAAGTAAGGAATCTGAGGACTGCTAGTATTTTTGGATTCTAATATTGCTTTAATTTTAAATACGTCAGCACAACCAAGAGATATAGAACTATCTTCTACCCTAGTTCCAAATCCACCAGTTACCTGAGTCAAACCATTTGATGATCCTAGAGAGTCATTGATCTCTAAAACTTTCATTCTTTCAGTGGTTTTTGCTTTACCAGATCTATCTGAACTTGTTACAGTTCCTATTGCAATGATAGAAGATGGTGCTGAACTGAATGTAAGTGACGCTGATGATGCATTGACACTACTGGTTGTAAATCCATTACCATTGGACATTATTTGACCATCACCAGTTCCAGATGTAACAATTACAATAAAGTCATCATTATCTGTTGCGTTTACCCACTGAAGACCAGATCCCGCTGTGACAGATACAGATGTACTACCAATACCTGTGACTGCAACTGATGTTCTAAAACGTCCTGATGGGTTTATTGTATTATTATTGTTTGTGTTCTTTACAGCAGCATAACCAAGGGGTGTGAGTAATTCCTTCTTTGTACCCTCTTTTAGTTCTGGACGAGTTCTTATAATAGAACCAGATATTGCACCATTTGCCATCTGGTTACTACTCTTCAAGTTTTGAACAGTAAATTGAGAATTATTTGTTACTCCTGTAACTTTTACTTCATGAGAAAGGTTGTTGTTTGAAAACTCTACAACGTCTCCAATTCTCAATTGAGACGCAAAATTAGACAAGGTAGATGTAATCGTTGCAGTTTGAGATAGGTTAGATCCACTCTGACCAGAAATAATAGGACCTGAACCAGGTAATGCTACTTTGACATCTAATACTGAATCAGCAGTTCCATTACTGTTGAATGTATATTGTTTAATATCACCAAATCCGTAAGTTCTAACACCACCAGAAGCGATTGTAGCATATGTTGAACCAGAAGAATTATTCTTTTTCAATGCCTCTCCTGCTACAAATGTTCCATTTGTTGCATACAAATATGTTGTTGTGCTTGATGATACTGCTGCAGCAAGGAATCCTGTAGCACCACTATTAGCACCTACTACATAATCTCCTTGAGTACCAGTTGCATTTCCTGTTGTAGTTATTTTTGTATAGAATTGAGTATCAATAACATTTACACGATATATTGAATCAGTAGCACCAGCTGCTACAGATCCTGACTCAAATGCTACGTTGATAGCTCTTGTTACACCTACAGTTGCACCACCTGTTTCCTCTTTCAACGCTATTGTTGAATATAGAGCTGGTGCTTCAACCATATTTGTCATAAGAACGAAGTTACCAAAGTCAGAGGTAACTGTTTTGTTCATTTCAGTTGCAAATGTTCTTGGTTTATCTACATCTTTATATGATGTTGATAATCTTTCAGTTCTGTAACCCTGAACATATGCACATCCTGAAGATAATTGTAATGATAATTTGTCTTCTGTAGGAGATACACCACCAGATGTCGTATCTGTTGATGCATATACACCACCATTGAATCCATCATCTAAATTTTCTTTTGCATCTATCTTAAATTTCTTGACATAGTAATTACCAGATTCTTCCTTTGTTCTAGTTGCTAGGACATCATTAATAAATCCTAGATCACTACGTTCTACTTTCTTCTCTACCTCACCAGTGTTAGTTCTAAGTAACTCGATAAAGTCTGCTGCGTTTGGTGAAGTTAGTAACTTTTTAACTAACGTTAGTGTAATCTTAAACCTATCTGCACCAGGTGCTGAGAAGTTTGTGCTACCTATGGCATTATCATATAAAGTTGCGTCTTCATCAGCAGTTACGATTCTCTCTTCTACCTTAAGACCAACCTTATATGATGGATTAGTGTCATACTGATCTAAGATAATAGTTTGTTCTGCAACATTTACAAAATATCCTCTTGTAAAGAAGACTCCTGCACCCACACTAGCAGTAGAACCCACAGATGTAGCAGCAGAGTTAAGCAACTGTGCTACTGGTGTACCAGCTGCAATAGTAGTTGATGCATAAGTTATATCGCTTTCGCAAGTAAATGTTTCTCCTGCAGAGAATGTGCTAGTCTCATTATCTTCTGCTTTTTGTAAGTAATTTAGATAAAATGTAATATTGCTTCTTGTAGATGTAGCAGCACTTATTGAAAATAATATACGAGCACGAACACCAGAGGTAGATCCCTTGATGATTGTACCATCTAAAGCAGTTCTATAATTTTCTACGTCTAAGTTAAGATAACTATTTTGAATTAATATACATGACACGTCTTTGTTCAAAGTAATGCCACCTGGCACAACCATAGAACCTTCCTTATAAACACCTTGACCAAATGTGTCTATCTGATCTTGCAATAAAGTTTGCAGCGTAGTAAGTTCCCTAGCTTGTACAGGAAAGCCAGGTTTAAATAATACTTTCAGAAACCCTTTACTTTTATCGTAATCGTCGAAGTAAGGAGCTATGTTGAGGTTCGTATTCTGTGCCATTTAGAATTCAATTACTACTTTTAGCTCTTCGTTTTGGTCTGCCGAACGAGTGATCGGGATCCTATTATCTAGGTATAATATTTCACCTGAGTTTAATTCAATTTCTTCGTTGGCATAACCTTCGACAAATGATAAACCTAATTCATAAACAGATACACCAATTGTTATCTGTGTGAGTGGAACGGATGCTGTTCCAAATGTTGCGTCTGGAGTTGCAGTATATGAGTTTGTAGACCCAGTAATCTGATTTGCTCCTGCGAATGCGATTACATTACCATTTACAGTACCATCAGTAGAATCTTGATAATACTTCAATACTTTAGTTGTAGCATCATATGATACAACAAATCCCTTTGCACCAGTTGTTGATTGTGTGATAGTTTCGCCTGGTGCAAACGTACCACTAGGTGTTCCTGCTCCTGATTGTGGGAATATCAGTGCCTTTACAGCAGATCTAGTATTCTGACTACAAACAGTTGTGGTATTGTAATCAGTAGGATTTAACACAAGACCAACTCTTCTATAAGTCAAGTCATTAGGGAAATCAATAAACGCACTAGTAGTTTCTAATTTACTAGCAAACATTAAACGATAAGCACCCAACTCTCTTACTGAATCATTACCATGTCCACCATTCGGAGGAAGAACAACATCAAGAGAAGCATCTGATCCATTACCAATGTTGGTAATAAGACTTACATCAATAGATGCAAAACTATATCCAGAACCCGCTTGAGTTATTGTCACAGATGACACAGAACCAGAGACTACATTAACTGTGCAAAGTGCTTGTGTTCCACCATTTACATTATAATCACCACGAATCGGAACATTAGTAAATTGTCCGTTGTTATAACCAGAACCTGCATTCTCAATAACAACAGTATCAACAGATCCTGTGTTTGCAGCAGATGTTACAAGAGAGTTTGATAATACAGGAATAAATTCCGATGTAACAAACTTTAGAATGTTATCCGCATCAATAGTATAAAGATATTTCCATCTGTATGAATATACGCCAGGTGAATCTGATGTTTCAATAATAGTTGTCGATGTTCCTGTTGGTTCTACCAAAGAAGGACGTCCTCTTGGAAACTCAGGACTTTGACCATTATAAAGACACTTGTAGACATTGAAGTCTGAGTTCATGACATAGAAATTACTGTCATACAGTCTAGAAGAACCGTTTGCAGTAGTTTTTGTTGGTGCATAATCTGGTTTGTACATAGAATATGTACGTCCTACACCACCAGTTGTTTTTGTAGGATCCGTCCAATCAACTCTAGGTATTACTAGAGCAGTATCGGATATGTCAACACGCTTAAATGCAACGGAGTCACCGTAAGAAGTTCTTGCATACTCAAAACTATCAAGAGGTTCTCCTGTAGGTGGTACATCTGAACTACCCCAAGTTTTTGCTCTACCCACAAACATATACACCTTATTTGTAGCTTGCAAGGTATTCCTAAAGCTTTCTGCAGCGTATATTCTAAAATTGTCTGTAACTAATGCCATTGCAATTATATAAGCTTTATTGGTTATTTATAACGATCTCAGACGAACTTCTGGTAACAGAGAGACATCTCCGCTTGCAGTCCGCGAGAATGGAAACTCTACAGTAAATTGTGTTGCTGTAGAAACGGTAACGGTATACAATCCGTCAAATCCAGTTCCAGTAGTAAAGTCTAGATAAAATCTTTGACCTGTAACTAAATTATGGTCAGTTGATGTATTTACAGTGCATGTAGTTCCAGTAGAACTATATGTTCCTGTAATCACTGGATGTGCAGCAGCAGTTGTCCCCTCAAATCCTCTACCACCTGTTGCAACTGTCAAAGTATTATTTGAAATATCTTTTGAACCATATAATATTCTTTCACAAGTCCACACTGGAGGAGTGACCGTTGTATTATAAAATGGTATCAATACCTCACCTTCATCTGGGAATCCAGCTTTCTGTGAAGAATTAAAGTATACATTTTTCAAATTAATAGTGGTTCCTCCTGCACTTAAAGTTTGGGATAGATATGATCCACCAAGAGATAGTGAATTAGATATAATTCTATCCCTTTGTTTTCTCTCTAATGCTAGAGGATGAACAGCAAGAACGGTTGGTGCACTAGTGTATCCAGATCCACCATTTAGATTTATAACCGATAAAACTCGACCACTTCCAACTTCAATTACTGTTTCAGCAGCAGCACCTTCTCCTCCACCACCTTGGAATAATAATATTGGAGGAACTTCATAGTTTGAGCCTGGATTTGTAATTGTAACTTGTGTTACTTGTCCACCTGTTACAGTTGCAGTAAACTCAGCAACAGTTGGTCTTAAACCTGTGTATTCATAACTGTCAATAGTTGTAGAACTTGATATGGTTGCAACACGACGATCAGATCCTTCACTAGAAATTTGAACTCTATCTTCTGGATCAATTGAGTTAAATGTATTACTTACCAATATATCACTAGCACTACCAGTGTATATGAATAATGTGCAGTCTGATCCTGCCCTTGGTGCTTCGCTAAATTCTATGATTGAACCTGTTAATTGATATGCAACGCCAGGTTCCTGATAAACTCCATTCAAGAATATAATTAAGTTATTTTGTGCCTCTACAGCAGCATTGTCACTTTCTAATGAGAATGGTTCAGTATTCTCTTTCATAGTAAATGTCTTTTTCTTGTTATCAAAGAAAGGTGCAATCTCATCTAGTTGTGTTAACTTACCAAAGTAGAATCCATAAAAATCCATTCCCGCTAAAGGTGCTTCTGAGAATGTTACCTGACTACCTGTGTAAGTATATGCTTGAGTAGTTCCTTTAAGTTGTAATGTGCTGTTTAAGAATATTAAGAAGTTATCACTAGCTGGTAATACTTGTGTAGATCCACCAGACTGCATTGTGAATGTCTTATCAGTCCCATCAAATGCGACATCTGAGACACCAATCTGGAATGATGGTTGCTGAGATGCAGTTCTAGTAATTCCATTTAGGTTACCAGTATTTGTTCCAACATTTAATGTAATACTATCTGCTCCTACTGCATCAATGTTAATTGCAGTATCATAATAAGGATCTGAAGGACGTGGATAAGTTTTAACTGATGTATTATTATCGTTTTCACATGTAAATGATAATGATCCGTTTGCTATCTTAACACTTGTTCCAGTTGTTAAACTATGAGATCCTATTGTTAAAACTAATACACCTGTATTATTGTCATATGTAGCATTTGTTACATCATGATTTACTATTGGAGATGCTCCAACATTTACTGTAATAGTATTAGTTGTTGTTTGTGTGATAGTAATAGTTTGTCCAGATACAGGGTCAGTAGATCTTGGATAAGTCTTCGTTGCTGTATTTCCGTCCATTGTGCATGTGAAGGACAATGCGTTATCAGCTATGGTGAGTGTATTAGATGTTGTTAAGTTATGAGCATTAGAGGTGATTACCATATTACCTGTGTTAGGAGTATATGCTACACCTGTTACTGGGTTTGGTAAGTTACCAACGTTACTTGTAACACCATTTGGTACAGCGGATACAAATGTATGTACATAATTACCACCTGACTGGACAGCATTGCTTGCTGTTCCTCCTGCCCATGTGTGTGCACCAGTTCCCACTGCCTGTGTTACGATACCCCATAATGTTGTGATTGTAGATGCTACGTCAATACAGCATGCTTCTGAGTAAGTTGTGCTACCTGAGTCATTACTAATAGTATTATCTTTTATCTGTGTGCCGACTGTATCAGAGTTTGTAGTAACTGTAAGGTTACGCATAACCTGACGACAAATATCTCTAGCATGATTGAATACCTGTACAGATTGTCCTTCTTCACCAGACAAATGAACTGTTCCAACATAGAAATTAGCAGCATCATACGTGGCATCATTTCCACCAAACTCTACGTTATCAGCAACCGCATCTATTAGTAAGTTTGTATCACGAATACATTTAGTTTTGTAGATAGTAGAGAATGATGGGTTATCTGCTTGCATTCTACCATATGCAGTTGTTGCAATAAAGTTTTGGTTCTGTCTAAGTAAATTTCCTGCGTCTGCAAACTTAGAGTATTTGTTAACACCATAACTGACAACTGCTCTTGTGATAGCTGTAGACGTTGCACCTGTAAATGTATGTGCTGATGTATCAGAAGATTCTCCTACAAATACTGTAAATGTATTAGTCGTTACAGCATCAATAGTATGCCATGCACCTTCTGCAGGATCTCCAACTCTAGGATAAGTATGTGTGGTTGCATTATTGTCTTTAGCACATGTAAATGATAGTGAGTTTGTAGCAAACTGTATTCTGTCACCTTTAATGAATGGATGTCCATTGAGTGTCAATACCATCTCACCTGTAGTAGGTGTGTAATCAATACCTGTTGGTTGGAATTGATATGTTGACAATCCTTCCCATGTATGAGCATCGGTGTTTGTAGGTGCTGTTCCGTTTAATGCATTGACTGTAATTGTAGTTGAAGCAACTGCCTCTACAGGTATGTCTCTCATCTTACCCTGTGTACCAATTGGATCAGTGGCACGTGGGTATGCTGCAGTTCCACCACTACCATAGTTACAACTAAACCTTAATGATTCATTAGCAATTCTGACTGTGGATACTGCAAACTTAACACTATTAGTTACTGCAGACACATATGTGTGTGGACTTAGATCAGTAGAAGGAATACTATCAAGAACTTGAACTGTAAATGTATTTGTAGTGCAGTCAAATACCTGTAACCATCTGTCTGATGCATAGTCAGTAGAACGTGGATAATCACCATTACCGCCACCACTATAAGTGCAACTAAATCTAATCGCACCATCATCAAACTTAACCTGATCGCCATTTACACGTCCATGATTTGCAATAGTTACAACCATTAGACCTGTATTAGGATCGTATGTTGCAAATGTTGGTGTATGTGTTGTAGGTGCTGATAAATTATGTCCTGCTCCTATTGTCAATACCATCTGACCATCTGCAGGGGTATATGTTCCATTTGTAGGAATAAAATGTTTTACAAACTGTTCACCAACACGAGGATCAGCAATACCTAATACATCTGTATTATTATATCCATTACCACCAGATACTACTTTTGCATTTGTGACCTTTCCACCAGTAACTGTGATATTAGCAGTAACCCCAACTCCACCACCTAGTCTATTCTTAAGTGGGACTGCAGCATATGTGTAATCACTGTATCCGTTGCCAGGTGCTAACTCATTTGGTTCGTCATTAGATATACCAACGTTGACAGTAATTGTAGTTGATGTAACTGCTTCAATATCTACTATCGCAGCATTTCCTACGGGATCTCCTGTTCTTGGATATGAATGCTCAGAAGCATGGTTGTCTGCATCACAAGTAAATGTTACTACACCAACACCAAAAGCAACTTTATTAGAAGTAGTCAAACTATGTGAACCTATCTCTACCTCCATAAGACCTGTAAGTGGATCGTAGGTTGTGCCAGTCTGTGCTGTATAGAAAGCACCATTGTTATCCACAATTCCATTGGTAGAACCACTTACGAAGGTATGTGTTCCTGTTCCAGAATATCCTGTTCCTAGTGTTTTTACTTCATCTCCGATCTGATCTAATACAAATGAATCAGTATAAGATGAACGATCAAAATACATTGCGATAATTCTAGTTTCAGATAATGGAGGTGTAACAAATGTTACAATACTATTTGCTAATGTATAAGTCTCAGGGTTCGCAATAAGACCATTTACTGATAACAACAGTTGTGAAGTTGCAGCAGTCTTTCCAATCTTAGTATCAAGATCTACACCATCACACTGTAGTCTAAATTGATTATTAGTTCCATCTACAAAACATCTTAGAGAGTGTCCTATTCCTCCTCCTTGTGAAGTCAAGTCGATTGCACTACCATTAAAAGTTGCCGATAGTTCAATTGTATTAGCGTCTACGTATCTAATGTAATATTGTCCGTTATTTGACAATCCACCAATAGGAGTATTGTATCTGTTATTTGGATAGTTTCCAATATCTTGTGTTGGTAATGCATCTGTTGGGTTACTAATAGCATTTGTAACAATTCCTGCTAGTGTATTGATCGCACTCTTGACGTCTGCACATCCTCCCGCATCATTTGTAATACTCAAATCTGTTTGAGGAACTATGTTTGTATATGTGCCTACTGGAAGATCATTAGTAACTGCTAATAAGCACAAGTCTCTTGCTTTATTAAATGTTGCGACAGTCTCAGATTCCTCTCCTTGAACATGTTGAACATTTGTGCCATTAGTATACTGTTCAGCAGCATCCCTACTAAAGTAATTACCACCATACTTAAGATCATTAGTCCATGCAGCAACTACAAGTCTTGTATCTCTAGCACATTTTCCTAGAAGAGTTGGATCTAAATTTAAACTAGGATATGTTGCATTTAAGAAACCAATACTCTCTTCTATAATGTAATCAATATTATTGACGATTAAATCTCTAGCATCTAAAAATCTATCTCCACCAGAAGTATAAGTCACTAGTTGATTTGCTACAAAAGCATGATTTGTAATCGTAATTCTATCAGTCGCACCATCTACTATAGAAGAACTAGATCCATCAAAGGTTACTGTTCTATCACTAACATTATCAATCTTATATGAGATGCAAGATAAAATCTTCTGAACGTCTAATAATTGTTTTCCGTAAATAGAAACTTCTGTTGGAACTAATGCAGTGTAATCTGGTTTTGATAATGCAAAGTTGTTAATAGTTGCTAACTTAGCAGTTCTCTTAGAAGATGGTTTTGGAGTTATGAATGTAGTTCCATTGAATGTAGTGCCTACACTATTTGTCTGTTGTATCCACCAATCGTAGTCAGTGCTAGGACTTTGATTAGTAATAGATCTTGGTCTATAGTCTTTTTTGACTGATTGTAATAATACTTGTGTACCAACTACCTTAAATCCTGCAGGGTGTGCAGCAAACTTAAGTGGGTTTCTCCAGTCTGAGATATTAATTGATGATGAAATATCATATGAGAACTCTTGGAATCTATTACTATCATAAACACGTTGTTCATTAAGATCAAGGAATCCAGTAGTTTTTTCCCAGTTGGCAGATGATGTGCTAATTGGTGACACTTCAAAGTTAGCATCTGCTCTATCATATGCATGTATTTGACCAAACGCAGCAGACTCTTCACCAAATACAGGTTGACCTACTACAAAGTCACCTTCTATAAGTTCTACACTTACTACTCGACCACTAGCGTCCCAATTTTTAATAACCCCATATGCAGTGTATGATGATGTAGATGCACCTTGGTAGATTCTCTCCCCAATAGAGAATGTAGCGGGTTTCATATATGCTACAATATTGTCACCTAAATCTGTAGTCTGTAATTGGAATACGGTCTGTCCAGTTAGAGGATCTCCTAGTGGAGGTCCTGTCATTGCTATTGTAGTCTCAGTATTTGCATTTGCAAGACTAGTTGCAAGTTTAATTTGATTGTTTGCTAATCCATTTGCAGTAGTAGCAGCAACAGCATAATAAGTTGTACCCTCAACAAATGGAGGAGGTAATATTCCAGTTACTTGAACTAAATTAACTTTAGTTCCAGTTGGTATCTTTGCATTGTATGGGAAGTTTAATGTGCTGTTAGAGTTAAGAGCAACAAAACTATGAGCTACTCTTGCTTTTACTGTTGGTGCAGATGTAAATCCTCTGCCAGGATTATTAACAATAACTGACTGTATAACCTCGTTAAGAATTAGTGGTTCTAACTCAAATAGAGAACCTTGACCACCTTCAAGAAGTATTTCTGGTTGTGATACAAAATTAGCACCACCATTAATTACATCAAAGTAATCTATAATTTGTGTTCTAATAAGTTGTAAGTTATAAGTTGTGTTTAGATTTGGTTTTAGTGTTCTATCATGACTATAGTTGAATGTAATATTGTCACCACTAATTTTTAATATTTCACCTAGATTAGATGACTTAAGTAATATAGATGCTCCAGATCCAGTTTTTTGTTCGATATTGATAATAGGTGCACTCTGGAATTGTTGTCCTGCTGCCTCTATTTGTATATTTGATACACCTTGATTGACAATCAATGCATTTAATGATGCGTTTATACCATTACCACCCTGTGCAGTAATTGTAGGTGCAGATAGGTAACCAGATCCACTATTGGTTACAGTAATAGAATCTAGAGACGCATCTAATAGAGTTGCAGTTGAGACTACATCTGGGTATATCATTGTTGCCATGTCTAGAACTACATCATGTGTTCCATCAGTTCCACCTAGATCTGCTCCACCCAATGTAATGTCATCTCCAATGTTGTATGCAGTTCCACCATCTGTTACTGTTACACTAGTGATAGTTCCACTACTGTCAGTTACAACAGTAAACCTAGCACCAGTTGCACTTGTACCTGCTATAGATTTCTGTGCAATATTTGTGAATGTTTGAGATGCAGTATATGCTGTATCAGTTTGAGACTGTATTGAGACAGTTGAGATTGTTCCGAAATATGGGTCGTCAAATATAACGTTAGGTGCTGCTCTATAGTTTGTTCCTGCAGTATTGATGTTTACTTCTAAAACTTTACCAAGACCAGATATTACAGGTGTTACTACTGACTGTGTTCCCGATAAAGAATTGATGACTGCAACTGTGCTACCACCTGTGTATATCCTAGATCTAAGAAGAAATACTTGAGTATCAGTTCCAGAATTGGTTATGGTAATTGCGGTTCCTGCTTCTGCAAGTTGTGGTGTTTCTGCTAACTTGACACGATTAGCATCACCTACATCAATAATGTAGTATGTTTGTCCTACTGTCATATTGCTGACTGCAGCTGTCTCAGCTGAGACATATAAGACTGGATCTCCAGTTTTAGCATTGTGTGATGCGAACTCAAAATGATCAGCATATCCTACCGCGTCAATCTGAGATGGATTGATGCTGAATGATGTTCCTGAGTCAAACATGATATAACCTTTCTGTCCTGCACCTGTCCTTGTATTCTGTAATGGTTGTATTCTTAATACTGATGTAATTGGATTCCAAGAAAGAACTTTACCTCTAGCAGTACTATTGTCTATTTTCTCTTTGCTGATAACAATCTCATTTGGTAAGAAATTACCTAATACGTTTTCTAGTGTTATATCAATGAAGTCTGGTAATGTAACAACACAAGTAGGAGGAATACCTTGATTATATCCAGATCCTTGATTTGTGATAGAAACATTTGATAATCCACCAGATATTGTTGCAGTTGCAACTGCACCAGAACCAGATCTACTAGATCCACTTAATTTTGGTAATGATTGATAGTTTCTACCTTGGTCACCAATCGTTATTGTTGAAATACCGCCAGATGGGTATATTGAGTTTGTAGAATATGATACACCTGTACTATACCCAATCTCAGGTGCAACTGCCATTGTATATTTGTAAGTATTGCTTGTCACTTCTGTAACAATTTGTGATCCTAGAACTGGATCGTTAATAACGTTAAAGAATCTACTACTTGATACATCACTCTGAACATTGATTGCATTTCCCATAGCAAGATGGTTTTGACAAACATAATACAAGGTATTAGGAGAGTCAACTGCAGGAGTAATTTCTACACTACGTGATAATGTGCTTGCTAAACTAAACTGAGAGTTATATTCATCCCAACCAACAGGATCACCGTTGATTCTGTATACAACACCTTTTTCATATCTGTTTACTCCACCTTTTGCGTCTTCACTTTCTGAGAAATAAATTGCATGAGTATTGTTAGATGCAGCAGTTTGATTAAATGTATATGTTAACCCACGAGACATTGCAATTGCAGGAGATTCAGTTACAGAACCATATTTGTCACCAGTTATGTAATACCCATTACCAGATCCGTAATTGTAATATGGATGACTAGTTGTTTTTGCTTGAACAATAACTGTATATGTTCGTGGTGATACATTTTCATGTTTTACATCATGATAGTAGAATATGCCAGGCAAATCTACCATCTTGAGTGTTATTGAGTCTTGCTCATCTGTTATTTCATCTCTAACTTCATCAATGACGTTTTTGTAAGTTAATACATCTGTATTATCAGGATCTAATGTAAATGATAACAACTTTCCATTATTACTTGTGTCAGAGGTATCAAAGATATATGAATGTCCTAATATCAGAGATATGTTTGGTTCATTGATATAAACTTCTGCAGCAGCTCCACTATTACCAGAAGTAACGTTTGCAGCAGCAACAGCAGCAAAGTTTCTCTTGACGGTAAATTTCTTAAGACTTTCTGTTCTTACAACAATATAATTTGCCTTATTGTAATCAGTAGGTGATACACCTGAGATGTTAACTAAATCTCCTGCTTTAAGTTGATGCGAGTCAAGTCCTGCTGCTACATGACATTGAACCTCTCTTTGAACTTGAGTTAGTGTTATTGAGAATCCAGTTCCACCAACTGCATTTCCAAGGTTTATATTATCTGCAGATATTTCATCTCCAATATCATATCCATATCCAAAGTCTGTAATTGTAACTTCTGTTACCGCATTACTCTGAACCAGAATAGTTGCCTTTGCACCTAATCCATCACCAGTAACAGATTTGATTGGAACATTTAAGTATGTGCCATTTGCGTAATTACTTCCACCTGTAATACTTGCCCAACCATCTTGGAATAAATTACCATCTGTTCTAATTCTAAGATATGTCCACGATACATCTCCGTCCGTTGTTGTTCCAGATGTATGTGTGAGTGTACTTGCTCCAGATGTGCCACTGCTTGCTGCAACGTATACTCTATTTGCAACATGAACTAAATCTCCCTGCACGTATGCTACACCTGATGCCCATGCATCTAGTAACTTCATACTCTTTAGAGCAAAGTATTTGAAGTGATAATTACCATTAATAGATTTACTCGTTATTGTTCTGGTAAATGTGTTGTCTGTTACGGAAACATTAACAGAATCATTTGGTTGTAGTAAATGACTAACGGAAGTTGTAACAGTTGCTGTATAAACATCTGTATTTGAATCAGAAGCAACCGCTACTGAAGTTGTATCCGCACCTTGAACTTGTGCAACAGTAGCACTTACACCTTCTCCTCCAGTTCCAGTATTATCAAACTCTAATCTATCGTTTACCTTATACTCTTTACCACCACCTTCTACAAGATACTGATCAACACCCGCTGAGGAATATTTGTTCGTTGCGGAGACAACTAGAGAATCCGCAGTTCCACCTCTTACAAATGGATAGTAACTATAATAACCAATACCATCTTCAATGTATGTAAGTGTCTCACCAGTCTCCATGATAATAAGAGTTGTGCTATCTTCTAATGCGAGGAAGAAGTCAACTTTATTGTCTAATACTTTTCTTTTTGCAACAATGTTATCAACACCCACAAATGGTGCTCTATAACGTATTGCATCTTCTGTGAAGTTTTTCTGTAATCCATTACCATTCCAGTTTACCGAATTTGCTTCTCCATAGAAATCAGGTCCTATAAAGTATGGGAATGCAGGGAAACCATCTGTACCTGTAATTGTTGTAAAGTAAGCGTATACTCCATTTGGATATTCTGGAGTGACGCAGAATCTACCATTATATCGGTCTAAATCACCTAATCCCTCCACATACTCATAATCTTCAATATAAGTCCCTAGAGGGTCACTGAGACCGCTTAGAAGAGCATCTCTACCAGTCTTTACTCTGTAACTACTTCTAATACGTTTGTATTCATTGAATGGTGCTTTGTTTTCTGGATCTACGTATCCGTAAGGTCCGTAAATGGGATGTCCGTCATATGCCCAACCGATAATAGGAGAGTGCACAGTAGGAGGTAATTCTTGTAACTGTTGATTTACATCTAGACCAATACTATCTTTAAGTAGGAATCTAATCTGTTTTGGATTATAAAGATATCCGTATTCTCCACTGTAGATAAGGAAGTTCTCACCTTGGAAACATGCACCTCCGTAAGGATCTGTAGTCTTGGGTGATACAAATGTATTACTGCCTAGTTCATTTCCTGTTGCTGCTTCGTTTATTGATAGTTCTGTAAGTCTAGTTTGGAATATCGCACCAGAACCAGGATATACAATACTAACTCTTGTAGAACCCGCAGTATATCCAATACCTTTACTTGATACGGTAATACCAGTAACAATATTGGTGCTTAGGTCAACAGTAGCAAAAGCAGTAGCACCAACTCCGTCTCCTGTAATGATAACGTCTGGAGGACCGAAGTATGCACTACCACCAAATGTAACAATTATACTCTCTATTTTTCCATTAATAATTGATGGATACGCAACAGCACCACTACCACTGATTAGATTGATAGTTGGTTCGTAAGTATACTGCGTTCCTGCGTTAGTAATGTCGATACTCTCAATAGGACCTCTACAAACTGCGGATGCAGTTGCACCAGATCCACCACCACCAGATATTGATACAGTAGGAACACTCGTATATCCGCTTCCTCCGTTAACAATGTTAATACCAGTTACGGAACCATCCGTAATTTGTGCGGTAGCAAACGCTTGCTGTCCACTTACCGCACCACCACCTACGATTGACACAATAGGTTCTGTAGTATATCCGCTTCCTCCGCTAGTAACGTTGATAGAAGTTACGGAACCTGTAATGCTAACATCAGCAGATGCAGTGCTTCCTTCATATAACCACTCCACTTCTCCGACTAATACCTGACCTATTGTGTGAACTGGGTATTGAGTTGCAGAAGATTTACCCGCATTGATTGCTTGGTATCTATTTCCGTTATATTGTACTCTAGTCAATCCTGCATATGTTGTGTCTAGTTGATATGTTGGTTCAAACTGCACAGTAGGAGGGTTTGTAATATCATAACCAGATCCTCCATTTACGGTTTCAATAGATTTTATACCACCATACTTTTTCTTACTTTCAGACTTATATGAGAATAGTGGGACACCATTTGCACCAATACCAATCTGACCCACAGGAGTTGCAGTTTTCTGTGATTTAATAGTTGGTACAAGAGGAATACGTTTTAAATACCTTTGGTTGCCAGGATCTAGGTCTGTAGCAGCAAAAGGTCCTATCTTGTGTGTTGGTATACCTGTACTAGCGATTATTGCATCAGTATCTGACTTATATGTGTTTTGAACGTCTCCTGTAGTATTTCTAACTGCTAAGTTGATAGAAGTGTCGTCAGAACGACCAAAAGCAAATTCTCTAGCAATATAAAACTCAAATCCAGAAATACCGAATGCAGGAGTTGATGAGAAGATAAACTCGAAAGTAAATTCATCAACAATACCAACTACGATATGATTATTGTTGTAAATGTCTTCTGGAGCATTTAATATTCTAATAGTGTCATCTCTAACTAATCTATGCTTTTCTTTTGTAACTATGGTGCATCTTACCGATCCATCGGTTTCTACCTGTCCTAGGGTCGCTGAGTCGCCTCTGAGAGCACGTCTAACATTGTATATGAACGAATCCCATATAGGATCAAGACTATCAAAGCCAGGTGCTGCAGGAGTTGTAACTTTTGAGTCTGGTAAGTAGTATTTTCCACCACTATTCAGTTTAACTCCTCTAGTCCCTCCAAATACCTTTAATTGTATCTCAGAACCATCTACATTTGAATATCCAAAGATTTTAAACGCAGCAAACACTTCTTGCCCTGCATCATGTGCTACATTGACTGTTGGAGCAATTGCACGGGTGCATCCAAGGAATTGTGTAACTGTTTTGTCTGTATAACTGATTATTTCGTCTTCTATCCTAAATTTACCGTTTAATTCAGGCCAACCGAGTGTAGAGTCAACTGTAACTGTAGTATCAATTAATTCTTGCCCTAAATCTTGTGATAATACTGTTTTATACGGAGTTACGAAAGATCCAAGTGAATTATTGGTATCTACGTCAATTTCATAGATTGTTCCGCTTGATGTAAAGACTTCTACAACTCCTTTTACGTAAATTCTTGCAGAATCGACATTTGGGTCGTTTGCATCTGCTTCTTGGTATAATACTTGCCCAACAAGTTCAATTGGGTTACCACTTACAGGAGTTGCACGAATAATTTCTCTAGAAGTGTAAAATGCGTCACTAGGTTTGAATATTCGCTCTCTAGGATAAGACACTTGAGACTCAACACCAAAAAGTGTCCTCAAAACAAACTGGAATGACCTTCCTGTTCCTTTTGAAGAGTAAAAGTCCTTAATTCTCTTAATTATGGTACTTTCTGTAACACCATCTGCAAAATTCTTTGGATATGTCGCTAAAAACTGTTCTTTGAACTTTCCGAGCATGTAAAGCGGGAAAATATTGTTCAAATTGACAACTTCTGTGCCTAAAGTGTGATGAGCAGCAGTTGTAGACTCAAATCTGTAGTCTGCTTCTATTCCAACTGCTCTTACAGCGTTAAATCCTCTTGCACAAGTCTGAAATAGCGTTGCACCCTTGCTTTGGTAGTAAATTATCTCATCATTTATCAATAATAGTCCTTCTGAAGGAAAATCACGTGTAGATTCAACGTCAATCGTTGTAGAAGACGTTGTAACCTCAGAAATTAGTGTTGTAGTAGTAACTAAATCTCCATAATTGTCAATATTGTAATAATCTGACCAGTTTTGAATTATATCAATGCAATATCCCTTTAATTCTTGTGACTTATAGTATTCCTTGACAAAATCAATGAACGTAGGAAACTCATCCCTTATAAAAGTAGGGAATTGTCCTGCGATATGCGTTGATATTTTGGATCTCGACTCTGGACTGACTTCCGACGGTACAGGTGGTTGTGTAACCGTTGTTGTGGGCGTCGTCCACGATCCAACTCTCCAAGAACTATTGGTCATATTCGATTAATAGCTAGATTCTGGAATTACTCCTGTTCCAGATAAATTAGAACCACTACTGATAGTATCTTCTACTACAGTAATTACTGAGTTATCTATACCCATAGTAATATACGTTTCTCTGAGAGAAACTAAGTCATTTGACTTGGGTGTAGCTTTAATTTGTAATGTATTGTTTGCTACGTTTGTAGATTGTATAATCAAGTCATTAATTACAATCTCTCCCATATCATAATCTACAGTTCCCCATAATCCATCAACATATTCAAACTCACCAGTTCCTTTAACGTAATAGAGTCTAAGTGTACTGTTACCATCGTCATTTAAGTAATAAGTGTTGATGTCATCACCTACAATTTTGAATCCACTAGAAATTATTGCGGGATTTGTAGTGGTTTGTTGGTTAATCCTGTTACCATAACAGATTTTGTAGTTAACACGAGTGTTTAAATCAACTGTTATGTTCTTTCTCATCGCAATACGAGTAATGTTAGAGGTAATTGACCTCTCTGCATCATCAATAATGTTCTGAATCTTAGAATATTTGAATTTACCGCCAAATTTATTGAACTCACCGCTAGAATTTAATACAGTTAACGTTGTAAGAATCAAATTTTTCAGTTCTGCAGGACTTTTACGTGTATTATTGGGATTGTAGTAAACAAAACTTGTCAAATCTACGTATAAAATGGATGGATCAATGATTGTTGGTTGAATTGCAGCAACAGAATACTCTCTGAGCTTCTTTAAAACAGAATTTTTCTCAGAAAGTGATAGTTTATCAGCATTTCTTGGTTTGATTGCCAAAAATACCTTACCAAATTCGGGAGGTTCCGCTTCTTCTCCACCATAACATGCTATAGATGACACGTTTGGATAGATTTGCGGTATAATTGCTTCATAATCCCGTGTCGAAACTGCTCTTCCAAACGCAGAATAGAATTTTGGAGCAGAAAATTTGATTGCTTCTGTAGATTCTGGTTCTGCACCACCATCAGGGAACGAAACTGCACTAATTGAAATGCCAGAAGTGATTGCATTATTAGCATTATCTCTAAACGTTCCAATATTCTCAAAAACTTTTAGTCCATTTGCACCTGTTCCTGCAGAAGTTGTATATTTTACAGTAACAACATCTCCATTTGCTAGTGCTTTTCCTACAACACCATCGCCAAATAGAATTTCTGGTATCTGATACTCACTTTCTTCTAAGAAAAATACTTTAGAAGTAGCATCTATCTTAGTAATATCTGTTGCTTGTAGATATTTCTCTGTGACTGTACCAGAAGTTACCTGTACAATCATAGAAGTTGCATCAACTCGCTCATTGGTAAGTATAAATCTCTGTCTTTCTGCGGTATTTTTTACAAAAGTGTCTTGTAAATATAGACCTTCATATAAAACTGTGTTATTAAATGATGCAATTCCTGTCAAACTGTCTACAGATTGCGTAATATCAGTAGGAATTGAGAATACAAAGTTGTTATTATCCAATCCTGTGAAGTTTAAAACCAATCCTGCAGCGATTGTGACTGATTTTGGGTAAGGAAATGCTGTTTGAACTGCAATGTCAACTGTTGTACGTGCAGAACGTGCCGATTTTGGTGTATAACCAATCATCCTAGCAAGTTTTACAACGTTTTCACGCAAAACTGCCGTTTCTAGGAACCCTTCATTGACTGCAAGGTTAGCATTTACACTTGTATAGTAAGTATTATACGCTAATGTGTCAATAAGCACCGTCAAAGACGATCCCTCAAAGTCATAATCACTAAATTGCGACTGTGATCTTAGGTATTCCTTGATTTGTGCCTTGATTTGGTTAAATTCAAGGGCATTAACTTGATTAAATGCCATTATGGTTTAAATGCTATACTGATGTCATCAAACTTAGGCGATATTCCTAATATCAAATACTGTATTTTACAATTTAACTCATTACGATTCTCTTCAAACTGTACTGTAACCGATACAGCGGTAACTCTAGGTTCATGTATCTCAATAGATTGCTCTAATCTATTCTTTACCTCCAATACCATCGTAGGTGTAGAGTTCTCAAACAATAGACCAAGTATGTTACCACCGAAAAAGGGATCAAAAGGTTTCTCGTAGAAATTGTAAAGAACAATATTCTTTACAGACTCCTTGATTGCAGCTTCATTCTTAAGTGACAGAATATCGTTCGTCACTGCGTTCTTTTCAAATGTAAGGGAGAAATCTCTAAAAGACTTCGATATCAAAGACATCCCGAATGAAACAATTCTTTATCAATTGTTATTTATACTCGTTTCTCGAAAGGTTTACGTTTCTTACCCTGTCTATCACTACGAGGATCAGTAATTAGGTATCTACAATACTCATTACCATGATCGTAAAAGTGATCAGACATATCTACAGGAATGTTTGCATTCCTTTTACCATCTACAATTCTATTTGCCTTGGCCACGATACCTCTTCTTTGCCTTGTTCCTAGACGTGGCACTATACTTCGTGTGTTGTCCACGACCTTGTGCTGTTTTCTTTGGTTTCGATTCAATACTGTTTCCAGTGTTCCATGTCATTGCCATAATTTAACCTCCTGCGAATACGTTTGGCGATCCTGCTGCAACTGATGTGCAACCACCTAGTCCATCTCCTACTCTACCACATCCTTTGCCATTTACTTTGACAGTAGAACTGCCAGTTGATATGGAAGCAGAGTGTGGTGGACAGGGTGAACCTGGTTTTAAGTGTATGGAGTTCTTATCCCCCTGTCGAGAGATCGGTCTTCCATTTGCGAAGACATTACCAGAACCCTGTGCTCTGGACATTCCAGAACAATGGGGTGAATCTGCGTCTCCAACTCGTGTAACTGCTGCCATGTTAAGTGTAGTAATTAGATACAAAGGAACGTATGCCTTCCCACTCATTATATATCTTCAATTCCAAAGTGAATGTTGCGGGTGTCTGCTCGACTAGATTGCCCACAGGTCCTGATTCCCACCTTACAGTAATCAAAAAGAATCTACTGACATATGAACTTGCATCTTGATCTAGATTATAGAATAACTTATCAGCGGGCATATTCACAACTCTCTCAACGACTACAGGTGTCATAGTCTTATCTGTCTCACCTTGTTCTACATATGTGAATACATCTACAAATGGATCTTGTAACGTTCCCCCTATATTAACAGACGAACTACCATCAGTAATGACTAGATCAGGTTCTACATCAGGTGCTTGTAACGTTGCTGTAACATTGATTGTATTTGCTACATTAGGAGAGGTTGCTGTAGCACTCGCAGATACAGTCTCATTCATCGCAAAGTTAGGTCTAGTAATATCAGTTAGAAACGTTGCTGTTCCATCTGGAGTTATCGTTACAGCCATTTTTCATTCCCATGAATATCTATAAAAGAAACGTTCTTCATTTTCTCTGTCTACTACAAAGTATCTGCAAGTAATCTGCCCATTTGCTCATCTCGATATGATCATTCACACTATGAGGTGTAGGGGGAATTGTTGGTTCAAATGATATCAGGTGATCGAACGTATCGGGAAGGTCACCACACCTATCGAATTCGAGGAGTTTATCCTCGTCTCGGATTACGAACTTCCCTTCCAAGTCGTCCATGGGATTTAACATTATACTTTTTAATTATTTAGAGACCTACGCGGGGTACGACGCGGTTTTTTCTTTTTAAACAATCTTTGATATATTGGTCGCACTAAAAATAAATCCAATGCTTCAAACAGGAATATCACTCCGAATCCTATGATTACCCCTGCTAGGATCAATCCTTCAAGTATTTTCTTACCAATTCGTATCATCGCCTTCTGTCAGAGTTCCGACAGTATGTTCTACAATCTCTGTAATAGTTCTATCATGCTCCACTACAACATCAACGAGTCTCTCATACTCGCCATCTATAGTTCTCTTCATGAGGAGTTTAGAGTTAGACACCTTCTTCTCAAGTGCATCTAACCTCTCTATTATCTCATCATACCTTCTATCTGTATGTGAAAAGTAATCTCCTGACATTGTTCCTCCTAGTCTTGTTTAATATCAAAGTGCCATCTGATATGTTTAATATAATCAAAAGTGTCTCCTATGTCCTTATCGCAATCTGTTTCATACTTTCTATCACAAAGAAACTTACGTAAATCGTAGATACTGTCATATGTACCTACTTCGTCGAAAGAATCGTCATATAGAACGTATCGCATAAGAGAAAAGAGATGTTGATTTATTTATTATATCTTGAAACTCACACAATGTCAAGTGCATAGATATCCAACAACATTGTCTGGTAAATTCTCCAAAGGTATCATAGGTCTTGTAACTACTCCTCTCATATTGTTTGCAATCTTCTCCTTCTTCCATTTAGTGTATGCTTCTTTCTGACACCAGATGTCAAAGAATATTTCCATATCATCAGTAACCTCTGTAGGGTCAAAATACCTCCGAGAAATTTTTTCAAAGGGACGTTTCTTCATATATTCAATATCGACTCCAACACGTTCTCTAGAACATGCTACAACACAATATGTGTAGGTGTCAGATTTATTCCAATGGACGTTGATAGGTTCTACGCAACTCTCTACTGGTTGCCTTGCAATAAACTCTCTGAGGGCAGCACGAGTCATTGCCTTACCATTATGATTTGGTTCATCTATGTTTGTGAAGAGGAATACCATAGTAGACCAATCATCTTTCTCAAAAATTACCTTGGGCATTTTTTACTAGAAATTTTTTTTATTTTTTCGCTCGCGTTTCCCATACTTTATAGATTGTCGTCTCTGGGACTCCTTTAAACGACCCCCCGCCACGCGAACTGGGTTGAGGTGATGCCCTCGGTCTCGCGAGTCTTAGGACTTCGAGGGCATCAAGTGGACTTATGTGTGTAGAGGTTCGACTTAAAGAGACTAAGACCATTAACTGTGGTAATGCTTCCACAAATGCGTTGCTCACCCATGCCTACACACTGCCACACATCAGAAAGGACAATCCTCTGGTACAGTATACTGTGGTGTGTCTCCACTCATCCATGCTGCACGCTGCTCATCCTGCCACTCCATGTGGGCAACACGCTTGAGCAATTCATCTGTGTGAGTTTTCTGCATCATCTCTTCCCATGTGAGATCATGCTCTAGCATATACTCTGTATACACTATGTCTCTATATAACCCCGTATCCATATAACCCCCCCCTATGCGAAGAGAGGTCGCATCCAGTCCTTGAACTTTTCTCGTTCAATGTCTGCCAATGCTCTCAACTGTTCCTCTGTTGAGTTGTTGCCTGATGCAACTAACTCATCATAACACGCCTGTGATATACCTGCGTTGGTTAGGTCATATTTGTGCAATTGCACGTGCTTGAAGTAACTCATATAACCCCCCTAGTTGTAGATGCCTACTAGTTTGGGATCTCCGTATGATCCTTCGACTACACGTTTGCCATTTAGGGCATACCATACGACCTCGGCATATCCGTAGTCTTCTGAGATGCTTAAGCAAAGTTCGTCTGCGAACTGACTTGCTAGGATTGGTTCTCTAATCTGTGTGTTAGGAACTTCAACGAATTTCTCAATGAACATAATCTAATGTGATGTAAATGTTTGTTTGTATACCTCTATTATAAAGGGTATTGTGTGCCTAGTGTGGATATATCAGCGAATTGAAACAATTAGTTACAATTGAATTTGCGACTAGGTGAGTGAACTGTCTCTCTAATTACTGTCTGTTTGTAAGGTATGCGTGCCTTGATTAGGTCGCTCATCTTAACTGAACATTGAACACGTCTCTGTTTTTTGCTGTCTACCTTTGGATTGATTTTAACTAGAGCGTTCTTGTCTTCGATACAGTTCTTAAGGACTGTTCTCTCAGTTTTAGTTTCCTGCTGTGCTTCCTTTCCTGCGGGTATGTTCTTAATGTAGTCAACATACTCTGCTAGTTGGTTGTAGTTCATTCTTCCCCAGAGTTTCTGCTCATGCTCTGGTCTGATATAGAAAGTATACTCACTGTAGAATACCTTATTATCCCCTACCTGTGAATAGCACCCTACTACTAGGTTGTAGTCTGTTTCCTGTCTACGTCTTAGGATATCGCCACAGTCTACAGTGTTCCCTTTGGAAGTCTTAATGCTGTAGTCATAAGCAGAAAGTAAACCTTTCTCAATATCCATACCTGATGTATAACCACTCTCTTTGAGAGCGTCATATTCTGCCTTACCTAGTCCAGTGATCTGTCTAGTTTTAAGGTCTTCGTAGTAGTTTCCGTGTGCTTGAACTTCCATGATTGGGTGTTTCGTTTATAGTATTATTATAGCACAGTGTTTTAGAATGTGCGAGTAAATTGTAATATTCCGTATACTCGGATTTATCCCACGGTCTAGTCATAATATCCTAATTCCTCCTCCTGCTCATGTAACTCCTTTGCTACAGTTGTGAAAAAGTCTCTAATGGTCATGTCTGGATACATAAGTTGATGATCAACTAACGCACTCATTTGCATATGTCTGCTTTCTTGCATTATGAGTTGTTCCATAACTGCATCTGCATCTGCTTCTAGTGATTGCTGATCTGTCATTACTTAACCTCGCTTACTGAATAGTCCCAAGGTGCGGGTTCGCAAATCTTCTCAATTAGAGAATCAAAAGCATCTTCGGATGCGTCGTCTATCCAACCCATATCAATAAAATAGGTTGCCATCTTCACTAGAACTGCTTCCTCTGGTTCGGTGCAATTGAGTGTTCTTTCCCATGTCGCCATTTTAATAACTCCTATAAGGGTGAATTAGGTTACTTGTGTAGTCTAGCACATTAGAAGTCATAATGCGAGCATTAGTCCTTAATTGAAATGTGTTAGAGAGTAGCATTGCTGCTACTCCTAGGATTACTAGGTTTCTCATTACTTAACCTCCATCCACTTGAATTCTGAGATGCTTCCGACTTTCCAGATTGTAACTGGTCTGTCTAGTTGCTGTGCTGTTCTCTCAGCGTGTGCCTTTGCCTGTGGGAAATGTGAACCGTCGAATACGTCTGCCCAGATCTTGACTTCGTTGCCATAGTCTGAAGGTTGAACTGCCCATGTAGTCATAATGCTTTTAGGTGTGAATGATTTGTATATACTTATTATAGCATCGTCGAATGCGTTAATAAGTGATTGTTTGTAAATGGATATATTTCGTAACATTAGTGTCTGTCCGAAATATACCACACTCCGTAATTGTTAATTCTTTGAGGTTCAAAGTTTCTCTTTGACATCTCTGCTAGTGCTGATTGGACTATTGGATTGTCCATTGCTGATTGATTGACTAATACCTTTCCGTCGTAGATTGGTTGTAGTTTGTCGTTGAACATAAATCCTCTGGGGTTTGTTTCTTATGATTCTATTATAAAGGTTAGGATTGCACATTACAATAGTATGTGTGCCACTAATGCAACTGGCACATCGGCAGCTGAAATATCTAGGATCGTCGTCCAGAATAGGAAGAATAGTCTAAAAAATTCTCTCATGTAAATTGTAGTATAGGGACAGCGGTAACTGTATACATTATAGCATCCTGATTGAACGCTGCTTTGTATGCATCACCCACTTTGCGAAGTGCATCCACTGCTGCAGGATCCTCTGTTGTTACGGATATCGTTTTGCTTTTCTCTAGGGTGCCTTTGTATATACCGACAGAATCGGTGATAGTAGCATACTCTAGAGATGCAAGGACCGTAACGTTTAGAAAGTCGATCCACATCTGATTTGTGACCGTGCCCGCGTTTGGGATGTTCATGCCTAGGGTGATTGAATGAGTTTTCATTTAATGATGGATCTATTCGTTACATTCTTATACTACTGCAGCGGGAGCAGCACCTGCAATAGGTACTGTGCCACTAATATTAGTGTCACATAGGTTATAGCATATGCAACTGCTTATACTGTATAATATTACTATAAACATAAACAAAGTCTTATGTCAGTCTTACATCATGAATCCATACTCGAAGAATGTATGGAACAAGCAATCACAGAATTCTGTGAAGCAAACAAACTAACTCCAGATATGTTTGCTACTATTGAAGATCATCTAGGTGTGCAAATAGCACTAGAGAGAAAAGCACTAGCGATCTTTGAGGGGGTGTGTCAGTAATGCCTAATCATTGCCATAACAGAGTCACATTCTATAGTGACGATACAACAGCGATCCTAAAACTTCATAAAATTTGGTCATCAGGTTTAGAGAATGATGACAACGCAGAGACAACTAAGACTGTCTTTGGTCACTTCATTCCAGAACCTGACTGGTCAACAATTCCACTCAATGAAAATACTGTTAAAGAATACTCTTGGGATAAACCTAGAGGTGAATTAGGTGAGTGTCCTAAAATGATTATTGATAAAGAAACACCATTTAGAAGTGGATTGCGTTTTGAATCAACTGACATTATGGACGACAGGTGGTATAACTGGCGTGTTCAAAACTGGGGAACTAAGTGGGATTGCTACACCTTAGAAATAGATGATACAGATATGCCACACGGATTCGAGGTTAATTTTGAAACTGCGTGGTCACCTCCCGAAGAAGTCTGTAATGCTATCAGAGAGCAATACGACGACCTTTCTATAAGTTGGTTTTATGATGAACCAGGTTGCGAAATTGCGGGGTATCTATAAATGGATCGTGAATTACTAAACGAACTCAAGGCATTTCTCGCTGAACGGATGGTCGATAACATGACCACCGAACAGTTAGCAGAATATGTACAAGACGATCTATTCACCTATTTTGACAAACAAGGTGAGCATGATTTCTTAGAGGAAGCAGAAAACTACTGGGGTGATTACTTCGGTGAAGTTATTGATGAAGTCCAAGACTATATGAAATGTGACTTTAAACGAGAACCAGGTAACACAGTTCGCCATCCTTAAGGTTAATTAGGTTCAATTATTATTAAAGGTCAGTAATGCAACTCGCCACCAACTGACCGCCTTATGACAATTTACAAAGTGTCCACCAGCTGTCCCATAGGCAGCTGGTTTTGTTATAATAAAGATATACAGAGTTGGGTCGCTCTTTAAATCTTCGACACACAAGCAGCTCGATTTTATAGAGTGTGCCAATTATATTAGTGTCCACTATTGGTTGTATCCGCTGCATGCTGCGTTATAATATAAGAGTAAACAAACCCAGAGAGCAAATCTTATGGCAACTAGATCACGTATCGGTTATGTACTTAAAGATGATTCAATTGTTAGCGTTTATCATCATTGGGATGGTTATCCCGAATGGTTGGGGAATATACTAAACAAACATTACAACGAGGATTCCAAAGTAAGGGAATTAATAGACGGTGGCGATATGTCCTCTTGCTACTCTGACAACGAGTACGACGAGGAAAAACAGGAATTTGTAAAAGGAGATCCACGCCCTGTATATTACTCAGAGCGTGGCGAGGATTGCCCACCTAAGCACTTTCAAACATTGTCAGATCTTGCTGATTATGATTGTGGCGAAGAGTTTCTTTATTTGTGGTTCATGAATACTTGGAACTGTTACGCATACAAAAAAACCTACGATAAAGAGTACAACGTATTAGGTACTACTTTGTCACCTGTCATTATTCCAGATAATGAAGCAACAGCAGGGGGTGTGACAGTATAATTACTGTCCACTCACTGTACCATTTCCTGTACCAGTCTGGTACAATATTATTATATTCAACAAAAGAACTAAAATGATTCTTAGACAACTCGGTTCAAACCAAACAGAATTATCACTCAATAACGGTAATTCAATTTTCTTTTCATACGAAACACCTGTAGCGGGTTTTGATGCTGAAGATGGTTTCTTTAAAACAGAAACATATTACAGCAAGACTACATCACGTCACATCAACCAGTATTTCAAGCATGTTGATGAAAATGATATCAACGTTGTACCAGATGAGTACATTGTTGCCCTTGTAAATCATGACGTCAAGTAAAATGAACACATCTTTTAACGATTTCATAAATTACTGCCTAGACTTCTACGGTGTGGGCGGTATCTATCCAGAGAACAAGCGTACTAAAGAGCAAATTGCCTACGCTACAACCTTGTACCTTGATGCATGTGCCTATTACGAGGGTCTAGAGGATAAAGATCAATATCACGTGATGACGTGGGGAAATGGTGACAGTCTAGACCGTGAGCGTGTCAGAGACATCATGAACGATTATTACGGGGTGGCATAATGGATGACTACACACCAAACGAGATCGCATACCTAGATCTCGTTAATGATATCAGCAAGATATTTTGTTTTGTCGGTGGCGAGGATGAGTGTGCCATCTGTGACGGTGACATGAAAAACCTAGACAAAGCAGTTAAACGTTTCAAAAAAACTGTCTGGTTTAACCAATTAGATTAGTGGCACAACAAAGTCCCTAATTTAAAACGTTAGGGACTATAATAATATTATAAACATTTTTCCCAATTATGAAAAAAGTTCCCCAAACTCAAAAAAAGTTAAACCTTTCAATTATTCTTGACAAACTGACCGACCTAGGTTGGGAATACACATGCGGTTGTATGACACGCTCAGGCATGCAAACCTATGACGAGTTGATGCAGTATATCGGTGTTCTAGATCCTACGGAACACTGGAACGAGGACTGCTACAAAGACAAATGCTGTGATCACTAATGGCATATTGCGACGTATGCGGTAACTTCGACGATGAACACACCGACGGAGAACCAGAAATCAGAGCATTAGAGGGATATCAACCGACCCTCTATTATTACTGGGACGGAGATTTCTGTGACGAGGATTACGATTGGAGACGTAAATTTCCTCAAGTTGATTGTATGTGCGAGATCTGTTTTGATATCGCCAACAAGGAATCTAAAATTGATTGGGTCGATGGCGATCCGTTTCGAGGTCACGGATCCAGATTCCCGATCCACGTCAGATAATATATCCGACATCATAACAACAACCCTCTAGTAACAGATAGTTGCAGAGGGTTTTATATTGCCTACCCTCATGAGATGTTACCTGATCCGTATCTAATAAAAACTGGCACAGCTCAATCGCTGATGCCAGTGTCTTATCTGTCTCATATTGTGAGATTAGATCAAAAATCATCACTTTCAAAATTAATTACGTTTTTAGAATAAAGTTTCTGTCTATTAGATAATTGATCCATTAGACCACTTTCTTCTAATTCTTCCATTTCTCTCAAAACCTTCTTTTTTTGTGAGAAACTACTCTTTTTGCGAGTTCCGTAACTTTTGGCCATTTTCTGTCCCTTTAGTAGTAAGTGTGTACTATACTATAGTTTGTACTAAATCACCGTTTTTCAAAGAATCGTTGTAAAACTTCCCTAATGAAAAACTTTCAGGGTTTTTGACAAAACCTTCGAGTGCTACCAGAAAGTCGCGGTTTGCAGGTTTCCACTTATACTCATAGGTTTTCTCGTTTCCTGAGAAATTTATGAAAACCTTGGATCCCTGCATGGTTATTTGGTCGATTGCAGAACTGAGAGTTCCTATGTCGAATGTGTGCTTTTTTGCTGCCATGGATTTTGTTTCCTTACACCTAATTATAAGGGATTCTCAGAGAAAATACAAGAACCTTTGTGACACTAAACAAACTGTCACATGTCTCCTTGACATCTCGTGCATTGCTCGCTAAGACCCAAGAATCTCTACACACTCCATCGAGATATCTCGGACAAGTATATTTTTTAAGATATTTCCAAAATCTACCAAATTTATAGGCAGTTCATAGGAAATCTTTGATCACGTTACGGAGATGTAGGAAATCTGTGGGTAAATAGTATACTGTGATACCAAAATACCTATGAATTTCCTGCGGACTTATCTGAATCCACTCCGCGTCCACCAAGTTTAGATTCTGGGTAGAGTCCATGGAGATTCTTCAAAAAAATTTCCGCTGCGTCTGCGAGATCCTCTGAGGAATGAGAAAATAGATCACAAAACTCATAAACTTCCTTCCCAAGTTCTATATTACTATGGGAAAGAGACATAAGGCAAGACTTTCTACGTTCTAGGAGTTCTTCATCCATTGTATGCTCTCCTTCTAGTATATGTTGCTTCTTTAGGATAAGCATTACCTGTCTTTAATAATTGTTTTGATGTCGTTCCATACTGTGAGTATAGTTTGGCATCTTCAATAGCAGTTGCTTCAGATTTAAAAGGTCCTGCCTTGAGTAGTGTATCTGGATATGACCAGTATACTCCTTTACGTTGTTCTACAAGTTCAACTATCACGTCTTGCTTGCGGATTTGAAATTGGACTTTCTTGGATTGAGTCATTTTGAGTTCGGGGGATTAGATTGTTCCAGTATTCTGAATAAACTAATATTTTAACTTCTCTCCATTTAGAGACCGCATGTGCTGCTTCCTCTGGTGTCTTCAGTTCCCTATGAATGCATACTACTATGTATTCACTAGAGATGAACGATATGTCACTTTTATTGTATGTGTTGTTGTTTGTGTGGTCTATGTAAGTGACAAGATCACCGACTTTAAAGTTATGCTTCGGCATTTAACCAAATCCATTTCCTCTATTTAACTCGGTGCGTTCGGTATACAGTTCGCGTAATGACCTTTTAAGCAAACGTATTTCATCATCAGTGTATAGTTCTGGTTGTTTAAGAGCACGTTTAATACCCTTGATTTGACTACTGAGCATTTCAGAAGTCACAACCTGTTTCATTGGTGTAATCATGTGGTTTTTTGGGTTTAATTTCACGATGATGATTGGATGCGAGAAAACAAACCTAGTGCAATTAAGACTGGTTGTTTTCTCCTCTCTAATTATAACGCATCCATGTCTCTTTGTCTACCCTTACGTGTAGGTTTTTCAACTGGCACATAGTCAGGGTTCATTCTAAGTATAAACAAGGCAATTGAAGCACCAATTGCTGATGCTCCTAATACAATTAGAAATAAAGGCATGAATTTATATTAACTTCTTATATTATAGCAGATTATATTTCTCCTGCATAGTCCCGATGCTCGTTCTCATACCATGGATGTTTATATGGGTCTTTATCTACTGGATGTATACTGAGATGTGCTCCTTTAAACGTATTCATTCTTTTGATACCACCGAATGACATGTCTAAATCTTTATCTGTCCACCCTAGTGCCTTGACTAACTCTTGTCGAATGTATATGTGTAGTTCTCCTTCCACATATTTAAAGTCAAAGTATTCTTGTATGTCTGGGTCGATCTGTGCCATTGTCAATTTGTGAACCTTTTTATTTAGTTAGATTGTTATTATTCTCGAATGAGTCTTTTTGAATTAGATTCCATATATGTGCACTGTCTTCTTTGATCTTCATATTACCAGACATCGTAACACGTTTATGTCCATCAGTTACTGGTGGAACATAATGCCAATCTCTTCCTTCAAATACATATATCTTCCCTTTCTCTGGTTGTATGACTTTTAATGGTGGTAACCATGGATGATCTGTGTCTGGAAATATTAACGGAGGACTAGAACTATGTGTATCCACAAACCAAACAAAAGCCCTGTCATAACCATAATGGTGATGAGTTGTAGTATAATCGCCTTGTCGATACGTGCATCCCCAGAGTTCTTCGATTGTGTGATTCGGGTAGTTTTCATTTATTTTGTCTATGATACAGTTAAATTTTCCGTCTTGTTGTAAATGCCAGTGTGTGACGTCTGCTTGAACGTTAGTATTACGATCTTGCTGATCACCATATTCTGCTATTGTCTCTACTATATTATAAGGAGGTTCAAGAAAATGCTCCTCAATGTTAATTTTGTGTGGCATATTTGTTATATAATTCTTTTTCTAATGCATGTGCTTCAATCTCCCATGGTTCATCATCATATTTTGTGTCACTTGATATGATCTTACTGTGCCATTTATTCTCTACCTTGTCCTTTTTCCATTGCTGTTTCCATTTACCACGTAATCGTTGTTCAAAATGAGTCAGTTCATGTAGTAGTGTGGTCACATAGGACTTATCGTTCTGTTGATTGCACATCTCTATCTCAAAGAAACGTGGACGTGACAGTTGATCTATACTATGGATACAACCATACATACCTTCTCTCTTCAAGTTTCTGTCTATTACATGGACAAATGTGTTGAAGCGACTGAGTTTACGATCTGCCACGAACCATTCGATGACAGACTTAGTAAGTCGCTTGCGATTCCGATACCCACCAAACGTAATGTAACAAGACATAATTTAGTTCCCCAATGTAAGAAGTTAATAAATGAGAAGATGAATAGGAGTTTCTCTGCTCCAGTCATGGTTTTAGCGTTCATTTTGTTTTGATAATAAGACCTCTAACTTAGCATATGTTGCACCTTTGCCTGTTGCCTTAGTGTCATTCTGCATAAGACTCATGAAATACTTAATCTCGTTTGATGAAAAAGGTGACTGATACATGGTAATGTGGTCTGGTGTGATTGTTACCTTCATTATAGCACAAGTTGTTGAGGTACGCTATCTATACGATCAGTTTGTAAACTGGCATAGTCCTCATGCAACTCACATCCGATATAGTTACGACCATGTTTCTTCGCAACCATACCTGTAGTTCCTGATCCCATGAATGGATCTAGAATAATATCTCCACGTTCACTTCCTGCGAGTATACATGGTTCTATTAAATCAGGTGGAAATACAGCGAAGTGTGCTCCCTTGTATGGTTTATTGGTTATGCTCCACACAGAGCGTTTATTCTTTGTTGTATATGATTTTGTAAGACCTGTATGTGGTTGTAATCCTGTTCCCTCGTTGTGATATTTACCTTGGTCTCGATTCCTAGTTCCCCAATCTTGTTTGACTGGTTCTTTGATTGCTTCATTGTCATAGTAATACTTCCTATTCTTGCTTAGTAAAAACAAATACTCATGTGACTTGGTGCATCTATCTCGCACTGACTCTGGCATAGGGTTAGGTTTATGCCATATGATATCTTGTCGTAGATACCATCCGTCTGCCCTTAATGCAAATGCTAACATCCATGGTATACCTATCAAATCCTTTTCTTTTAGACCATCTAGTTTGTTAGCACGTCTTGCACACTTGTCTGGTTGATCTCTATTAGTCGTAGATACTGTCTGTTTAACAAGTGCTTGACCTTTGCCAGGTCTATAATTGTAGTAACTGTCCCCTATGTTGACCCATAATGTGCCATCATCAGTTAATACATCACGAACTGAACGAAACACCTCTACCAAATTATTTATGAATTGTTCTGGTGTGTCCTCTTGTCCTATTTGATTGTCTTCATTACCATAGTTACGTAGTCCGTAGTATGGTGGACTAGTAACACACATGCGTGCCTTGACGTCAATGGTAGGGAGTGTATCTCTACAGTCTCCAAATAATATCTTATTCTTCATTGATATGACCAGATGGTTCCTCCTTTGTATCCACGTTGTGTATGCACTGCTGCTAATTGAAAACCTAACTGAGGCCATGGTTTCTTAGGAGTATCTACACAATAGATCTCTTTGACACCAAAGTTATGTTGTTTCATCTCACGTATTCTACGTTTTGTAGTATAGTGATTGATAGTAGTCAGATATACTATATTGTCTGCTATCTCCATACCATGCCATAAGAACTGTTGCATCATAGACCATGGTGGATTAGTTACGATCCAATCTACCTTACGATGATATTGTAAAAAATCTCTGTCCTCTGCTAGTTCACACCAGTCTTTTGTATGTGGATATGTAGCATCATAGTTATCATAGAATGCTCCTGTTCCTCTACATGGATCAAGAATTAATCCTGTAGGTTTATAATGCTGTATAATATCTTTTGCAAGATACTCAGGTGTCATGACAATATCCTTGTCAGGAGTGTTTTTAGGTGGACAAAATGCTCTCATAATAATATTATAACACTACTGTCAATCGTGTGGATGTTGTAATCTCTCCTCAACCCAATGATCTTCGTTTGCTATATTTGCTGCTTTGACATATCGTAGGATATGCTCATCAATCTGTTTGTAGATAGGATGTAAATCCAAATCCATATTAATATCATGTGCTATCTGCGTTACCTGTGACTCTGTGAAGCAGTGATCAGGGTGTAGTAGATCGCAACATGGAACTCTTTTCTCTATGAGTTCATTAAGATTCATACGAATCTCATAATCTCTGTATACTGGCATTGTATTGGTCTTTATATTTAATTATAACACATATATTACCAATCGTCATCATCCCAATCTAATTCTTCGGTCTCCTCATAAAATAATGCATATGATTCAGCGTCCTCTTCATCCCAATGATCAATGTCCCATTGCATCATGCGACGTCCACTCAAAGAACTGAATGATATAGTGCTATCGCCTTCATTCATACAATAACCACGTTTCATCCACTCTGTTAGTTCATGATCAGGATATGCTGCTATCATCATGTCTAACAATTCTTCAAACTTATCACGTTCTAAATGTTTGTATTCATTCCATGCGTAGTCCTTATGATCTTGCCATAATGGTTGATCTCCCTCATAGAACGTTGTCATCTATCAAATACCTCGATATGTTTTGTGATCCATTGTCCACCATAGTTTAGCACAGCTTCTTCCATAGTGAAAGGTTCCTCTGTATATTCTATCAGATAACCTTTGTTTTGGAAAGTCACTGTTATTGGATCATCACTTGATCTGAATATAGATCCCTCACGATGCTCTGTCTTACCATACACACAATTCTCTGTTGGTATGAGATATGAATGGCTATACATGGGTTGGAACATAGTCTGTTTGTTTATAACATGCACAAAACGTCGTAAACATGGCATTTGCCCTGCATCAGGGTCGATACCAACACAGAGAGCACTACTATCATCGGTCAATGATGTAAACCTAGTCATTCCAGACACACGAAAACTCAGGTTAGCACCTGGTCTAAACCTGAGATATTGTGGATATCTTGCTGTTTCACTCATCCACATGCCCTTAGTAAATATCAGGCATCTGCTATGTGCATAAAAACGTTTCAAGTAATCAAGGGGAAACACTCCCTTCTTGTCACTCCATGTAGATTCTAATAATTTTAAATGCTCGTCTTTGATATAATATTTGTGCTCTTCTGGGTCATCACCAAAAAACTTAAACCCTTGTTTGCATCCTCTATGATATAAGACAGTCAAATGATCTAATTGATCATTGATTGTGTATTCATTCTTCATCTAGTCACGATTTCAATAAGTCCATCCTCGATTTGATTTAACCAGTCTGTAGTAAATTGTCCTACATCTGGTTCACTCATAGTAAATTCTACTATAACTGTAGGTTTATCAACTGTTATTTGTATTGTAGTAGTGTCTGATATTGGAAATGGATAATGTTGCTTCACGTAAGATTTATGATACCAACAGTCATGCATTGCTACTATTATACTACCAGAATCTTGTGGTGTAAAGCTATCGCTCTCCTTTAAGAAGTGAATCTTCCTACCTGTAGCAATTTTACTGTCAAATCCAGAACATGCTACAACTCCCTTTGATTCCATAGATGTTAATCTATTCAAACCAGGAAATCTAAAGTTTGTATGTGCACCATTATGATATACAATAGAATATCCTGCGGGTTTCAATGAGCAACTCTTCCATGTGCTGCCAAACGATACTGTTCTATAATGCACTTGATATGTATTACCACACTCCCGTATAATATCCTCATATCCTGCTACTTTCCCGTTAGGATTGTTAGCAATGTGTGCAGATATGATATCATCCTGTGTCTCTACCATAATCTCGGTAGTTGGATCAGGATCATTTCCAAATATTTTTTTACCTTCACGTGCAGATGTGCAAGAGTATACTGTTACACCGAACTGTGATATACTCTGTCCAAATGAATACTGAGATATTCTTGCGTCTTGTGTAGTAGCAAGTTCTTGCATATTAGTCCTCTGCTAACTCAGCACTGAGTCTCTCAAACTGCTCGTCAAAGTCATCTTCACTGAATATATTGACGATTTGTGTTGCAGATAACGTAGGATCTACGTGAGTTGACTCCATCATAGTCACATTCTGCTCATGTTTCATCAATTCTATCATGTCCACTGATTGTTCTATACCTATCATCTGTGCTAATACTTGTTTACTAGCTTCCATAGGACACTCTTTTAATCTTGAACTTTGAACTGCGTTATAAACGTAGCGTGCGATCTGTAATCGTATTGGTTCCTCATCATCTGGTTTCATAGAATCCAGATCCATAGCAAGAGGACCATACCACTCATCATTGTTAAGTGTGCCATCATTATAGAATACTTCAAACTCACCAGTTTCTATGTCATAATTTTTTACGACAAAGGTTGGTGCTACTTCTGCATCTAATCTAAATTGTGGGTCTATGTCTTCTAATGACATAATAATTCTCCTAAGTTAGTTTACTGAGTTACCTCTACGGTCTCCATTACCAGAACCCTCTCCTGATATTCTATAACTCCATCCGTCGATGGCATTTCCTGCGGTTCCTCGTGTTCCACCTTGGTTATTTTCAGCATTACTACCGTTTTGACCAAGACCTCCACCGTTACCACCGTTTCTAGCAGATCCTGCACCTGATGAACCACCTTGTCCACCGCCATTTGACTGACCGTTTTGTGCTCCATTACCACCGTTAGAACCGCCAGGATAACCAGCTCCACCGCCACCTCCACCACCGTTAGTGTTGTTGGTTACATTATATGTATTCTGGCACTGATTTCCTTTCATACAGTTATTAGTTTCTGTTACCTGTTGTGTAACTTGTCCATTACGACCTCCTGCACCGCCACCACCGCCTCCTGCGATGATGCCACCATTATCTAAATGAAAACCAACTCTTGTATATAATGCACGTTGTCCATTTTGACCATTAGATGCTGCATTTTGACCACGTTGACCACCATTACCACCTTTACCAGATATTCTATCATTATTATTGATCCTAAGATATACTCTAGAGTCACTAGACCATGATCCTAAGTTCACTCGTTGTTGTAAATTATTAACTGTCAATGCACCTTTTATCTTGTTACCACTGTAACCTTGACCAGATATCCAACTTGCTAAACTAAATTCACTTTGTGAGTTACCATTTAATGTATGGTTGAACAAGAAGTGTTCACCCTCATGAACAAGTTGCCATGATCCACTATGACGAATGTATACTTCTTTAACATCCTCCCATGTGCCACTGTTGTTTATTCTTACATCTTCAACGTATTCCCATGTGCCATTGTGTCTGATACGCAAATGCTTATCAAGAACTTGGGCAATTGAAGTACTATAGGGTATTGACATAATTAAAAATTAAATTTTATAGTGGATATCTCCATTGCTTCCACCAGAGGGGTTACCTGTGCCTACAGTTCTTGTACCATATGCGTTTTGTGATGATGTTCCAAACGTTCCTGCTGTAATAGTTCCAGAAAAATCAGCATTAGGACATTTTAGTTTGTTGTCATTACCATTCCACACTAGATGTGAATGATCTTTTCCTAAACCTCTGTTTGCAGAGTTAGCAGTGTTGCTAGTGTATGCGAATACAAGTGGTCTATCAGTAGAATCGTTAGTGTATTCAGTAACATATACCTCTGTTGCAGTCTCAGCATTACCATTAAAGTTTTGCTGCCATGATGGTGCTGATCCTGATCCGTTAGATGTTAGGATATAGTTGTTAGTTCCAGATGATAATGTAGATGTTGCATTGTTACCTGTTTGAATAACAAGTTGCTGTGTTGCATTGATAGCAAGATCAGTTGCTGTATCAGCATTACCAGTTAAGTTTCCTGCAGATAACGTTCCGTTGACTGTTACGTTATTAAATGTAGAAGTTCCAGTAGATACATCTACGTTACCAGAGAATGTTGGTGCAGTAACTGTTCCTGCGAAGTAACCGTCTTTCCATTTACGTCCACTAGTTCCTACATCATAAGTATCGTTGGCATCTGGATCTAGGTTTGAATCTATTCTACCATTAATTGTTATATTGTCACCTGATCCATTACCTATATTAACATTACCTTGTAAAGTAGTCTCTCCTGCAACTGTTAATGTTCCATCAGTCTGAACATTACCTGTGCTTGATGCGACTGTAAATTTATCAGTCGTGCCAGATCTGACTGCAAAGTTTGCATCAACATCTACTGTGCCATTAAACTCAGATGTACCTGAGACTGTCAGATTACCACCAAGTGTAGTAGCACCACTGTTAACATTAAGTGTTCCAGTTGATTGTATATCAAGTCCTAGTCCGTTTTTAAGTTGTAAGTCTCCTGCACCATCAGTCCATGTAGAACCAGATGCACTACCACCTGTAATTGCTAAGTTACCAGTATCGGTTAGTCCAAACTTTGCCCATGCTGCACCAGTCCAATACCATCCAAGGTAACTACCATTACCAATATTTCCTATCCATGATATATCTCCTGTGTTTGCTGCGTTAGTTGTGCCAGGTGTTCCTACTGTAACGTCAAACTTTTTGGTTGCTTGGTTATTTGCTGCTTCGCCTTTGATTGTCATATCAGCAGCTTCTAAACCTTTAGTTATTGTTACGTCTTCGTTAACTTCAACACTACCTTTGAATACACTGGTCAACTGTGTGTTCTCAACTGTAATCTTATCTCTGACGATGATCTCATCAAATACAGGACGTAAGTTTGCAGTCTCACCAACGATTGATAGTGATGGAGTATCAAGTGATGCTTCTTCACCAGTAACAGCAGAGATTCTAGTGTTACCAATAAACAAGTCACCATTACTGTTAAGACCAGAGTAGAATGCGATACCACCGTCTTCCTTCTGTGACTGTGCCAATAATGTCTCAGCTTCGGTAAGAACTCTGTTCTGAACTGAAGGTAAACCAGTTGAATAGTTACCAGGTCCGAAACCAACGTATTCAAATGTGTGGTTACCAGATCTTAGAATACTAGGTCGTCTAAGTTCAGTTGCTGTACCACCTGTATTATTAACCTGTACCATACGTAAAGTCTTATCGACTTCAGATGCTTCACCATCTCTTGCTTCAAGAGTGATATAGTTTGTTTGTGCAGGGTTTCCAGATCCACCAGAGTTTGTATATGAGTTGTTGCCTTCCTCAATATATGTGTTTACCGCTTCTTTAGTGATGGATAAAGATAGATCCTCTATTCCAGATCCATTAGTAGTCTCAACTAAACCAACAGTAATATTACTTGCAACAGATGTTGCTGCGTTTGGATCTTCAGTTGGGTTGTCCTTATCTAGGGTAGGATATAAGTTATTAATGTTCTGTGCAAATGAGAACTGACTTAAGTTACCATTTGTAGGTGATATACTACCTTTTAATACTGTAACGTAGTAAATACCATCTTGCACTGACTTTTTAAGTTCTTGTGCTACTTCTATATCATAGATGTAGTAAACATTATTATAGTTTGTGACACTATTTCTTACTTGGAATACGTAACCATTGATAGGTTCTCTTGATAGACTTGCAGAGTTATCTACAGTGTAACGTATTCTATATGTCCTATCTCTAGATGATCTGTTATCAGCAATACGTTGTGTATATGATGATCCAGTAAATAATGAGTTGGCATAGAATGTCTCATTACCTAGATGATAGTGAATACCCTCGTATCCAGTAGTTCCATTGACAGTTGAATCACCAGATGTTGCTGCTGTTACTCTTAAATACCAGTTTTGATGATATGTGTCATATTGTAGTGGATGATTTGTATCGCCAGGTGTAAATCCTTGCCCAGTTACGTTAGTATATGATGCATCTGTAGGTGATGCACTACCATCAGGAGATACTAATGCTGCAAAGGTTGATTGTGTTGATCCATCAATCAATGACACATATATCTTGTCCTGTTTACGTGCACCAATACTGAAACCTTGTAGTTTATATGGAGGTTTAGTTGCAACAGATGTATAACCATAGAGATATAATCTTGTGTTGACTGCACCAATATATGCCCATGTAACTTGGTTATCAACAACGACTCCAGATGTATGAACAGGACCTCCTCCTGCTGCTGCTGTAGCTCCTGCTCCTGCAACTGCGGTTGCTAGATATGCATTACCACCATTAATTGTTGAGTCACCAACTTGTATACCAGATTGGTTGACTGCCCACTGACTGTTACCTTGTGATGCGTTGTCTTGTATTTTTTGAACATCAAGTGCAACATAACCAACAGGTATTTCACTGATAGTTCCTTTGTATGCTGCCTTACCAGAACCAGCTGTTGCACCATGTAAGTTTCTATATCCTCTGTTTAATGTTAATTCGCCACTTGTTCCATTGACTGTAGTGACTAGATATGATTCTATATTATCAGCAGTCTCAAATCTTACATAATCACCAGCTACGATACCATGGGTATTATTAGTAGCAGGTACACTGACACTATCAAACGTAGTAGTAAATGTAGTTCCACTTACGACTGCATAAGTTCTTGCTAGTTTCTGTGGAGGTATCACGTGTGTGATAGTTCCTGCCTTATCCTGTGTAAATGGTGCAGTCTTAAATCCTTTTGCTCTTAATGCACATGAACCAAAGTTACTGTTAGAGTTAGTAATTGACTGGTCACCACCAGACTCAGCAACAAAGTGATCAGCAAATCCAACAGCAAACACTGACACTGCCTGTATAACAGAGTCGTTAGATGCCTTCACATGGAAGTTTCTATATGTTGCTTTGTATATACTATCCCCATCAACGTGTGATCCTGCAATATATGCAGATCCGTCCCACTTAATGAATGCATTGTCGTCTTTCTGCAGTGATACACCAGTAAACTGAGCAACAACCATGGATTTGAATCCAGTTGCTTTACTACCATCAGCATGCATACCTTGCATACCCCATGTAGAACGTAGAGATATATTAAAGATGTATGGTGATGAACTGTCAACGTTGTCAACTTCAACTTTCACCGTTGATCCACCCGCAGTTGGGTTACCAGATGGTGCACCTGTGCTAGGATTTTTAATAATATATCTAAATGTTGTTGGTGTTGGTATCGCACTGATAAAGAACGATCCATTAAATCTTGATGCGTCAGTTCCTGTGACACCCTCAAGTAATACGGGAGTTCCAACTGAGAACCCGTGAGCATCAGATGTTGTGACCTCTGCTGTTGTTGTGAATACGTTTGTGCTAACAAAGTCAGTAACAATACTACTGATTGTTTTAGGACCTGCTGTGTTAGGACCTACGATCCTGTTTTCTTCGACACGTGCCTGTAATTCGTCAGCAGATATAACACTTGTGCTATCAGGAATATCTTCCCATGCTTTTGCTACCTTTTGATAGTATAATTGTAAGTCACTAACTGATAGTGCATTACCATCTGTGCCATTTGTACTGCTTAATATATTTTTACCGTCAGCATACTCAAAACATGTAAGTTTATGGTGTGAGAATGTTGGAGGTGAAGATGCACTTGGTTGTGCAGGGTCTTTATATACACCAGATGTTATACCATCAAAGAATGAGAACTGCCAGAAATAACAACCACCTGTAACACGGAAGATAGCACTGCCAGGTATTGATCCAGATGTAGGATCGGGAACATATAATGGACGTAGTTTAGTCTTACGTAAGTCCATACCTACGATAGATGTTCCTCTAGGAACTATTACACCACCTTCTGTTGAGTTAAATCTGTATAATACGTTGTTTGGATTTATATTACCACTATCATCTACTAGATCAACATCGCTAGATGCACTTAATTCAGCGATATCAGCAGGGATGAATGCTTGTCCAGATGTATTTGTGCCTGGTCTATTATCAATAACATAGTCGCCAGGATATAATACGATACTAAATGACTCAAACGTATCGTTAAACTGTCCACTTTTATATGAAAATCTCGCTGCTTCAATTAACGCCCTTTGTATACTCTTAAAAGGACGGTTAGGAGAGTTACCTCTATTGTCAAAACTATCTGATGCATCGAAGTCATCAGAGTTGACGTATAAGCAACGTCCTGTTTTTGATGTAAAGACGTTTTTTAGTCTAGTAAGTGCCATCTTTTAATTCTCTGTGTTATGATGCAACTTCAGCAACTTCTTCAAATCCAACTAAGGTGAAGGTAACTGCTCCAGTGCATTTTACATATAACGATTGATATTGTCCAAGAACAATTCCACTAAACTCTTGAACTGTATTGTCAGCAACTTGCATGCCATTAACAATGAGTTGCTCAGTAGTTGCCTTTGATACAGAAGCTACTAACAGTTTAACACCGTTGTTATCAACAAATTCTGTAACTGGGGTTGTGTTTCCCGCTGCAGCATATTTAGTTTGTGTTGCTGCAACAGGTCTGTAAACTCTATTCATTCTATTAAGGTTGTTGTTTGACTGTTCGCGAACCTCGTTAGCAGTATCATATATTTGTGCATAATCTATATTATTTCTAAACTCATGGTTTAGTAAATAAATTTTTCCAGTTAATGTATCAAAGTATCTCACAAAACCAGACCACCCTGCTGTTCCACTAGTTCCTGCATATGAAGAACCCACAGAAAACGTACCACCACCACTAGATGTGAAGTTTGTGTCGCCTGGTAAGTCTACTGCCAATGGATGAGACATATTTCTCAACCATAATTCACCGTTACTTGAGTCCCAGTAATGAATAGTAGCAGTTTGTGCACCACCATAGGTAGCATTTGTCCAAGATAATGTTTCACCAGGTGCAAACGTAGATGTACCACCTAAGTTTCCTACCTCTACTACGATAGATGTTGTATAACCGTTGCTTGTGTTGTTAGATATAAGAAAATTACTATAATTATTTGGCGAACCTGGCTGTGATGAAGCAGCATCTAATTGTATTACATCTGATTGCTCTACTATACCTATGTCTATATCTAATGCACCGCCTGTATTATTTGACACAAACACCTTTCCACTCATCAATGTTCCATTAGGACATGTGTAAATGTTATACTCAGTCGGTGTAGCAGTGTTACTGTTAGCAGGAAGCGTTGAGTTTGTATATGTTGAGACTGTTGGAGTAAAGTGTGCTAAAACTCCATTTTGTTTGACCGCCATTGTTTTAATTAGTTACATGTTTGCAAAGAACACTCTTGCTCTTGAGACTCCTCCAGTAGAGGATGCGTCTAGTGTTGCAGATTGACCTGTTAGTGGATTAGTGAGAACTATCTGTCTAGCAGCAATTTGACCACCAACATTAGTTGATGGATCAGTTGTGGTTATCACTAAATTACCATCAACATTTGCATTACCAGATACGTCAAGTCTTTGGCCAGGTGTTTTGCCTATACCAAGATTAGCATTCGCATCTAGTATCATCTCATCAGTTCCAATATTATTGGTAAAATGAGTTCCGATAGCAGCAGCACCCTTTTGTAGGATGAACTTACCCGCAGATCCATTTCCTGCAATGATAGTAGAGCCTGTAGAATATATAGACCCCTCAACTTCTAGATTGTATGTAGTTGCTGCTCTACCAATACCTAGTTTGGCAGAAGCAGTGGAACCTAACTGAAAGTCAGTTCCTGTAGTAGCGGTAACGTTACCGCCACCTGTAATGTTGCCTCCGAATACAGCGTCGCCAGTAGCACTAGCCAGAGTAAACTTATCAGTAGCAATAGTGATGTCGCCACTGCCTGTGATAGATGTGACAGCATCTATAGCACCTCCAATTGAAATTCCTGTTGCACTTGTTGTGATGCGTGCAGTATCATTATGATATACAATTGTATTTGTAGCATTTGCTTTTAAAAACTTAGTAGCACCAGAGTTTAATCCAATATCAGCACTGCTAATGGTTAGACCATTTGTAGAAGTGTCTGTAATTGTTGATGCATCTGTGCTATTAGTATATGCTATTTGTAGATCATCATCAGTTCCCATCTTGATGATCTTGTCATCAATCATTTCAAGATGATCGTTTAAATTAAGATCACCAGTAACAGTTGCACCTTGACTAATAATTAATGTGTTAGAAAATGTCGTTGATGCAGCAAATGTTGCAGCAGCATTGACAGTCAAACTATCAGCAGCGTCATCACCTAGTGTTGTGCTACCACTAGAAAGAATATCTACTACAGATAAAGTTCCAGTGAATGTTGGTGAGACAATAGTTTTATTTTCTAATGTCTGTGTTGCTTTAAGTGTTACTAATTCATCAGTTGTATTAGTCAATCCCTCGTTCGATGGGAATGAATACACGTTAGTTAAACCCGCAGTCAAGTTTATAGAACTAAACTTTGCGACTTTAGTTTCGTCAACTGAGTTAGGAACGATAAAGTTAAGATCATTAATTGCTAAAACAGACCCCAAACGTATCTTACCAGTTCCCTGTGCAGATAGTTTAAAGTCTAAGTTTTGATCAGCATCGTCTCTTGCTTCTACATTAAGAGTGGTTCCAACTTTTTGTAAGTTGAGTCTAGAGTTACCCAAAGAAAGACCAACCTGTCCTTGTGAAGAAGAAAACAGACCAGTAGAAGTTTTGCCTTCAAAACGAACGCCAGGTGCTGTATAAGTTCCAGACGGAACTGCAGTAAAAATACTTCCTACTGCGGATCTTTTATTTTGGTCGGTTGGATCTGAGTTATCAAGTAATAAAAGAGTATCAGACGATGATACTTGTCCTACACCTAATAATGTCAAATCGGATATCTTACGAGTTGCCACTACATACCCACAATAATACTATCAAGTATATTTATACATTCTTTTTGAAGTGAAAGAATCCTTCACTACCTTCCCAGTATCCTACATCCCATGTATGATACTCATCTGCATATAATCTCGCTTTACTATCCAAAGGTTGACCGTTCCACTGACAGTCTGGTTCGGATTCTCCCTCAAAATATATACCAGTCCATTTAAAAATTATATCACATGCAGGATTGTGCACTATGATTAACTCAGGACAAACATATTCTATGTCTACAGTCTGTTCTCTATATGGTTTATCCATATAACTGTAACGAGAAGATGTATGATATTTGTATTCACTAATCTTCTCGTGTTTTACTATTATATGTGCCCACTTTGTAGGATTGGATGCTGCCTGTGTCCAGTTATCAAACTCACCCTCAAACCAATCACAAAATTTATCTATCATTCAGCGTCTTCTTCGAGTGCCTTATCTATTTCTTTATCTAATGTGTCGTAATCTGTTTTTGTAAGATTTTCCAATGGTTTTTTAGACATCAATGGACTATCGGGATGAGGAACAGGAGTTTGTTTATTCTTATACTTATCCACGTTAATTGTTTTCTTCTTGCCTTTGTTTGCTTTGCATTTTTTGATTGTCTCAATAGCATCGCCAACAGTAACAATAGTTCCTGCTTCTTCGTCAGGAATCTCGATACCAAAACATTCTTCTAAGAACATGACAAGTTCTACCATGTCGAGACTGTCTAGTTCTAGATCATCACCTAATTTAGAATCCCACTTGATATCTAAATTAGCACCTCTGTCTCCTAAAGTTTCTTTGATAGCAAGACTTGATATCTCTATCATCATATCCTTAGTAACCTTCTTTGAAGATTTTAGAATATCTTTGATTTGTGCGTATGTATGATTATATGCCATTAGACGTAACTCACATCATTAATTGGAACCATTTCGCGAACCGCCTCAAGCACTCTCATGAACTGATCAGCGTTACATGGGATTTGCTTGCAGTCACCGCTACTACCTACTATTGTAAAGGTTCTTTTTGGGATGTCAACTATGACCTTCTCTAGTTTTTCTTCGTCGTCGTAAAACATTAATAAGATGCTTGAATAAAATCAGTATAACACATCAATCGGAGTTTGTAAAGTAGGTAGAATTACCCGCCCTTGCTGCTCGTCTGATTGTTTCTTCAACCTTACTTATAAGGTCAAGTCCTGCCTGTCTATTCTCCTGCATATGCTTCATAGCATTGTCTGTTTTATCTTCTCTTACCAGTCTTTCGACGAAATCGTCTAAATGTGCAGCAAGAATGCTCTTAAGAAATTCTGCTTCTTGCTTCGTTACTGACATGTGATGTTGTGTCATGTGTATTAATTGAATTCTACGATCAATTCAAGTATATTGCAGAAGCATCAAGATCAATGTTACCACCCGCGTCAACATCGACGTTGCCTGTGGCGTCTCCCTTGATGTTACCTGTAACATCTAATTTATATGCATTACTATCAGGTGAGGAGATCATTCCGTCGAATGCACCTCCACTTATGCATGATTTAGATCCACCATCTATCTTAGTAAAGACTTTACCACCAACTTGCGTTAATAAGTTTCCGTCTACCTTTTCGTACCTGCATCCTGCTGCTCTAGTACGAACGTCTCCATCACTATTGATAGAGAATGTAGATGATTCTTTTAATATCTTAACCTCATAATTACCTTTTACGTTCTCTTTTACAGAACCGCCTTCACTCAAGTCATTTTCCAAGAACGTTGTCTTGTTTGTGTAGGCATTGGATTGTAACTTCATTTCATTCTTAGCTTGTATTGCCAAGTTCTCATCTGACTGAATAGTACACACACCACCGACTTGCATCTGGTAGTTACCATTTACTCGATCAAACCTGTCACCTTCAACCTCAGAATGCATATTACCCTCAACATATATGTTAACATCACCAATAACATGCAGTGCCATTCTATCATTTTCCACATCCTTACCAATTTTAATGACAAGATTATGGTCTGATAAGATATATGTATCGTTATATGAAACTAGACTATTGTTTTGATCTTGATCTAGGTTTAAAAAATTACCATTTGCATTAAGCAAACGTATGTATTCTCCGTCCCTAGTGCTGTTCATCTCGAACATATGTCCTGCAGATGTAGACTGCACCCAGTTCTTAGGATATCTTATTCTTAACTTAGGTAGGAGGTTGTTAACAATAGTCCCACCTGAAAATGGATTGAGTGCCATTAGTAACCTCCGTAACCACCTTGGTTCTGTTGATTCTGCTGCTGATTGTTATCAGTCTGCTGAGTTTGTTGTATCTGTTGAGTTTGCTGCTGTGTTTGCTGCGTTGGTTGTGTTGTATCCTGATTTACGGGAGTTGACACGGGATCTGCAACAGTTGGTGTAGACACAGTAGTAGTTGTGTCTCCATCAGTTGTTGTGGTCGTATCTTGACCATCTACTAAATTAAATGCAGTATCTTGCAATGATGTATCTTCATCCTCTTTCTTAGATTTTATCATAGGATGACCCACACAGTCAATATATTGTGTTAGTGGCAACACGTTAGTCTCTCTGATTTCTCTAGGACTAGTATAAATGTAATTTGTGCTCAATCTTCCACCTGTTCCTTGACTATCAACGATCTCTGGTTTTACAAAACCTAATACTGGAGTGTCTAAGGATATACTAATCAACTTACCATCTTTATCTGTAGTAGCTGTTCCAATACATTGTTCTTTATCGCCCACACCAATGCAAATTTTTGGATCCACATAGTTAGATCCTACGTTTGTAATTTTTACCTCATCCAATTTAGGTATAATATCACCACATCCTGCATATAATGCTTTTGCATTTGGAGGTATGACTAAGGTTGGGAACTTGCTATTGAAATTCAACGTAAATTCATGACCAGATTTGGTTTTTAACTGTAATCCTGCAACAAAATTTGGATTAAATGATGGATCTATAGTTGCTATTAACATATCGTCATCAGAGTATTCTGTATCAACTACTTGTAATACATCAGGATTTCCTGTTACCATCTGTTCTAGATATTCTCCATCATTGACATGCTGCTGTAAACCTTCTTTTGGAACTAATACTGCATACTGTTCTTTAGGGCAGAATGTATCGGCAGGATCAAATCCATATCCTATGCCAGGATTAATGACATCTACAGACTCAACTTTACCATTTACAATATTTGGTTTGAACTTAGCACCACTACCCTCTGGTTCATTACATGTGAACTGTGCTTTAACTTGTGCTTCTAAACCAACACCAGACCCTTTCTTTTGCATAAACACGCCAAGTATTTGTCCTATATCGTCTATGATACGGCAGTGCCTTGACTGGACTTGTTGACTGTAGATTATCCCATACCATTTCTGGGAAGCATGGTTTCTTATTACGAGTACCACTAGAGCAATTGACTGCTGAACTTGCTATGTTACCACTTGAATCATAGAAGTTAATACCCTCAAACTTTTCAAGAGGTCCTCGTGTATCAAATGATTTTTCTGATAATCCAGATGCCAAACCAGTTGCACTATCTAAACTTGATAATGCACCAGTCTTAGTATTAAATACTTTCTTAATACCACTCTTGTCAACCACAGGAACAAATCCATTCTTAGGTTTACCATTACCAACGACTGAAACAGAGTTTGGAGGTTTAACCTTATATTGATCCACTTGTTTTTGAGTTGCATCATTACCTTTTGCTTTTGCACCAACACCAGTTTCAAATACAGATGCACCAATAGCACATGATAGTGCACCATCACAAAATAAATCTATGAAATCTAATACTTTATTAAGTAAGTTCTGTATTTTTTGTGCTGCACCTTTGATAGCACCAGTGACACCCTTCAGTATACCTAATGCACCTTGTATACTATCCATCAACTTCTTCATGATCTCACCAAGGAAGTTTTGAACTAAACATAACGCAGTGTCTAATACATTTTCTACTAGATCACTAAGCATACCTTTTATAAAGTCACCAAGTTCTCCTAATAATTGTTTGAATAGACATGATACAAGATCTCCAACATCCTTAAGTTGAGTTCTGACTGCAGTATCTAACTCTGGATTTGGAATACTAAGTTCATCTAGACCATCCTGCACAAGTTTATTAGTCTCTTCCATGACTACGCCCTTGATATTAGCAGTCAGTCCTGTAAGTTTCTTTTGTATACGTTGTGACATGAGATTTATCTCATAGTCCATATCAACAACAGAACCATCTAATTTGTTTATAAACTGATCTATATCATTCTTCTCTACGCCACGAGCAAACTTCATAAACTCAGCAAGAGGACCTTCTAATTTTGTAGCAGTTTCTGATCCACATTTACCATTACCAACTTGAACTGTAACCTTTTGTTTTTCAGTCGCTAGTTTCTGCTTCTCACTCTCCATTTCAGCAGGACCGCGTTCATTCTTGTCGTCAGTAGAATTATGCGTATGTCCATCATTATTTTTTGGTGCTTCATCTAGACCAGTTTCTTCGTTGGTCTCAATTGTGCTACCTACGTTTGGTGAACTACTACCATCACTATTATGATCTGGATATTCATAGTCAGGTGATACTAATTGTGCAAACCCTTCTTCTTTGCCACCCTCTACGCCATAACCTCCGCCAGGATTCTCATCAGCAAGAGTTCCCATAACAACAGGAATCTGTGCAGATGTGCCATCCATAAAGAATCCAATAACCCAACTATTGATCTGCAATTGATGTATAGATCCCATACCAGATCTCATGGAATATATTGGTGGCATCAATACTTGTGCCCATGGTAAGTCTGTTGTGGGTAGTTCCTTTCTGTTTGGATTGTGATATCCTACAATTCTAACTTTTACTTTATTAGTCCAGTCCCAGTCAGAATAATCCCAACCACCTAGTCCAAGTCGTGATGATGAATTCCAAAATCTCCTACCATCATTCTCTACCTGTCCAATCCACCAGTTGAACCCTTCTCTACCTATAAAATTAGCAATATTCTCATTCATCATGTTTCTTCACCATCAGAGTCAGTAAATAACGTCAATTTAGTAGTCATTTTATCTTCACTGTTTTTATAGGTTCTCTCTACTCTACCAATAACCCATTTACCAGAGTTAGCAAAGTCTTGTTCTCTATCTCTACCACCTTTGTATATGTCTAATTGCACAACCTCACCAATTTCTAGTGAATAATCTGATACTAATTCTACAGTGCATTTTTTATTGTAAAATAATTTTTCTCTCAACGATGATTGTGAAAGTTGCTTTGTAAAATCTCTTGTGTATATTCCTCTGGTAAACAATGCAGAGTCAGATATCTTAGACATAATCCTAGTATATGTGTTACTCTTATCAAATCCTTTGTAAAATTCTGGTGTTTCACGAGAGTTCATCAACGGAACACTTCTGTAATATTTATTGATATTGAATGGATGTTCCACAAACTTCATGTCTCTCAAATCTAATGTCATAGTGTTGCTTAGATAAGAACCCATATTCATACCCGCTAATAAATCACACGATGACTCTACAGTTACCTTTGAAACAGATATGATACCCTTATCATCTTCTTCCTCTAATTCTTCTCCCTCATGTCCTGCAACAATTCGAGTGACGGGTTCTTTTTTTGAAAAAGAGTCGTAAGATACAAAATGATATCCAGATCGTGTTTCATAGAAACAATATCCTGCAGTAGCATTGAATCCACTACCTTTTGCGGGTATTGCCTTTGCAGCTAACCATCTTATTGCTGTAAATGGATTCCAATATGGACATACAAAAGAATACTTATTTAATGTTGGTTCAAAATCTACAAGTCTATTTTTATCAATACCCATAAGATCTTGCAAGATTTCTTTTTTGATAATCCTGTCTATCTTAGAACCACCACCTTTACCAAATCTACGTGATATTTTGTTAGCAGCGTTATTTAAAAAATCAGTTTTACATAATCTTATTACTGCTGATGACTTTCCACTTATATTTTTTCTGTCTTGTATATCATAGATAACAAAATCTCCACCTAATTGCGTTTTTCCTTCACTGTCATCAATTACTATAAAAACATTCTCCATACCAGTTAGTTGTGATAGAAAACCACTTTCAGTATCTGTTATCTGCACATCCATAAGCATAGTAGCAGATCTTATGTCTTCAACATAATTGACATACAACACCTGATTTGTATTTACAGGAGGGAAGTCAGCGATAAAGAATCCAACTATATTAAAATTTGACTTTTGATTAACTGACATTAGAATTGCGATGTTGTATTGTATACATCAAGGTAGGGAGAATCAAAAATCTCAGGTTGTGCAAATTCACTACCTTCTTGTGGAGAAGGAGCAGGAGGGGGAGTATCATCTCCAGCTACAACTCCTGATGCGAGTGCAACTTGTTTCTCTGTTTTAGAATCTGCTGACTCTCTATTTTCTTGTATGGTTTTATCAGTTAGTTCTGTTAGGTTAACTGTTTGTTCATTTTTTGGTGAGAAAATATTTTTCATGCCACCAAATGCTTTCATACCAAGTTTCAAACCTATGCCCATAGGTGTCATACTAAATGCTTTGCCAGCTAAACCTTTCAAACCTTTACCTAAACCAGATCCTGCTGCTTTACCCGCTAATCCTTTTGCACCTTGGAATATCTTGGTACCTGCATTAAATGCCATACCCATTGGTGTCATGTTAAACAATTTTCTAGCAAGACTCTTACGTTTCTTGATAGGTTGCATTGCTCTCTCACCTGTTTTAGGATCACCAAGTCCTATACCATCAGCAGTTCCTGTAAATGGTGCACGTCTTCCATAATCAGGATCCCCTGCTTGACCAGGTGGTAGTGAAAGTTGACCACCGCCACCACCTTCTTCTGCAGTGTTATTTTTCTTGAATGCTTTTCCTATTAAGTTACCTAGCATTACTTGCCATCTTGGTCTTTTCTCTCCATCCTGCTCACTGTCATTATCCTCTTCATCGTTCGCAACTTCAGAACTAGCAGCACCTAAATTAAATGCAGCTGCCAACTTACTAATATTTCTATTCAATATTTTAGATGCTTCCTTACTTGGTGCAGGAATCTTCTCTAACAAATCTGTCATTGCAACAGCAGCAGACTTAGCAGGAAGTGCCAATGCATCGCTAAATGCCTTCTTCATCTTCTCGTCTACTTCAAATTCATCACTAAGATCTTTCTTCACCTTATCTACTGCATCATCTTCACTTGCATTTACGTTGTCTAATGATTCTACCTTGGGTGAATCTTCGGGTTTAGCATACTTTGCAGGTACAGGTTTACCTTGTGACTCAAAGAACTGCCTTACCCTCTCATTCTTGTCATATATTGTGTTACCATCCTTATCCTTACTCTGTGCTGCGATTGGATCTGGAATTAATGGGTCTAGTGGTTGTGGTGAAGGTGTGGGTGGTTTTACATTATCTGAACCACTGGTTGTTTGATCTTTGTCTGGTTTATCCTTATCATCTTTTGATTTAGGTTTATCCTTTCCAAGAGACTTTTTAAGTTTTGTTTTATCTTTTATAAAATCACTTATACCTTTACCTACGTTTTTTATACCTTTGCCTGTTTTCTTCGCAGCATCCTTAATGCCTTTACCAGTTGCATCTGCTGCACCTTTAACACCTTTCTTGATACCTTTACCAGTAGCATCTGCTGCTGATTTTATACCTTTACCCGCTGCAGTCGCAGCACTTTTCCCAGCCTTCGCTAAACCTTTTCCTGCTTTATCAGCAAGTAATGATGCGTTCTTGCCTATAGACTTGCCTATACCCTTAGCAATTTTCTTAGCACCATCTGCTAAATCACCTAGTCGTGTGTCAGGTTCAATTTCAGTATTTTCTAGATCATCAACTCTATCTTCTACATTCTCTAGTTGCTCGACTTTATCTTCTAACAACCCAACACGTTTTACCACACGACGTTGTGACTGCAGAGATCTCTGCATCATCTCATGTGATACGCCCTTATCCATATTGTCAGAATCGCCAGGTAATTTCATTTAAGTTCTTACTACTCCTTTGCCCATAGGGTCAATAACTGTTCTTAAGTCAACCTTTTTAGTTGCTTTTGCTCCCATCGTAGGATTTTGTGGTGATGGTAAGTATACAACTTTAGTGTTAGGGATAGGAATTATTTCAGAGTTCTTCTGACCATCACCTAGTCCTTGTGTTACTGGTTCACTATTTAACGTTTCTTTTGCAACACCTGTGCCAGGTGCAGTAATAGAGGATCCACCTCCACCACTTTGTGCAGGGGAAGTAGAACCTGATGATGGTTTTCCTACTGGATCATCAAGGTTAGGAATCCACTTATTTTTGCCAGGTTGTAACCATTTATCGTTAGGTTCGTTGTTATAGTAATCAAAATGAACTGGGTCACCCTCACCCTGCCATTGGAAACCATACTTTTTACCATTGTCTCTCATCCATTGGTTTGCTTTTGAATAGTAATCAATATCAATCGCCCAACCTTGTCCATGTGGTGACTGTCCTACAGGTGCAGGATTTATGGCGTTCTCATCGCCCGCTTCAGCTGCGTCTATTAATGCTTGTTGTTGTTCTGGACTTCTATATGATGATGTCACACTCATAGGTAGGTTGATACCATCTTTAGCAGCAGCGTTGACTGCTTTATTCCATGCTTTCTCAGTAGATGGGTTCAATATGATAGGTCTATTATACATGTCCTTAGTAGGATCAGGTGCTTCTATACCACTTTGTTGTTGCTCTGCTTCTTTTTGACCTGGCAATACGCCCATATCCTTAGCAGCAAGTGTAGCATCTAGACCTACAGATATAGCAGTTCCAACGCCAGGTATTGTACCTGCAATACCAGATGCTGCTTCTAACATTGCACCTTTAAAATCACCTGACATCAATCTTTGTCCTGCAAATAATAGTCCTGCACCTAGACCGACAAATGGTATCTTCTTTAACAGTCCTTTACCTAGTGCTTTTGCACCTACTTTTGCTATTGCTTTACCACCTACCTTTGCTGCAACTTTTTTAGCACCTTTCTTTAACAATGCTGTCCCTGCTTTACTTGCACCCTTAACTAATTTTGTACCAGACTTAGCAACTTTACCAACAGACTTCATTCCCTTCTTACCAACAGCAAGAACGTTTCTAATTTTCTTTCCGACCTTAGTTTTCTTTAAGAACTTTAACCTCTTACCTAGTTTAAGATTCTTAAGTTTACTTAGTTTCTGTAAAAATCCTAGTGGATTACCTGATCCTTTTGTTGGATCTTGTTGTGCTTTCTTCTCCTCTTTAGGTGACATCATACCGCCACCCATTTTTTGTCCACCCCACCAGTTTAGTGTTGACTTTAATCCAATTTTTTTAGCGGGTTTTGCTGTGTCTGATATACCAAATATTGCTTTTAACTTCTGTGCCTCTGCCATGACACTACCTCTGGCAGGGGATGCGGGTAGTTGTTTTAAGAATCCTATAGAAGAACTAATAAGAACTGCTGCACCTTCTTTATAGATTTCGTTTACTGCTTCTCCATAATTTTTGACAGGAGTTACTATCTCAGGTTCCTTTTCACCAACCCTTGCAATAGTTGGACGTTTTACTAGACCACCCTCTGCTAATTCTACTTCTACTTTATATGGTAAATTCTTCTGCTGTGCTACTTCTGGTATTACCTTCTCTATAGTTTTCTCTTCTACTACAGTTTCTTTTTTCTCCTTTTTCTTTATATCATCTTCTGTCTTATATGTCTCTGTGCCACTTGCAAACTGATTGTTAACGTCATTAACAGGAACTGGTACAATAGCAGGTACATAATCTCTAGGTGCTGCAACAGCACCACGAACTCCTGCAAATAATTCTTGCATAGAATTCTTTAAAAAATTAGTGATTGCTCCTGTTTCCATTAGCGTCGGTTTTCCTCAGCGATACGGTCTCGTTCCTTTTGTAGGTGTTGTGCGAGCATATTTACATATACCTCACGTTCCCAAGGCATCATATTTTCAATATCTGTCAAGCTATATTTATGGTGTTGTACCAGAGAAAAATTAGTTTGATAGAAGGTCATGATGCCCTCGTGAAAGAGGGCTATACGAAAAAATCAGATAATCCTTCTAATACAACCTCATTTGTAACTTTAGTCTTAGGGTTTTTAACCTTCAATACATGTCTAAGAGTTGGCATTGTCTCAAAAAATGATTGTATTTTTTCAAATTGATTGTTGGTTAACCCTTCCACCCATGCCTTTGACTCATCGAGAGAGTCAGAAGTAAAGTCATCCTCACCAACATATACTCTTTTGATGCATTTAGCCACAAGTTCGTATTCATCGACTTTTTCATCCATAAAGTTAATTCTAGTAAAATAATCTAAGTCAGGATATTGCATTTCAATAGTAAGATCATCACCTAGTTTTATGATATTAGTATGACCTTTAGGAAAACTGACTTTAACGTCATCTACCATAAATTTTACATCTACAGTTGTTTCTCCATCATCAGCACACGTAACTCTCATCTCAATCTCTTCACTAATTGATCTAGCACGTATTTGCAAAAACAAATACTCAATGTCAAACAAAGCGAGAGTTGTCATGTCCACCTTTGTAATAAGACATGATTTTATAGTATTTGTGATAGCGTCTAATATTTGCTCTTGATCTTCATTCTCCATTGCCAAGATCAATATCTTTTGCTCTTTGACAAGAAATGGTCTATACTTTACTTTCTTCTTTGTAGAAGGAATTGTTAATGTATAGGTTGGCGTTGCAATCTCAGGTAATGCCATAATTTATAATTTCAGTATATTATATAGTAGGTCACATGGAATGCATTAGGTGACTATACTCATAGTAAAATCCAACAGTCACCTTAACAAGTTGAGCTGCTCCAGCTGAGTATGGTATTGATGCTACAGTGTATGGATATGCATGTACAAGTCTCGCATTCCATGGATTAAAGTAATCTTCTTTCTTCACATTTCCATTTTCGTCCCGTGTCTCTTCCGCTGATCCCTTAAACTTCTCTAACTTGCTTATGAACATGTCACATGCATAGTCTTCGTAGTAGTTAGATGCAAATGCTCTTTTATATGGTTGATCATCATAGAAGAACTCAGGGTTTCCAGCTGACCCATTTTGTGTAAAGTCTTGCCATGCTCTGAAAAACTTCAATGGTAACGATGTTCCATCCATGAAAAAACTTAGATCCAGTTCGTTATACACTTTAGCAGTTGCCATTTTTTGTGTAATACCTTTATGAACTGACTTAACATCAAATGCAGAATAAGTTACGCCAGGCAACTGTATCTCGTTACATAATAACTGTAGATTTAACTCATCACCATTGTCAGTCAGTTTTAAAAAGTCCTGTCCAAGATTATCCTCAAAGAATTTTGCCAACTTTGGTTTTTTAGCAAACGAGAATTGGTATAAATTGGATGCAGAAATACCACCAGACTTTCCAATAGCCTGCATGAAATTCTGTACTCCTCTTGCGGATGCCATAAATAACCCTATGGTTTGATATATGTATTTATAGTGACTTACAAAGGAAAATACCGAGTAAAGAATTATAAGAAGTATAAGGGTGATCCTACAGGTGTGGTTTATCGTTCTCTGTGGGAGAGAAAGTTTATGAAATGGTGTGATAGCAACCCAAATGTATTACAATGGTGGTCAGAAGAACTTGCTATACCATATAGAGATCCAGTTACAAAACGATGGCGTCGTTATTTTCCAGATTTCTGGATGAAAGTGCAAGAACAGAATGGTCAAATAAAATCATATCTTATAGAGGTCAAACCTAAAAGACAGGTCGAAGGTCCTAAACCTCAAAAAAGACGCACTAAGTCATATATAACAGAAGTTATGACTTACGCAACTAATAAAGCAAAATGGGCAGCTGCCAATGACTATTGCAACGACAGACTCTGGGAATTCAAACTCGTCACAGAACGAGAACTCAAGGTTTAGTGAGTTGATGGAAAAACTCAAAGGTAATAAGATATCCAATTCTCAACTTAGAGAAGAAGTATTTAACATATTATTAGACGATGCTACTGAATCACCAAGCACAGGTAATTATTATACATTTGAATATGATCCTAAATTTGCAGATAGATTGAAGGAATGGGATCAATATCCACTTGTATATGCCATGGAATATAAGAAGGATAACTTAATTGGTGCGAATATACACTATATACGTGGCACAAACTCCCGATTAAAGGCACTAAATAATAAAAGGTTTCCTAAACGAACTTTACGTCAATATATACCGAAGAATGCAGACCGCATCTTTTTTGAGATAAAGGAGGATGAGGTGCAATTATTAAGCACACTACCTATCGAAAAATTTCATCGTAACAGATAATGGCTGAACAGCAGAACACAGTTATTGAATATCCAGTCGGTCTCTCTGAGATCCCATTTGCTTCCTTCTTGCAAATAGAGAAGTATAGTTATGATGAAGCACAGAAAACTGTTGCAAAAGACCAGAATGACGCTTTTGGTTCATTAGCAAGAAGTCAGTTAGGTAATGCAATTGATTTTATAGGTGAAGCACAAGCACGTGCATATGCATCTGGAGATTTTTCTGACGGACAAAATGAGAGATTTAATGAAGTATATAACTTATCGAAAGAATCACAATATAAATCAGGGACTAGTCGTAGTGCACCAACTGTCAAGTCAGTCAACATTTATGATCCAAACGTAGATAAGAGTTTAGTTGTAGTAGTAAATGGTGAGGAAATAACTGTAGGTCAACTGTTACAGAAAAAACAGGAGATGAAAGATAGACAAAGTAAAGGTCTAATGTCTAAGAAATGCATGTTACCTTTACCCAATGAGTTTCAATATAAGTATGGTGCAGATTGGAATAATGAATTTAAGTTAGGAACACTAGCACTTGCAGCAGACGATGCAGGAAGATTTCTTGCAACAACTGGAGCTGGTGCTGCACTTGGTGGAGGAGGTAGTGCACTTGCACAATTTCTTAGCAATCCAGTAGCGGGTGGCACTCAAAAAACATTATTAAAAAAACTTGGCATTGATCCTACCAAAGTTGTTCAAGGTGCTGCAGGAGGAGCAGCAACTGCTGCTAATCTATATGGTGTTAATAGTCAACTTAATCCTACAAACCTTGCAGGGTTAGCAGGACTAGCACCTAATGAGAACTCAATACAGTTTTTCCAAAGAATGCAGGGTAGACAATTTAGTTTTAGATTTGAATTAGCAGCAAGAAATAAAAGAGAAAGTAATACAATAATAGAAATAATTGAATGGTTTAAACGTGGTATGCATCCTGGTGCAAAACAAGGTAGAGGTAGTGCAGTCTTGCTTACATTTCCAGATGTATTTGTATTATGTCCAAAGTTTGTTCAGTGTGATGAATCAGGTGATCCTGTAGGAGATCCAATACAACATCCTATGATGCCTAAGACTAAAATATGTGCATTAACCAACTTGACAATAAACACTACACCATTTGGTCAATTACAGACAGTGTTTGATGGATCTATTCCACTAGTGACTATGGAGTTAATGTTTATGGAAACAACAAAACTTACACGTGCAGATATGGAGGGTTCTACTTATACAGACGAGAAAGCATCAAGAGTTCTTGGTGTCAGAACATCAGAGGGTGGTTTTGTTGCAGATCCAGATAAGAGCTTTACAGGAGTGGTGACTTACTAATGTTAAAAAGACTTCCCGATTTATTCTATAATTTTTCGTCAAGACCTCTTGACTCAGATTATTTGCTTGTCAAAAATATATGGCGACGTGCACAGATCCTTGTAGAATACAAAACAGAACTTACTCTATTCACAGAACAAAATGTTAGAGACGGTGAACGTCCAGAGGATGTTGCAACTAGGTTATATCGAAATCCTTTTTATAACTGGACTATACTTGTTATCAATGATATTACAGATGTATATGCTCAATGGCCACGATCAGTAACCCAACTACAAGAGTTTATAAATCAAAAGTATGATAATCCCATGGCAACAAAGCATCATATAACTACAGAAGTTAAAGATGCTAATAATAATATAATTGTTCCTGCGGGTAAAATTGTGCCATCTAATTTTCAAGTTGCATATTATGATGGATCTACTACTGTTACATCTACACCTGTAGTATCAGTAACTAATGCATCATATGAAACTGAATTAAATTCAAAGAAACAAAATATACAAGTAGTTAAACCAGAACTAATTGAAGACTTTGTATCAGTATATTATGAGATAGCAAATAAGGGTAAGAATCAACCATCGGTAACGTCAGCAGCAGATATTACAATGGATTAAAAAAGGGGTCGTATGACCCCTTTACTATTAGTCGTCTTGTGCTAGTTGAGCAAAGTACGATAACGTATCCTGTTCTGGTGCAGCGGATGGTGCTGCAGAAGCAACAGGTGCGGGTGTAGATTCTACATCTTCACCAAATGTTTCTTCGTCAACTGGTTTCGAGTAATTACCTTTTAAAGTGCTCTCAAGTCTAAACTTAAGATCTTCATAGGATTTGAACTGATCATCAGCAGTAAATGCTGCTAAACTATGTTCTTCTTTCCAGATTGCTTCCAACTCTTTGTCGCTAAAATCACCTAATGTAGATGACTCGGCAAACTCAGACTTGTCGTAGTTCCAGAACCCTGCAACTCTTGTGATCTTGAGTTTGAAATCAGCACCCTTCCAGAAATCGAATGGGTTTACTGGTGTCTCGTCCTCAAATGCGGGTTGCATAGATTCCATGATCTTGTCAAAGATTTTCTTACCAAACCTGTATAAGAATACCTTACCTTCATTAGAAGGATTTGCACTATCTTTAACAACGTAGATGTTGCTGTAATAGTTTAACTTACGCTTTTGCTTGCGTGCTTGATCTCTTTGTGGAGATCCTTCTGCTCCTGCGTTCCAAAGTTCTCTGTTGAGATCAGAAACAGGATCTTTTTTGCCTAAAGTTGTAAGGGAGTTTTCGATATACCAACCGCCAGGTCCTTGGAAGGCATGACTCCAAACTTGTGCCCATGGTAGGTCTTCACCATCGGGTGCAGGGAGAAATCTGATTACAGCGTAACCATTTCCTGCTTTGTCCACCTCTGGTTTCCAGAGACGCTCATCAGGACCTGCTTTGGTCTCTGACTTATTGAGATTTTCTGCTTTAGAAAGTAAGTCTTGAAAATTAGACTTCTTGAGTGAAGCAAATGACATAGTATTCCTCGTATTTTTGTATTTGAATATTACTGCAATGCAGCATTACTATTTATTATAGCAGAAAAGAAATGATTTGACAAGTTGTTCTGCTCTCTCCTCTCCGAAGATACCTTTGAGGTATCCACCAACAGGATCCAATCTTGTCATATATGTGTCAAAATCAGAGTATATTGTTGTATCTTCTCCATCTGGTTGCACTGCTTCTACCATTCTTCTATATGCATCAAGATATTGTGCAAACTCTCCCACGTATTGATCTACTTCATCCATCTTACATTTACGCACAAATATATTTTCTGAGAAATGATTACCTTTCTCAAAAAATCTGTAGTCCTCGGTTGCTACTGGTAAGTCTGGATGTGAGAACATATAGTTCTCTGTAGGATGCTGAAAATCAAATACTATGATTACCTTATATTCAGCAAATCCCATAAGATCCATGCCAAAACAGGGCAGATTACTGCCAGTCTTAGGATAGAGGATGTTGTTGTAAATGCTAGACTTTTCATTGTAAATTTCTACCTCACGTGCTTTCAAAAAATATTTATGACGATACTCTATTGCTTTTAGACTTGTGTTACGTTTTCCTTCCCATTCCATGCTAGTAGCATCAGGTTCCAAGTCAAAGGTATTGAACAATACCTTCTTATAATTTTGCCAAAGATTCATTTTTTAAATACACCTATCTTAGTCATAACGTACAGTGTTAAAACTGTCCAAAAAATAATTTCTAATGCATGGTTAGTCATCATGTTCATCCCATTGGTCTGTTAAACCTTTGTTATTAAAAAACGCTCTGTATACTCCAAACCCAGTTATCAACACTAAAATTACTAAAAGTGATATTCCAAGAGTTTGATTTGGATCGGCATTGTAATGCGGTATGAGAGCATTACATTTTGTCCATGTGCCAGGTAATGTATATACTGGAGGACAGGATAAAAAAATCATAATTAATAGTTTTTTGATTTAGGGATATTGCCACCTTCTCTTAATTCAGATATTCTAAAAGTGACAAGTTTCTCCCAAGGAGAATAGTTATCAAACAGAACTGATGCTGTTTTCTTTGTGCATCGTTGAACGAATCCAACATACCCATTATATATTGAGTTTGGACTATCAATTGTAACGGTTGTGCCTGGTAAAATCATTCTTCAGATCTCCATTGTTTGCGTAGTTTTTGATAAGTTTCATCGTATGCTGCTTTATCCCTCATTTTTTTGAAAACAGTTGCAGAACGCGACTTTTCACAGTGTAATGCGGTTGGCGACTGCGGTGATACGGAACCATCTCTAGCGTATTTCTTTCCACTAGGATGATTTGCATACCTACGGGAGCGAGTAAATCCCATCTCAAGAAACTTCCTTGCCATATCCATTCCAATGAAGTCCTGTTGCTCCTTATAGTCACAAAACATGGAGTAGATTTTATCAGCAGATTTGCGAGCAATATTTTCATTTACAAATCTCCAATGAGAGCATATATCGTTAGTATAAGGGCGAACCAGTAAGACTCCTTGCTCTCCCCTTCCAATACGATAAAGTTTGCGATTTTCTTCAACTGTAAAGTCGATTGTCTTATAATCGAGTCCATAGTCAAACTCCTTCATCTGTCTTAAACTCCTTCTTTTCATAATCAAATCTAGGATGTGGTTTAGCAGATATTACTGGATCTTTTGTCTTATTTTTGATGACAATAAATCTATCAGCAGCAAATGTTCCTGCTAATTGAACTACAACCTCGTCTCCATCCTTCCAGTTAATACTACCATCCTTTTTGGTGTGTAGCATTGCTTCTTGAATCTGGTCAATTAGTTCTTGAGTGAGTTTCACTTATATTTTAGTAGATGAACACATTATAGCACAAAATTCTTAACATTGCACCCCCTTTTGTTATGGACTCAATATAACTATGGTATAAACGTATACACCTATGAATGGACGATTGAACAAAGTACAGATGTTAGCAAAAGTTATGCGTATGAAAGATGGTCTGCATCAGCACCAGTGGTATCCTCATTGGAGTGATAATGAACGTGCTGCAGCACAGATGATATTAAATAACGTTCTTGATGTTTTAGACGAATACTGGGAATGATTTTCCCTCATGTTTTAGCATACTTCCAATTATATTCATTTTCATTACATATCTACTTCTATATGGTTCTTGGGAGTATGGTATGTAATTTTGTTTTGTGACCTTATATTGTAAATAAGTATAGTCAAACTGATACCTATGACATAAGCGATTTGTGGTATCACCTAATCTTCTATGTTGCACTATACTATTGTCAAAAATCAATAAATCATCATTATTTTCCCACCAGTAATCGTAAGTATATGGGTCTAATCCTTTTCTTATTTCTGCTAATACTTTTTTCGCTTCTAGGTTAGACATACCTTTAATGCCTGTTACAGTATTAAAACTATAATGCAGTCCTTTAATTCCTGCAGGACTCTTTATGACCAGAGGTATCTCTGTATCTGGATCAGGGCACATATTCTTATACATCAGATTGTCCTGTGGATCATTAAGACCAGGATTTATCCTGCCAGGCACAAAGTTATGAATAAGAATCATCTCATCTAATTCACTACGAAAACTATCACTCACACTATAATAGTATGGTGTAGTTACCATAAAACCTGTAGCACTGTTAGTCATATTCTCTGCACCTAACAATGCAACTGCGGGTGTAAATGCTATGTCACCACTTTCATTACTATGCCATAGTAACTCACCGTCAGCGAACATGCCTATGCGTTGTCCGTTGATCTTTTTACCACTTACTCTTAATGTATTACCTGTCTTTTGATTGCAACCACCAACACGTTGAAACTCTCGTATAATATCTTTCTCTTCATCTGGAACTTCTGTGCTTGCTATGATATGATCTATCTGTCCATTTGCCCATGGATATCTGGCAAACAAAGTCGCTGCATAATTCTGTCTGTCCTTACCCCATTTTTTTATGACTTGATGAAATGATCTACTATCTAATCCAGTAGACCTTATAATCATGACAAGTTTTTGCATGGACAACTTGCCGAGATCCATCCACTCAGTTCTTGTGAGATTTTTAAAATCTATGTCATCAACAAATACACCATAACCCTCAAGGTTAGGAATATTAGTTATGCGGATCATAATACCTTATCAACCACCCAGTCACAGAAATTAATACAACAACACCAACCAATACCCAAGTCATTCTGGTAACTCCTTTATCATTTTTCTAACATTTTCTTTCAGTTTATCATAGAACTGAGGACCTATCTCTTCCTTTGGCATACCTAACATAGCAGCAGCATTTTTTACTTGATCTACAAGTTTTTTTGCTTCTGGATCCTCAGACAATGTAACACGCATGTACATTGTTTGTTGAAGTTCTATCAGACGCATCATTTTATCTAACTGTTCTTTTTTCTGATCTAAACTCAACATCAGACCCATTCTGTTGATGTCCATGTATAGATCTTGCATTTGTGTTAGTTCTTTTTGAACTACTTCTGATTGAAAAAACTTCATTCTTCTGATTCTTCTGATGGTGGGTTAGGTGTAAGTTTACTTCCTTGTCCAGACTGTTCCCAATATTGTGAAACAGGTCCTAGTTCAAATTCTCTATTGACATTGAACATTTGTTTTTCTAAAAGAGCAATTCTCTCTTCCAGTTTTTCTAAGTCAGACATATTGCTGTTTGATGATGTTTTTATACTTACCTTTATCTATAAAAATAAAGGGTTCATATTTTAGTATGCGATTGCGAATTGGTCTCCATACTATTTCTTCTTTGATAATCTTGTCAAAATTTTCAACATAGTTAAAAATCTTATGAAAGATTGCCAATGTTTCTATGCTTATTCTACCACCTAAATGTGCTTTTAGCAAGGGTGGGTGCATACCATCTATTATAAACAATTTATCAAACTTCTGTGAGACCTCATGTAGGGTTATCACGTCCTCTTTAAATCTATATGTTAATGATTGTTTTCTTTTAAGATACTCTTGATAATTTTTTGCACCCTCTCTTACCAATGTAGCAGGATAGACTTTATCTTCTACTATCATATTAGCTACAAAAAATTCGCGTAACTCGTCCTCCTTGAAAGTTCTTGAAAGTTTCACAAAAAAGAATTTATCTCTGCGACTATCAAATGACTGCTGCGATGCCTTAGCAGCGTTACCATATTTGAAATAGTCGAATGTGTCTGTAGTGAAGTGAAGTTTCAGAGAGAGGTACAT